CCAACCCCACCGTGAGTACCATATGACAATTGCCCTGCCCACAAGCCCGAATCCATGGCAGTATCAATGTATTTCTGAAACACGTTGTTATCTTTTATAAATACATCATCTTCCATTAAGAATAAGAAATCATATCCTGCATTTCTCATTTCTTTTAATGCAATATTCTTGGCAATTCCCACAACAGTTGGATTGCGAGCACATTGTATAATTTTTGCATTTTCAGGATTTTTCTTAAACTGACTTCCTGCATTTATTATATACACTTTATCTACGGAATCATGATCTATGGAATCATATGCTTTATGTAGAAAATCTTCTCGATTGCACGAAATTAATGCAACTGCGGTTTTCTCTTTATAACGATTTAAATTTGACATTTGTTTAATTTATATTTGTTTTAATCTTTTTTCAATTATCTAGTGCAAGTTTTATACAATTGTTTAAAACGGTTTGCTAAATATTCCTTTTCAACCGAACTAACTTCTAATAAACTAGTATATTCATCTGCGGCATCATCAAAGTTAACTCCTTTAAACTCTGTCATTGCAACACTATCAGAAATTTGTTTAACTGGTTTTATTGTGGTTCGTACATCTTTTGCATTTAATTTTTTCAACTTTGTTACTATTTTATTAAATTCAGCAGGATCACTGATTTCGATAGAAACAAAATTATTATTTGCTTTTTCATAATCTTTTTCATTTCGAATATATTCGAACCGAGGACTAATTTCATTTTCGATCATTTCATATTGTAGAGTTTCTGAGTCCAAAATATATAGATATTTTTTCTCTCCAGATTCTCCCCAATTTAATTGAAATGCACTGCCTGAATATATTAACGGTTTTTTATCATAAAATCTAATTTGAGGTTTATGATAATGACCACTCATTAATATTTTACATTTTTGCATAAGGTCTGATGCAGAGAAACCATGTTCCGATACTTTAGCAGAACTAACTTGAAATCCTTTTATATCAAAATGACCGAATAATATATCAGAATTTGGTATATCATCTATTTTTACTCCCCATCCACAAAAACAAATGTTATCTAAAACTGTTACTTTTTCATGAACTGTTATATTTGGCCAATTACTCAATAATTTTAATGAATGAACCTCACTACTATCATTATAGAAAGAATCGTGATTTCCAGTAATTATATGTATATTATAATTTTGAAGTTTTTCGAAAAATTGATGAGCACAATTAATTGATGGATTATGTACCATTTCTCGGAAATGAAAAACATCACCTAATTGAACTATATTCTTTATATTCTTTGATTTACAAATCTGATTTATCCAATCTCCATATTCCAACACAATTTTGAAAAAATCAGGATTGTTTCGATTGTTTCCTATATGTAAATCCCCGATAACTAAAATTTTGGAATTTTTCATTCTTCAAACATACCATCATTTTCGTCCGAATCAATATATTTCGGTCTACGAACATTTCTAAAATTCTCATTTGCATATAATTCATCCCATGTTTTAGTCTGAAATGCTCTTTTAGTTTCTTCTAAAGAATTTTCCTTTTTCATTCTATTTAAAAATGAATGGCTAGTTATTCTTGAAAAATATCCAAATGGATTTGCTTTAAATTTAATATAGTTCTTATTATTTTCTGTAAAAAACTCGTCGGATTCTTCTTGAACTTTGTCTTGGGTTTTTCCTTTTTTATCAATATAATATATAATTTTCTGATTATCACTATCAATTACTGTGTCAATAATTTCTGCAATAGTATAGCATTTAAAAGAGCAATCTCGGATTGCTTTAACCATTTTTAATCGTGCATCTCCCATCATTTCGTCAATCCATGAATAATTACAGAAATTTGCCCGATATCCCATTTTGGTACTAATATCGTTGATAATAACCGTCAACCGTTTTGAAATAGGCGGAAAAGTATCTTTACGATGAGGCTTTTGAGTTTCCCAATCATAATCATCACCTAAAGATTTATAGTAATTATATAATTCATTCCACATTTCATCCTTTGTAACATATTCAACCGTTTCTCTACTCTCGTCTTTTGTGCGGCGAGTTCTTTTACGAGGTTTTTCAAGAACAATTTCAGGTTCTTCAATTTCATCTAAATCTTCATCAAAGGTTTCTGGTGAGTTCCACATATTAAATTTTTATTTTTGTAAGAGTGTATGTTATCTTTTGATCTTTATAAATTTTCAAACGTTCTTTTAAATGACGAACTGAATAATTTAAGTCATCTGAAATATCAAAAATAACAGCTTTTTCTTTGGATGAATGTTTTCGAACAGTTCTACCAATTGTTTGCACGGTTTTTACTCCTCCTTTTCCCATATATGCAAAAATAGCATAATGTAAATTCTTAATAGAAATACCAGTGGAAAAGCATTTGCTCATTGCAATACAAATTATGTTGTCTTCTGCATCCATTGTATTCTGAATAACTGTTCTTTCGTCCGTTGGAGTATTTCCTGTAATAATGTAAATCTTTTTTCCACAATTTTTCAAACAATCATGTATAGAACTAATATATTGAAGTCTATCTACAACAATAAGAGTGTTTCCATTTAATTTTTTAGCAATTTTTGCAATAACATTGTTGCGAGGTGTATAATTCATTACATAATCATATTCAAACATGTATGCATCAGTTGGTTCCGTAAAAACTGTGGTAGGAACTGGTTTTTTAATGTGTTGACAAACTACTACTTTGATTTCAACATCTGTTATAGTTTGTTGCTTGCGAAGCTCAAATGAATTTTTTTCATAAACTATCGGACCTATTTTTCCAATAACATTCCATGCACCCATCATAGAATCCGGCAATGTTCCAGTTAATCCAAATTTAAAAGGTGTTTTAATATTATGAATTACTTTACTAATTTTATTTTTCTTTTCATTAATTGTATGAACTTCATCAACAATAATTACATCAAAATCCTTTACAACGGATAATGTATAATCTATATCTGCGATTAATATTTGATTATTCGCTATAATTATGTTTTGGGATAAATCAGGAGTTTTGCCGTCTCCCCAGCGAGTAACATCATTAATACTAAATTCATCAATGAATGAATAATATAACTGATTAAGCAAACTAACATTGGGAACTATTATTAATATTTTATAGTTCGGATAATGATCTAAAAATGTTTTAGTTAATCCTGCTATGCATAGAGCTTTTCCACCACCTGTGGCAATCAGAGAAATTCCTCTTCCATTTTCTACAAATTGTTTTATAGCATCTTCCTGATAATCATAATAGTTGAAAGAGTCGATTTTAGATATTTCTTCTATTCCTGTTTTTGGAAGAAATTGTTTTTTAAATTCATCTGTTAACTCTATGCTAATTGGTATATTTAAACTACGAATATAGTTTTCAATCTCATTCCATAATCCTACTTGAAATGCTCCTGACGGTGTTATTGCATACAAACGAGGTGCAAAACGACGACTATGAAAACTAGGATTCTTTACAGAAAACTTTTCTCTTACTAATTTCAGAATATCTTTGGAGCATGTTAAAACTCCTCCTTTTTTCTGAAAATCTATTTTAATTTTCTCAACCACTTATAATTGTTCCATTTTCATTAACTCAATAAGATTTTTAAAATCAAAACTCATTTGACTAAACACTTTATTCACATTACTGTCTAAATATTCTACTAAAATTTCTTGATCTTTTATCTTTCTTTGTAACGCTTTATATTCTTCATGACTATCTAATTTATTAGAAATAACAGCTTTTGACAATTTCAAAGGATTATCTCTATTCATTACGTTATTTAAAAAATTATCTTTCTCATTTATTAAATTTAACAATTCTCTTTTTGCCTTTGTTAATCTAAAAAGCCATTTATGCTTTGTATTCGGGCTGGAAAATTGTTTTTCTAGAATATTTGTTACATCAATAGAAGTATCCATTTCTATTTCTTTGGAATACTCTTCTAATAAAACATTAGGATCTTTTTGCATCATTTTAATGTATCACGATGTTGATAAGATTTCAAGTAAATAAGTATTAGTATGTTAAATTTTCGAACATTTTTTCAGTTTTTTATTGAACGAGCAGTTCATGTCAGTCCACATAATATAACTGATAAATTTGATTTGAAATTTGTGGGAAGCGGTGAAGGAAATTCTACATATGGAAGCGGATTATATTTTACCAGTGCTTCATCCAATTCTCGCCCGGTATCCAACTATTATGCAGATTTGTTTAAGGACCGAGGACACTCATCAATTTACAAATATATTGTCGAAATAGACGCAAAAGAAGAAGAATTATTACATTGGAATAAACCAATAGATGAGCAATCCAAATATGTAACTGATAGAATCAAAAATGCAGTGGATTATCTTAGAAAGTATTATTGGCATGTTTATCCCGATGGTCCCGGACGAGTATTTAGCCCCGAAGGATTTCCGGCGCATAATTTTCCTGCATTTTATAAAGAAGATATGGAAAATATTCAGTATGGATCGGGAGGCGATTTTTATAAATTTGTATCCGGCTATTATAATTCTGAAAAAGAAGCATCTAAATCACTTTTAGATACTGGAGTAAAAGGAATACAATATTATGCAAATTCAAGAGGCGTTCCAGATGTTAATGTTATGAATTTTGTTATATTTGATGATAGCATCGTAAAAATAATTGATAAACAAAATATAAAAGAAATGACAGATGCAAGTGTTTTGGGAAATGATGGACCGTATGATACAAGTGATACAAGAATTCCTGCAATTTTAGGAACTATTTCAAGAAGAGGAAAAATTAAAAATAAACGTAGAAAACGAAAAAGATGAGGCATAAATAACCTTTATGGATTGGGAAAACGTACCTGAAAATATAGACGAACATTTTGGTTTTATATACCGAATAACATGTATTTCTAATAACAAGAAATATATTGGCAAAAAGCAATTTTTCAGTAATCAGAAACGTCCGCCCTTAAAAGGCAAAAAGAAAAGCAGAAGAGTTCAAAAAGAAAGTAACTGGAAAGCGTATTATGGAAGTTCTAATGAACTTTTAGCAGATATAGAAAAATATGGCAAAGAGAACTTTCGTCGTGAAATCTTACAGCTTACTTCATGTAAATGGGAGAATGCATATGCAGAACTAATGTGGCAACTAAAAGAAAGTGCAATTGTTCGGGACGATTATTATAACGGCATATTAAACATTCGACTTGGTAAAGTCCCAAAAAACTTAAAGGAAAAATACACTAGCATTGTTGAAAAATCCTAAACATAGAGTATAATACAGCATGTTTCATTCGTTTGAATCAATCGACTTCTTTTTATATTCTATTGAAACCGAAATAATAAATTCATTATATGAATATAAATTATTGGAAAAGTTTGATAAGAATACAAAAAAGATTTTCTTTTTCTTGTTTGTTAAAAACTTTACAGAAAAAATAAAAACTTCATCAGAATCTCATATTTTCTATTACGATAAAAATTTATCTGATTCTCATGAATTATTCAATTATTATTCGAAAATTGATGTTCAGAATTTTATAGAAAAGATATTAAACAAAATGAAAAAGATGACTAATAAAATAATTTTCTTAAAACAAAAAACCACACTTCCGGAAACATCGTTCATAAGTGAACTTGACGGAAGTGTGGTTGATGAGTTAATGCTTTTACAGCAGAAAAAACCTGCTAATCCAAAAGAATTAAAAAGTTTCTTGAAAGAGAATAATTTGAAAGATTTATTTTCCTCTCTTAGTAAGAAATTGTGTTGAATATTTTATTTACTATGTTTCAAAAATAATTCTTTGTGCTTCTGATTTCCTTTAATTATTTCATTCATTGATAAAAATCTATCAGGAACACAATTCATTACTTCTGGATGATCAAATCCTGAATGGAAGAAAATTCTTTTTTCAAAAATGTAATTATATGACAGTACATAAGAATTAGTCATTTTTTTATAAATTGAAATATCAATTGGTAATTGGTATTTTTTAACTAAACGAATTACTTTTTTATCACAATCCAATTCCATTTGTTGAATATTTCTAATATCTTTAATAGAGAATTTTTCGGATTTATATGCTATCCATTCACCAAACTTGGTTAGAGAACTAGTGCTATCAAAATGTTCACCGTTTTTCCATTGAAGAAAATGACAATATTCATGTAAAAATAATGGAAAATTATCTAAAAAGTTTTCTTCTGAATAAACCATAGATAACCGAGGATTTTCACCCCGATGATCAACTTCGAAAAAACTATAATTTATATTTGATATTTCTTCGCTAACGAATTGAATTGTAACTCCATATTTCATCAATTCCCTCATGCATTTGCTAAAAAAAGCATCTACAGAAGTCATTTCCTTTTTTGAAGATTTTTAATCAGATTTCTACATTCCTTGGCATAGCCGGGTGTATAATCTATAAGATTTGCTTTTTTATAATCTAAAATAAAAGAAGAATGTGTTGCAACAATTAATTGAAAATGTTCACTTAATTGTACCAAAACATCAAACAATTCAATTTGTTTTGGAATAGACAACCCTTTTTCAGGTTCATCTAATAGTAAAGAGATTTTACCATCTCTGGACAATGAACTAATATATTGTACTTCTAATTTTGCCAATTCTTTTGCAACAATATAATTAGGAATTATACTCAAATCTGGCGGATTTTGTATAACCTTCATAATCTTATTAATTTTATGAATGCGATATTGACCAGAACTCGGCTTACTAGCCATAATATCCATTTGTTCTGCTTCTGTAGTAATACCATCTGCGCTTTGTGATGAATTCTTAAAGAACCATGTATTGTCGTTTTTACCTAGTGCCTCACTGTCATTATAAAACGTCGGAACTCCATCCCATTCAACATTTGCATCAATTTGATTTGGAGCAAAATTGCGATAACAAAATGGAAAATGAGAGATATTGTTGTATGCTAGTTTTGCTGGTTCGGAAATAGTGCTCCATCCTCCAGTTGATATGCCACAATATGCAGCCATTGTTTTTAATGCAGTAGATTTACAGCTACCTACATTACCAAAAAGAACATTAAACTTATCATTAAATTCAAATTTACGATCCTTTAAATGAGGATAAACAGTTGGAAAATTGTTTAAGAATTGGAAACTTTTAATCATGATTCTAATGGATTTGATAAATCTTCCAAACTTTGGAAATTTGTAACTACATTTTCACCAATTTTAGTTCTAATTGCATTAGCTTGTTTTGCAATTTCTTTTTCTATCAAATTCACGAATTGATAATATGAAATCACTGTATCTGTTGATTTCAAAGAATCAGGATTTTTCTTTCCAAGATAATATGTTGTATGGGTTATATGCTTTATTTGATCCGCAGTTCTTAATTCATTATCAACTGGAAATGCAATAACGTATGGTGTTTCATTAAATTCGACAGAAAGATATACAAATTTCAAATCTTCAATTTTCGGCATTTCCAACAACGGTAAACTAGGATCTTTCCAACCTAAATCAACTGCAATTTGGTCATATTCTTCAAGTTTATCATCCAACCTTTTCATTACAGCATCTATATCAATTGGTTTAAAATCATGGTAATTATCATTTTTCAGTGTTTCTGCAAAGGAAGAGTAATATTCTTCTGCGGCTTTTATTTCTGAAGTTATATATTCTAGCACATTGCTTTGCTCCTCATTGTTTCCGAAAAAACTGCCAACTGACATTTTGTAATTAACTAATTCAGTATCAGGAGTGTCTAACGGAATTCCTAGTTCCAACAATAATTTCTTTTTATATTGTTCTTTGTCAAAGTTTACGTTACTCATATTTTTCTATAATTTTAGGTTTTGCTGGCAATTCAATAGTTTTAATTCTTATAGTGGAAGAGTCTATATAAGGAAGGTATTCCATATAATCTTTTAACTCTTTTTCAGTTTTGTATAAATTGGTTTTTTGCCAAAGGTTAGAATCAATGTATTTAAAAAATCCTATATAAAAGGTTTCCATACTATTATCTATATTCTTTTCTTCTTTTGTCAATGATTCCTTACAAAATATAAAGCATTTTTCGTGGACGAGTCATTGCAGTGTACAAAATTCGATTTTTTTCGTCCGATTTTTTATTATATTCAATGTCCGTTGATAACACAAAGCAATTATCATAAGTGCTGCCTTGACTATTGTGTGCAGTTACTGCATAATTATACTTTACATTAGCAAAACTTTCAACTAATTTAAAATATTCTCTCCAGAGTTTTAATCTTTTGGGATTATCTTTTTCTTCTTTTGCTGCACTGCTAAATTCTTTTAGTTTTTTCTGAAAAGCGATTTCTTCGCTTTCATGAAGAATGCTGATATTTTCTGTTGAGTCACTTCCACTCACTACACAACTATAATAAGTCCAATCTTTATCATACATTTTTTTGGATTTTATATCCAATGATTCTACAACCAAATCATCATTTGTATTAAACATTGCAAATGTTCCATCATCACTTTTAATTGGTCGATCTACAATTAGTTTTTCATCCAATACAATTTTCATTGCTTTTGGTCCATATTTTATTTTACGAACCAATTTATTATAATAATCAACTGTTACATTTCTCCATGCAATGATTTTGCAATAATTTGCATCTTTATCAAAATCTTCACTCTTAAAGTAGTAATCCAATAATTGAAGAAACACATTTTGCTGTGTGTCACTCATCATTACAACTCCAGATTCGTCCACCATTTCTTTTGTTCCCGGAGAAAATTGAAATTCCCGATTAATAACTGTTTGGGAATACTTAATAATTGGATTATTTTCTGCTTGACGAACAATTGTATTCAATCGAAAATGACCAATATTATATTGTTTCCTTTTTTCTTCACTCATTGGAATTGAAATTGAGTGATTAATTGGATTAATTTGATTACTGTCGCCTATGAATAAAACTTTTTTCTTGCGATAATTCTGTTCTTCCATTTCATAAAACAATTGATTATCAATCATGCTGCTTTCATCCACAATAACCAAATCATAAAATGGAAATTTAGTCATAATGTTTTTGTCACGAACAAAAATTTCTTTACCGTCTTTGGTAATTTCATGCTTTAAGCCTAACATTGAATGCACTGTAGAAAATGTTATGGAACTTTTAACAGTGTCCGGACACATTTCCTTCATTACTTTTAGTGCTTTGTGTGTTGGACTTGCCATACAAATGCTATGAGCATTTTTAGAATTATTGCTTGCCCATTCTACGAATTGTCCTAGTGTAGTAGTTTTACCAGTTCCTGCTGCACCTTCCAGCAAAAACAAATGCTGATTTGGATCATCAAGAAAATTTTGTAGTGCTTGAAATGCACTACTTTGATCATTGTTTAAGACAATTTTTGACATCTCTTATAGTACACTTTTTGAATAAATTTGTCAACAATCTTTTCACCAGAAAGGATTTTCTTCTTTTTTATTCCAAAATTGAAAACTTTTATGCAATGAATTTTCAACTGGCAAAAATGATAAACCTTGTTCTGAAATTTTAGAAGAATCTAAAATGCAATTACTTCTTGGTGCTTTTATAACTCTGGAAAATTCTTCCAGATTTGAAAAATATTCATATTTCTCTTTTTTTAGATTATATTCTTTTGCTATTTCTAATATATCTTTTGCTGAAATTCCATTTGGATTAACCAAATTATAAGTTCCATACGAGATTTCTTTTATTAAAGAATAATAGCAAATTTGAACAAATTCATCAATGTTTGTTAATGAATTATCGCAACTCCATACTTTAGAGTAATCAAATAATTTAGAAATATAATTTTTATTACCGGGAAGGTGATTAAAAGGCATTCGTAATCTCCAAATATAGCTTTTTTCCCAGCTTTTTCTAACAATATTTTCTCCTAATGCTTTTGTTCCACTATACCAACTACATGTTCGGGTCGGAAAAGAAAAGTTAGGAAAGTCTTTTTCAGAAAAGACATATTCATTAGTTTCTGTATAATCGTTGTATATACAGCCACTGGAAACAAATCCTAAAGGAACATTTTTTTCTTTACAAGCATCTGCAATAATTTCTGCAAGAGTTACATTTGCATACAAACATTTTTCTTTATTGTCTTCACAACTATCTACATTTGGATTTCCTGTATATCCAATACAATTAATTACAAAACTTGGATTATGTTTTTTTAAAAGACTGCTCACATAAGATTGCGAGGTATATTCTCTTAAACTCTCTACTGAGTAATTTACTTTTTTATATTTAAAAAAATCTTGAAAACGAGAACTAACATATCCATTTTTACCTAAAAGAAGAATCATATTTTTATCTATCTTTTATAAGTCTCCTTTTCAAGACTTTTTAATTGTATAGTTTTTAGAATATGCATTTGAGCACATTTTATCAACATATTCATTCCAAACATTTTCTTTTGAATGACCTTTAATCCATTTTATTTTAACATTCGGCTTTAACAAAGAGTCTAATTCTTTCCATAAATCAGAATTGAGTATTTCTGAATGCTTTTTCTTGAAATTAATCTTTTTCCATTTTTCCAACCAACCTTTGTTAATTGGATTAGAAACGTATTCACTATCTGTACAAATAGTTATTTCCTCGTTTTTATCTTTTAAATGTTTTAATGCAGATATTATTGCAGATAATTCCATTCTATTGTTTGTAGTATTTTTACTAGTTTCTACTTTTTCGAATATTTTAACTCCATTTTCATTAATAATTACAAATGCAAAAGATCCATTATTGTTTGATCCTTTTTTGTTGTAATCGCAACTACCATCTGTAAAAACTGTAAACATAGTGATACAGTGTATCACATTTAATTAAAAAATCAAGTGAAAAAAGATTATCTGAAATTTTTTGCCTGAATATTCAAAATTTTTTCCCTGAACTTGATTTTGTTAGGGTCTTATTATATAATATATTAAATTATATAATTTATTAGATAACCATCTTGAGGGTCTTTTATACGGTAGAGAGAGGTAATCCTTTGTTCCTGTCAAATAACCCCCTACCCCCATAAGCTATTTTTATTAGTTATTGAGTAGTTTGTTATCTGAGGAAGTTTGGACTACATCTCTTTACCAATTCTAAATTTCTTTAGTACGTATAGAGTCGAGTATAAACCTTATAACTTCTTTCGCAGTGTTCGGAACGAATAAACCGAATAAGAAGTTACGTCCTGCCCCGCATGCCCCCTAAGACCATGCGGCGTTTTTGTATGTAAAATCTGCTAAAGATAATTTAGTGTATGAGGGATCTGTTGTCAACAACTTTCGATAAGTATTTTTATGAATTTTAAAAATTATTTTGAGGTGTTGCTGGAAAGCAATCCTGTAAAAAGAAAAGAGTATTTAAAAAATAAATACGGAAAACTCTTGGATCAATTAATTCAAAGTTATGACACTGATAAATCTTTTTATAGCACGACTTTTTATGGGATTTTCGGAAATCCGATTGATTTTGTAGTTGATAAAATTGATCCGACTAGTGGAAATTATTCTGAATGGATAATAAAATCGCTGTTAGCGCAATCATTTACTAGAAGCGGGTTTGATAGATTCTGGAGTGAAGATTTTTTTAAAGTTCGTGAAGATTTGGAAAAGTTTCACAAATATAAACATTTGTTTAAAAAATTAGGAAAAGAACAGGACGATCCGGAAATTTCTAAATTGACAGATTTAAACAGGATAAAAGGAATATATGATTTATATGAAAAATTAAAATTAATAACAAATGATATAGAGTTCTCGGAAAATGAAAAAGATGTTGATAAAATTTATGAATCAAATAATTACTTAATTGTTGTTCCAAAAACAAAAGAAGCAAGTTGTGCATATGGAAGAAACACTCGTTGGTGTACCGCAGCAAATTCCAGTTATAATGCTTTTAATCAATATAATAGAGAAGGACCATTATACATAGTAATAGATAAAGCAAACGATATAAAAACACAATTTCATTTTCAGAGCAAACAATACATGGATGAAAAAGATGATCCAATAAATGTACGACGATTTCTAAAAGAAAATAGCGAAATAAAGGATGTTATTTTAAATCTTGCAATCCAAAATGAAGATATTAATTTTGTTGCATTTCATGCTCCAGAAAAATTAAATGGAATTTATCCAGATTTAACAGAAAAAAGTAAAATCGAATTAATACAAAATAATTTTACAATAGCAGTACCGTTGATAGAAAAATATAAAGAGGATGTTAATAAATATCAAAATTTACTTTTTATAACCGATGAAAATACAGTTAAAATAAAAACTGATGCAACTAGTTTTTCAGAATTTATAAAATTCTATAAAGACGATTATAGAAAAAATAGTAGAAAAACTGCTGAAAAAATATTAGATGGTGAATGGTATGATGCATATGATACAACAGATTACAGTGATTATATGTTACACTTTTTAGATGCAGAAAATTCTAAAAGAATAATAGAATATACAAAAAAAAGGACAAATGAAGAAGTATCAGATGTGGAAGAAGCAATAAAAGAATTAAAGTATATTGGCGAAGCGGATTTTATAATTGATTTAATAGAAAAGGTTTATAATGAATATTATAATCGTGAATACATTGACGAAATATATAATAAAACGTTAAAAGGAATTTTAGAATTTACCGGAGAAAAATATTCATTTCAAGATTATCATATAGTTCTTGAATGGAGTATAGATAAATTAACGAGTTTGAATAATCGGTTGAAAAAATTTTTAAATGAAAATCCTTATGAGGATATACGTTGTAATTGGCGCGATGTTTATAGTGCATGGATTAGTGAATTAGATAATGGAAATGATTTAATAGATTTTGATATTGATAATGTTTATATAAATCTTTCAAAAGAAACATTAATAGAAATGAATAGTGAAATAAGCGATGATCTAGAAATAATAGAAAAGAAATTAGAAGAAGAATTATTAAATTCTAACGAAGAAAAAGAAATAGAAGAACGTTTTAATATAAATAAAGTTATGACACAGTTTGATTCGTATGTTAAAAAAATAATGACAGAAGGTTTAGGAAATATGGGACAAGGAGGTTTGTCTAATAGAGGTCCAGCCGTTACCCAAAATAATAATTCATCTTCAACAACAGTGAATCGTTCAACAACATCCTCACAAGCCAATTCTGCTAACAAAAACAATTCTGCACTTGATGTTGGTGCATATTTCAAAAATCAATCTACAGATTGGGATCGTGAAATGAAAATGCCGGAATTTCAAAATGCAGTAGCAGCACACTATGATAACATGATGTTAGATCCAAAAACTCCGCCACAAGAGCGAAATGATTTAATGATGAAAATTCAGAAAACTCCTGCTCTTCAAAAATATTTCCAGAATAGAACAAATCAACAAGCAAACTTAGGAGGACCAATTAATGTCTAATTTTGATTTATATATTTCTAAATTATTTCTGGAAGCAGAAAATCCAGAAGAAGGTCAATCACAAAATCAGGAAGCGCCAGCTAACACACAAGAATCGCCTCCAGACGAGGGTGTTCCTCCAGAAGGTGAAATGCCCCCAGAAGAATTAGCCCCTGCTGAAATCGTTCCTCCAGAAGAATTAGAACTTGCTAAACTTGCAGTTCGTGCAATCTATTTTAATACTTCTAGTAAAGATGTTCATAACTTGAAAATGAAAGTAGGAGAACAATTAATTCCTTTTGAAAAAATTCCTGATTATTTTGAAAAAACTAAAAAAATACTTCCTATTTTAGGATTTGTTGAATGGGCAATGGATCGTTATGAAGGAGTTAGTTCAAAATGGACAGAACAGCCAGAATTTAAAGGTCAAAGTATTGTTCAAAAAATTAAAAGTATGAATTCACAATTGCCGGAAGAACAAAAACTAGATAATGGCAAAAGAGTTTACTGGACGAGAATTATATTAAACTGCTTGCTAAGAGGAAGTAGTAATTTTAATCTTAATATTTCAGATATAAATGAGAAAAATATAAAAGAAGTATTTCGATTAATGAAGCAAGAATTTGGTCGGGATACACGCGGCTTGCTAGGAAGCGAAGTTGATTCAACTGGTCCGGGAACTTTTTGATTGACTGGATTCTAGTGGTAGTGTAGATTAAATATAGTCATGACATTAACCAAAAAGAATAAACATTATGAGTATGATTTAGCAAAAGATGAATACACTTTTTTCACAGCTAAGAAGTTTGGTTCTGATTTGGTTTTTACAAATAGTTGCATTAATCAAATAATAAAATTATATTCAAAGTTCTCCGGAAATTTAACTTCCACAGAAATAGGAAATAAACTAGGAATATCATCCAAAGTAATTCAGCACATTTTGAGAGTCATGCACATAACACATGACTCTCTTTCTTTTACAGACGAATATATAAATTCCAAACCCGCAGAAGAAGTTGTTTCTGAAACTTTGGAATTTAAAAAGACGAAAATTGTAGAAAAACTTGAAAAGGTAGAATTTAATAAAATTAAAGAAAATGCCGAAAAATGGGAATTATTTGAACATAATTATAAGAATGTAATAGACAGTTTTCTCCAAAATTGGACACCTCCAAAATATTTTGCTCCTACTCTTAGTAAAGAACAAAAAGAATCAGATCAGGAATTAATTGTTGGTTGTTCGGATTGGCATTATGGATTAATTGCAGATGAACGCTATTTATATGCGCAAAAAGAGTGGAATATCAGCGCAACGGAAAAAGCGGTCGAAGAGTATTCAAATCAACTAGTTTCTCATGTAAAAGAAAATTCATATAAAAGAATTACTTTGGCATTTCTTGGAGATTTAATTCATGGATTGGATGGATTAACTGATAAAGGTACAAAATTAGAAGCGCACCCAATTCAAGAAGCACAATTAGAAACTGCATTAAATTCGTCTTTGAAATTTATTCAGAACTTATTAACAGTTCATAATAACGTAAGAGTTTTGGCAGTTCCCGGAAATCATTCTAGTTTTGGAGATTATTTCTTATTGAAAATGCTTTCGTTAATTTTCCAAAATGATCATCGCATAACTTTTGAAATTACGAATAAAAGATTTTTAACTTTTAATGTTGGTCAAAACTTGTTCCTTTTGGACCACGGTTATTCAGCAGTTACAAAAAGTCGTTTGCCTGCACCCGGTTCTGGTCGAGAAAACTATATAAACAATTTGTTTATGACTAAACCAGAACAATTACAAAATGCAAAAAGATTATACTATATTAGTGCAGATCAGCATCACATGGAAAGTTCTGAATTAACTAATGTGGAGCATTATATGTTTTCTACATTAGTTGGAGGATGCCGTTATGCAGATAATTCTGGATATAAATCTCGCCCTCGCCAAAGTGCATTAGTAGTCACCGAAAAAGGAGTCACGCAATTTTTACATTTCTTCTTTGATTAATATGCAATTCTCGGATCTTTATAAAATGCTTTTAGGAGAAATGAGTGCTCCTTGGCCGGATTTTAGTAATCCAGGTAAAATTGCACAAAAAAGATGGGAAGAGTTTGGGAATAATTCTAGAAAAATACCCGGATTTGTTTCCGAACAATTCGGAGAAGTGGAAGTATTTTTGCACACTGAAAATCATACAAATCACTTTTTCTTTTTTGTGGGTGATAATTTATGGGGAATGGTTGAGGCTGCAATTTTACGAGATGGAGGACTTCGAATAAAAGAAACAGTTAAATGTGTATCTCTTGGGCTTTATTTATCTGACATTTTCAAAGATTTTTTCCTTGAAAATTTTCTTTATATATTATCTGATTCATATCATACATCAGAAGGGTTTTCTTTTTATAAAAGATTAGCTGCTGACCCATTAATCCAATTCACAGTAGTTGATGAAAATACAAAAGAAGAAATAACTTTAAAATCTTCAGATGAATTAGATAATTACTATGGCAGAAAAAAAGAAAATTTTGTTTATAAAATATCTAAAAAATAAGATTATGGAATTTCATTCATTATATAAAATATTAGTTGATGAAATGAGTGAGCCTTGGGATTCTTATGTTAATCCTATAACTACTGTTCAAAATAAATGGCAAGAATATAAACATGATTCTAAACAAATAGTTCCGTTCAAAACAATGTATGGGACAGAAATAGATGTATTTTTATATGATAAAGAAAAATTGAAAAGGCTTTTCTTTATAACAAATGACGTTCCGAGAGGAAATGTAGATTTTTATCTTTTAAAAGATGGCGGAATACAAATATATGAAACAATTAAAGGTGTGCCTTATGAATTTCACATGTCAGATGTTTTTAAAAATTATTTATTATTGAATTTTTCTTATATATTATCTTCTACTTTTCATACAAAAGAAGGATTCCATTTATACAAAAGATTAGCAAAAGATTCAGATATAAAATTGACTGTAGTGGATACTGATAAAGGAACGGAAATAATTTTAAATTCACCAGATGAATTAGATAATTATTATGGTACAGGCAAACGGAATTTTGTTTATAAAATATCTAAAAAATAAGTTTACATATATTAGAACAATAGTATAATGAAGTTATGCAATATTTAGCTGTTTTTAAAAGTCGGGAAAAATTTGTAGATCAGTACGGAGAATTAAATTATTTCCTATTTACAGAAGGAATTTCCTCAATTTCGGATGATAAAGCAGTTTTATATGCCGAAGATAAAGCCGATAATTATAACTATGATTTATTACATGTTCATAATACATCAAACAATAAACAAATTCAACTCGCATTATGATAACACTTATTCCAAATTTTATTAGAAATGTAGATGATATAATGATCTATATAAAACTGCATGATCATTTATTTCAGCCCCGAGAAAACGAAGATAAACATGAAAGTTTAATTCCGGGAATTTTTTCAAAGTTTAAAACTTTGAAAGATAACCAAATGAGTGAAGATTTGAAAAATTGTATTTTTGAGAATTCTGATTTTCCACAGGAATTAAAAGATTGCTATTCATTTATTCAAATTCAAAGATATGATCCGGGAGATTATATTTCGCCTCATCGGGATGCATATATTGTGAGAAAAATCCATTTGATTACATTAACTGATTCGGAAGTTGATGGTTTGGTTTGTGAAGACCAAAATCATAATTTGGTTAAAGTTTTTGATAAAGCAGGTCAATATATAGATTTTCCTTATGATTCAGTTCATTGGGTATGTCCGGTAAAATATCAAAGATATTCTTTGGTAGTGGCAGAATAGTAGTTGCGAAACATGATGGAGTGTGGTATATTTTGCCATATGAAAATCGTAATTCCTAAAAATAATACCGAAAGTAAAGCTCCATCAAATTACTATTTTATTACGGATCTCAGCGGGTCAATGTATTCTGCGCAAAAACAATTGCGGGAAACCCTCAAAGCTGCAAAAGATTTGATTTCTCAAGGAGACACTTTTAGCCTTGCATATTTCTCCAGCTATGGTGACTTTAATTGGATTTGCAAAGGTTCCACAATTTCTTCAAAAGGTTTGGACAAAATCATTGAGGACAATATTTATGTTCGTGGACTCACTTGCTTTACCCAAGTTTTGGAAAGTTTGAAGACTGTAGTCAAGGATGTCGAAACACTTAGTCAAAATTCTGACAATGTTCTTTATTTCTTGACGGATGGTTATCCAAATGATCATTCACCAACCCATGAAGTATTGAGTTTGAGTAAAGAACTCCGAGATAAGTTCACGCAAAAGAGAATCGTTGGTTATTCATCATATTATAACCGTTCTCTTCTTATTGAAATGGCAGAGAATATTGGAGGAGTTTTTAACCATATTTCTGATTTTACCGAAATGAAAAAGAGTGCATCTGATATGATTTCCAATAAGAAAACAGTTGTTTCTGTTAAACTTCCCCAATCTTTTGATTTGGTTTGGCAAGTAACAGACTCTGATATCCTCCCACTAGAAGTCAAAGCTGATAACACGGTTAGTGCATTGGCAACGAAAAAGGAGAGCGAACTATTTGCAGTAAATTATAATGAATTGAATACACTTCCAGCAGAACAATTGAATAATCCTACATTTGTTTATTCTTTGGCACAAATTCTTTCTCAGAAGAATAAGGCTAATCTTGGTGTTCTAGTCCTTAGAAAGGCAGGAGATAATGTTTCTGCAAAGAAACTTCAAAAGGCATTTACTGTTTTGCAAAAAGGTCAAGCAGAAAACTTCTTGAAGGAAAAAGCAACCAGTCTTTCTGCGGTAGAAAAATCCGATCAAAATACTGGCATGACTCTTACCGAATTCTTAAAGAATATCAAAAAGGATATTGGTAAAGTTACCATTGACTTGCATAATTCTCAATACAAGTCTATTTCCCGAAAAGGAAATGACACTAGTAAAATAGAATTCGAAACCAGTGTTGCTCCTGCAAAGATTGTGAATATTGTTGGCAACGAGAATCGTGCAAATATTAGTTTCCTCACAGTTCGTGAAGGAAAGATTAAAACTATTCTTGACGAAGATTTGAAAAATCGAGTACTAGAATTTAATGCTAGGTCCACAACTCCGATTATTCTTCCAATTGAAAGCACTACATATCGAAATTATGCATTTGTGGCAAATGGTGATTTCAACTTTGGAAATATTGTTCTTCATAACGAGAATACGGATAAAGTGATCAATCTTGTTCCGAATGACGTTATTGATCTTTTTGACGAAGAACAGAAAGACCTTTCCATACAAACTTTCTCCAATTTGTATAAAGCTCTGATTTCTGAAAAAGCTCATGCGAGTGTTCTTCGAATGTATATCAAGGCACATGCAACCCAAAAACATTCTGTTGACAAGCGAGTAGAACTCTATGGTACTGAAGGTGCTGCACTGTTGGAAGAAATGGGACTGGACTATGCTATGCGTTATTCTCCAAAAAGCGAATACAAGAGTAAGGATGAGAATGCAGACTTTATCCCATTTGTAGAATTGACCGCTCAATTAAAGGGCGCAAGTAAGATTACTGCAAGCGAAAGCTATAAGAAGTATCTTGCCAATGGCAAACAAAATCCCGGCGATGTTATTTGTTGGCCGCTCTTCAAGAAGTATGACGAACAATTGAATAATCTGGGTAAAGAAACCTTTGTAGAGTTTTGCCAGAAAACTTTGGAAGGGGTCGAAGATACTGTCGAACTTCTTGCACAAAAAATCTCGTCACAAAAGTTCTATATGATGGTTACTAATTCATGGTTTACCGATATTGATAAATCCGAGAAATTCGAATACAATGATTTGGTATTCAAGATTTCAGAAGTTAATGAATATCTGTAATAATACTTGAAAAGTTAAAAGAATAGGCTAAAATAAAGGGAGGACCAAAAATCCTCCCTTTATTATGTCCGAAAATAATTTCTTTTTATATGCATTATTTAATCTTTCTACTAGAAAGTTCACAACTTTTACATTTGATGTTTCTATGTTTCCAGAAACATTATTACAGAAAATGCTTATTAAAAAATATTCTTTTAGTGAGTTGGGTTTAACTGATAATAAAATAAATTTGAACCGATTTAAGTGGGAAGGAGACTACGATTCAGGAAGATTAATTGATATTGTAACAGAAAAGAAATCAATTGTTTCTGAGAGAGAAGTAGATGTAAAATATAGCAGTATCTTTTTTGGAAAATATAATAATGATTTAAATACTATTTTGTATGAAATTATATTAAACTTAGACATGAAAACGGAAAATGGTAAAGAAATGCAGAATTTTTTAAAAACATTATTAGAAAAGAAAAAACAAGATATAGAATATTACAAGTCATCAAATCTTCATATATTTGAATCAAATGAAGATGTTATAAAACGCCAAAGAGATGCATTTAGTTCAACCAAATAAAATAACAATATAGAATAAATATCTATATGAAATTTGATGAACTGTTCCATTTAGTAGTTGAACACCGAGATATTGTTGTAGAAGAAGGAGTAAAGGATTTTTTAAGAAAAATCGGAATGCTGGCAATTGCAGGAATAACATGGAGTGTTCCAAGTGATGTAGAAATGAAGGTGGCGAAATTGGCAGAAAATCCACAGAAATTTCAAGAAATTAAAACAGAAGTTGATCAAAAGTTAAAAGATCCAGATTTTGTAACAAAATTGCAAAATTTATACAAAACTAAAAACTCATTTAATCAGCAACCAATTGCTCCAGTCACAACGACATTAGTGAATAAGTCATCAGTTGATGAATATAGTCGGTATAAAAATTTCATAGACACTGCAATGCAGTATATTATGAAGCATGAAATTCAAGGAATAGGAATTCATACAAAAAGTTATCCAGATAATAAAGGATATAATACAATTGGAATAGGTCATTTAATAATACCTTCGGATCTTAAAGACGGCACATTTAAACCAGATGAGGTGTTAACAAAAAATAAAAAACTGGTTAAAGTAGAAATATCTAAAGCTAGAGCAGTAGAAATATTCAAAAAAGATTTGATGAAAAAATTAATAACTGTCCGGAAACAGTTTTTAGGATTTGACGAATATCCATTATCGCTCAAGGTGGCGATTCTGGACGGGTTTTTCCGAGGTGATCTGGCAGGATCAGTCACGGCCAAAAAGCTCATTAAGAAGGCAATGGATGCATACTTCAAGGGTGAACACAGAGTAGCAAGAGTGTATTTAAAAGCTGCTGCAAAAGAATACCTTAACAGTCGTGAATATAAGAAATATTCAGACCCTAAACAAAAAGGATATGGTATTGCATTACGTATGAAACGAAATGCGGGCGAAATAGAAAATGCGCTTCATCCTAATTACTCCTTAGATGTTAATAAAAACACTTACAAATGAAATTTACAGAATTTTACCAATTGTTTATTGAAAATACAACTCCAAGACCTTATGCATGTTTAATGTTAGACTTAGGGTTTCTTCTTCCGGACTTTCAGAAAATACAAGAAAAAATATGTCCCTGCGATGTTTATGATTTAACACCGAGACATGGGTTAGAGCAAAAACCGCATATTACCGTCAAGTATGGATTACATGATCAAAATTTCAGTTTTTTTGAAAAAAAGTTGAAATTTGAACCAATTACTTTTTCATTAACTAATATTTCATTGTTTAGGAATAAAGCATACGATGTTTTGAAATTTGATGTAAAATCAAAATCATTAATGGAATTAAACGATATTATAACTAATAATTTTGATGCAACGGATAGCTATCCAAGGTATCATCCTCACTCTACTATTGGATATCTTCTTCCCGGCAAAGGAGAACAATATACCAAAATAAAAACCGACATTATTGGAAAAACATTTACCAGTAATAGGTTTGTGTTTTCCAATAATGTCGGTAATGAGACGTTTAAAACAGTTATTTAAGCCAAATATAAGGACGAACTCCTCCTTTTGTATTGCAAATAGTTAAATGCAAACCGTGACCGACACTTGCACCTAAGTAATTAACAATTTCGTTTAATTGAACACTTTTTACATTTAAATACCAATTTCGGAAGTTTTTAGTATGTCCTCCTTGTATAATATATGGATTATATTCAAAAGGTATTTTATTATCCATATAAAACTTTTTAATAAATTTAACTTTAAACGAATCTAAAACACCATGAATTTTAGGATGAAATAGCGTGATATGGCTTCCATGCGCGGGGAAATTAGAAAATATACGATATTCTTTATCAATTAATGATTTGTAATATCGTATAAAATCCATTGATACTTTTAAACGAACTGCACCATTGGATATTTCTAATTTTCCTTCTGATTTAAGAAAATAATTCATATTGTTCAATTATTTGTAGGATATTTTCGCCGTAATGGTAGAGATTATACACAGGAACGTTATATTGTCGAGCGATTCTTATCGCCTGTCCTGTTCCACCAGTATCTTTTCCGTCTGCCGTGTAGCAGATAACCATATCACTAAAACTCCAACCAAAATATCGACCATTTGTATTATAACGCCCCGAATCATCTCCTAATATTTGGTATGTATTTCTGGCATGTAATTTTTTAGCAGCATCTGATAAAGAACTCCAATTGGGATGATAGTATTCTGCCCTTTCGAGTGCTTCATTGCTTATATGATATAGTTCCGAAGAATTATTGTTAAAATTTTTCCAAGGAAGATATATTTCTTTTTTGCCACCAAACTTATCATATGCATTTTCCCAAAAAGTGTCTGCACCACTTGCTCCTCCGGAACGAAGAATATAATTACGAGAAATTAATTTCTCTGATATTTTTTCAATTAAAGGAATATACGATTCAGGAGTGCTTCGACTTCCTATTCCGACGAAAAATTTATACATGTTCGCATCCATGATGATCTTCAATAACAATAGTTTTACTATGCATAATAGTTTCAATTTCTTCTATTTTGAAGAATGCAGTTCCATTATACTTTATTGCATTATCGACTCCAACATCTAGGATTTTACCTTGATTTTTACATTCAGGATTTGCAGGAAATAAATGACCATGAGAATGCCCACAAATAGCCACATAATTAGAATGCTTTACTTTGTCCCAAATTCGGGGAGCCATGTGACGGCAAAATAGAAAAGTATTTCCAATTTTGAAATAACCTTCTTCGCCCCAATAAACGATATCATTTTCTTGAACATCTTTCAATTTTTTCCGAAGTCCCGGAAACCCTGAATTAGTATATTTTCCCACTGAAAATGGGAAAGTTTGGAACGGATGATCAGAAACAGTGTTTATTCCGTCTAATGACCCGTGATCATGTCCTGCATCTCGCATAGAATAATCAAAAGTTTGCTTATAATAATTTCGAAGGGAATCTTTATAAAAACGAGAGTGATATGATTCATGGTTGCCGAAAATGTAAAACATTCGGGCATTTATTTTTTGCAACAATGCAGCACTTTGTTCAGGGGGAGAATTTAGGCTAAAATCTCCGAGAAAAATTAACAAATCGTTTTTCGTTAGTTTAGAAACTTCATTTTCCAAAAACATATCATGATCTTGAAAAGAAGAAAAACCACGCGGCTTCCACAAAAAATCTTTTTGATGATTGTAGTGGAAATCACTGGAAAAGTAGATATTGTCGTAACTATTACGATTCAGTTTGTAAGGAGTGTTCATAAATTATGATACATGATACCGCAAAATTGTCAACCCTCTTGACATGAAAATGTTGTAGTGTATATTAAAAGAATGGCTAAATTAGACAAGCATGAAAAAAAGTTTTTAGATCAGTTGGGTAAATTATTTTCCCAATATAAAATGATGATTGATTGGGAGAAATTAGAAATTAAGGAATTGAATAAAAAAGATTTTATTAAATTCTTAAAAAAGATAAAACCAATTCAAAAGGAAGATAATGAAACGGAGGAAAAATCTTGACAAATACAAAGAAATAATGTAACTTATAAAGTATGAAGAATTATACAGACTTGAACATAATTTTAGACAGAAGTGGGTCAATGAACAGTATTGCCCATGATATTACCGGAGGAATTAAAACTTTTTTGGAAAAAGAAAAAAATAGCGGAGATGAAACAAAAGTATCATTTTACCAATTTGACGATCAATACGAAACAGTATTCACCGACAAGGACATTAAAGATGATATTAATATTTCCATTTCCCCAAGAGGATCAACTGCATTATTGGATGCAATTGGAAAAACAATGACAATTGTTGGAGAAAAACTGGTAAAAATGGCAGAAGAAGATCGTCCTAATCGGGTATTGTTTTTAGTTATAACAGATGGATTTGAAAATGCATCCAAAGAATTCTCTGCATCCACTGTTTCGGAAAAAATTAAACATCAACGTGAAAAATATGCATGGGATTTTGTTTTCCTTGGTGCAGGAGAAGAAGCAGTGCTAAAGCAACATCAATCTCTTGGTATTACAGGTTCATCTTCTAGAGGTTTTGCCAGAGATTCGACAAGCATATCAGAAGGTTTTAAATCAGTTTGTGACAGCTATACCTCTTATAAAACATTGGATCGAACAGATGCATCAACATATTGCCGCACTTTTAGCTTTGACGAAAAAGAGAATGATAAAGAAGTTGTATGAGAATTGCTATAACAGGAACGCAAAACAATGGAAAAACAACATTAGTTGAAACTTTTAAACAGTTTTGGCCTATGTATGAAACCCCGACGAAGTCTTACCGAGACTTGATTAGAGAAAAAGAATTAACTTTGAATGAAAATGGCACACTAGAATCACAGAAAATTATTCGTGATTTTCTTGTTGATCAAGCACTTGAAAATTCAGGAAAAACAAAAACTCTACATGATCGGTGTGTATTGGATAATTTGGCATACTCCCTATGGTTAGCAGAATATAATAAGCTATCAGAGGATGAAAATGCAAATAGTGAATTTCTTGCAACATCACTTCTCTTGACAAAAGAGAGTCTGAAGTTTTATGATATAATTTTTTGGCTTCCATTAAATCCGAATATACAATTATCACCGTCCCCAAATCGTTCAACTAGTGAAAAATATCGTGAAGAAATTGATAATGTTTTTCACGGAATTTATGAACATTATAAAAAGAATAGCGGAGTGGTTTTTGATAAAGAAGATCAACCTGCATTTATTCTTTTAGAAGGTGACGTTCATGAAAAGATAAACACTATTCGGGAATACTTAAATCCAGAAGGTGACTTGATTGAAACTGAACAATCAGTTTTGGGTGACTTGGAAACAATGTATGACGAAATTGCATTGAGAAGTCAAATCAAGAATGTAGTTTGAAAAGACCCAGAAAAATAGTAAATAATAGCGTATGGTAATAATAAATCAAAACACTGTTAAACTTTGCAGAGCAGGTTCTTGCTGCCCTTCAATTGAAAAAATCCCAGATAATAATAGTTTTGTACTTCGTGATGATCATGGAGGAACATTACTATTAACACAAGATGAACTATCAATCTTAAAAGAAGCGATAACTCATTTCGAAAATCAATAAAAATAAAAAACCCGGATTTTTATCCGGGTTTTTTATTTAAGAGGTTATCAATTTTTTATAATCGCTATATCGTTTAGAAATGTATTTTACAAATGCACTTCTCATAACAAGTTCAGGATCACGCAATTCAAAGTAGTGTATTCCATGTTTTTCAGATTCTGAATTATTGAAAAGATTAACTAGTTTAGAAAATTCTTGTTGAAAGTTTTTAGGCAAATCGCATTGATCAGAATCTGCAATTAAAAACATTTTGGAATTTTCTTCCAAGCGAGTCATAATTGTAATAAGTTCATTCATAACAAAATTCTGTCCCTCATCAACAATAATAACTGCATTATCAAGACTTCGACCGCGAAGATAGGAAACCGGAATAACTTCGATAATTCCATCTTTAGTAAAATTGTCTATTTCTTCAGGTTTTAGGAGTTTATTTAGTGCATCATGAAATGGACCTGCATAAACAGCAATCTTTTCTTCCCAACTGCCCGGTAGCGCACATAATTTACTTTGAGCAGATTCTACGGCACTGCGAACATAATATATTTTCTTACATTTATTTCGCTGAAGAATTCGTAGTGCTGCAAAAGTAGACATTATTGTTTTTCCTGTTCCTGCTAAAGAATCGACTATGATACATTTAGATTTACAATCCAACATCTTTTCTAAAATCTCTTCTTGTTTATAATTCCAAGAAAATGGCTCAGATATTAAGAACGAAGTTTTCATCCGTTCTTTTACGTTTTTGGCACGGTGTATTCCCATGTATAATTATACTTACCGTGGGTTATGTGGAAAGTAATTTTTCAATGTTATTTTCGTCGATAATAATGAATTGCATATTCTTTTTTTCGCAATATTTTTTTGCAGCCTCCCATTTTGCCTGATTAATAGCCCATTGTACATTTTCATATAAAATTGTAGACTTTTTCTTGTTGCCATGAGTAGTCGGCTGTTTAGTTTGTTTATGCGGTTTAATCTCCACTAAAAATTCTTTAATAGTTTCCCCGACTCTTAATTTCATATAAAAATCTACAAAATACCGTGCAATTTCTGTTCTTCCACTTTGAGCCGTTTTTATAGGATGAACATATGGAACTATCACTTTTTCACTACTCCAAGACAACACATTAGGATTTTTATCCAAGACTTTCATAACCTTTAATTCCAAGCCGGAACGGTACTCAGGAGGCGTTTTGTTAAGACACTTGGCTGAGTCTACAGGTTTGAAGAACCCTTGCTTAAATTCACGATACGTGCGTTTCTTACTCATTTTTTAAAACTTTTATTTCATCGTTTTGTGCTTTGACTTTTGAGTTTAATTTTTTAATAGTAGTTTCTTGGTAGAAATGTGATATAATTCCTCCGACCGTTGCATAAAAAATTTCTGGAGCGACTTTTCCCATGAAAAAGCCGATTATTATAGAACAAAGTGCTATTAATGTAAAAGTATATCTAACAAGATTATACGATTGATTATTTAAGAAGTTCATTAAGTCGGTTTTCCGCAACTACTAAGTTTTGCAACATAACTTCTTCAGTTTGAACTTTCTGTTCAGTTACGGTTAAATCTAAGCCAACATATGGACCAAATTTTTCAAAAACTAATTTTACTTTAGATAAAACGCTTACAATTTGAGGTAGATTCTTTTGAAGAAGTTGACCAAGTTTTGTATCGTTTGTATGTTCACTGATATAATTCAATGCAACAAGTGTTTTATTAATTGCTACATAAGTTCCATTCAAAACCGCTTTTATTTTTTCACGATTTTTAACTATTTGTAATGCTGCGATAAATTTCTTAAACATAATAAACTACTTATCGTTTCTAGTTGCAATAAACAATGCCAGAGAATTATCATTTGCTATGGATTGATATTTTACAGTATAACCCAAGGAAATTAATTTATCTACGAAATCTTTATGAGTTAATGATTTCCCATTTACAAAGTTTATAGGTAAATCACAAAGATGAACTTCACCTACTATATTTTCTATTTTCTCAAAAATATATTCCGGGCTTTCAAATATTATAGAATATTCACTACCTTCACAATCAAGTTTCATCAATTTAACATTGGAAGAAAGATTTTGAACAATTTCTTCCAATGTTATAACTTCTATATCATTCCCCTCTGCCAAGCATAATCCTCCATAATTTTTTATTTCTGCATTTTTGATATTATCTCCTACGATTATTTGCATATTTTTTAATCTATAATTTCCTCTAACTGCTTTTTGAAAAGCCTGAATATCTTTGCCTTCTATATTATTAGATAATATTTGGAAATTTTCATGAAACGGTTCATAAGTGTATATATTTCTGGAATTGCATTCCCATGCTTTTAAAGCGAATGACCCAATATGTCCGCCAATATCTAATATAATATCAGTCTCAAGAAACTTGTCAATCTTGTACTCATTGTAATAATATACACTGTTGAATACTATTTCATCGTTTGTATTTTTACGAAATATCATATTATTTGTTTTATAGATTTTGTAACATTTTCAAATGAATAATCATTTATATTAGAGAAGTTGTAAGTTGTTGACCCATAATTTTCAATAATATTTACTAATTTATCCACTGCATCGTCAAATTTTGGATTTGCCCATTGCCCTAAAAACAAATTATGATTTGTATCCACTAAATCATAATCTATTAATAATCTCGGATCAGACATAAAATCCGTATTACCCGAATAATTCGTTGCTAATGGAATTGTATTTAATGGAATTGCTTCTGCCAAGCACAATCCGAAACCTTCACTTCGATGCATGGATAATAATACATGAGATTTTGCGATTAATTCTTGAACTTGTAATGACGAGTAATATTCGTCTATTACTGTTATGTCAGCGTCTTGGTTTAAATAAGAAATAAGACTTCGTTCTGTATCAGATATTGTAAATGTTTTAAATAAAATTCGGGTTTCGGGATACAACGATTTCACAGTTTTTGCAACACTCAAACTATCCATTATATTTTTCCGATCAATGTTACTAGATATATTTCCCATGATTAGAATAGTGAATTTCTCGAATTTGCTATAATTCTTCAAAGGAAAAGGAATGGGATGCTTTATTATTCTAATTTTATCGGAAGAAATATAATTAGAAAATATTTGTTTGCAATAATTACTTGCGGTCCATATTTCATCAAAATCAGATAACATTTCTGCTTCTTCATCTTCTAATTTACTACTTTCCCATACAAAATAACCGATTTTTTTATAATCATCTAGGTTTCTACAACAACTGCAACGAGGTTTAGTTATTTTTGAAAGTTCTAGATAATTTTTTATTGTTGTGTGAATAAATCGAATATTATGATCAATTTTTTTAGTGTATTTAGGAAAAAATACTTCGTCTGATTCAGAATTCGATGAAAAAATATTTATATCAAAAACATCAGGATTAGAAAATTGTTGAAAACATTCCACATAACGACGGAAAACTTCCCCGAGAGATGTTTTACTATTTGCTAAACCGGATAGTATAATTTTATCGGTTGGGTTCATTATAGATATTAACCGTTAACTACACATTAATTCAATAGTAAATTCATTTTGACTTGGACAACCGCTATATAATACTGCTCCAGATTTTGATGTGATATAAACCCATGGAATAGATTCATGACAAACTCCGGGACCGAGACTACCATTCTTTCCTTTTTTAGGATTTCCTGCGACATTACAAATTAATTGAAATGTTATTTTCTTTTCATCGACAGATGCAATACTTTCCGCTTCAGCAGTAGATAACACAAATGAGCTTTCTCTTTCACCTCCAGAAGGATAGTTGTCCAAGTTTACATCGCCCAAAAATAAACCATTTGCATAAAACAAATATCTGGACGCATTACAATTATGAGGTTGTGGACATGGATTTGTAATACCTTGATAAGTCGGATTTCCTGAATATATTACCCGAATAGTAATACCTTCAGTAATACACTTGTTTCCACATTCTTGTTCATCCGAAACTTTGATAAAACTGTAATCATAAAGGTTTGGATCAAAAAGAGTAGTTGATGATAGCAATGCAAAAGAATTAGTCTTTTCAACAAAGAATTTTTTACGAACGCCATTAACAAACATTTCAATAAATTGCTCATTATAGTTGGCGAATAGTGGATCGTCGGTGCGGAAATTCATGAAAATAAATCAGATAATTGTTCAATCGCTAATAATTCTTCTGGACTATTAAAGATTTGACTAGGGGAGAATGATAATGCTCCACCATAAGGAATAGCTTCACCACATTCTGTTAAAATATATTTAGGAACACTGTCACAATATTTACGATTTTCATAAATGGCATTAAGATCCAATGAATTATAGCAATCACTGCAAATATTTCTTGGACAAAATTCGATATTGGAGTAAGGATGATATGTCCAAGAATTGTTTATAATTTTATAGAAAAATGCTCCACCACTTGTAACAGCAACATCTTTTAAATCGAATAGTATAATTTCTTCTGGAGGAATAACTTCTAATTCGATATATTTAGATTTATAGATATTATACAAATTATTATATTGTGTTATATATGAATCGAAATATGCTAAATCAATTTCACTGAAATTAGCTAATTGTGTTGAACTGAAAATGTTTGTACTCTTATCAAATTCCACAAATGTAGAATAACTGCTAAGGTCTTTAATTTTATCAACGTAAAAATTTGTATAATTGTACTTTTTTAATAAGAAATTTATTAAAGAGATAATTGCATTTAATTGATTTTTGATTCCTAAAAATCTATACACTTTTTTAACAGTTGTAGTATATTTTAGAGCAATTTCTTCTAATTTAGACGAATCATAATTTAATATACGGGCACCCTCCAGCATTTCGTCACTATAATTTTTACATAAGAAATCGCAACGCAAGATTTGTGTTGGTGAAAAATCTGTTGCAGGAAAATAATCATTTAACCATGTTTCAATTTCTACAAAATTAGCCACATAATTAAATGTTTTATAAAAAGCTATTTGAACAGGTTCTTCCCAATATCCTTGTAGATTGTAAACAAGATCAGACGAATTTTTCCAATTAGCTGAATAAGAATTTAGAAACGTAGAAAGATCGCTCAATTTTGACGCAATTTCATTAAATTTCAACAGAGAGTTCCATTTACTAATATCACTATACAAAAGATCAATTCTAACATTAAATTCATTCATGTTAGAATTGATTTGAGCTAATCCATTACCAAGATATTTGTACTCTGAAATTTCTTGAATCATAATTAATAAAGTGCGGAATCATAAATCCAACTAGTTCCTTGAGGATTGACAACAAATTTTAAACCTGCGAAATTACTAATAAACTGATCGGCAGCAGATATATCAATTCTTTGATTTCCCAAATCTACATTCACGGTTTTTACTCCTCCTCTGGTTCCTCGACCAATACAATTCACTGTATATTCGACCTCAATTGTTTTTGTTCCTAAGTTTGCTTCTTGAGAAAATATCTTATTGACTTGAGAATATTGAGGAGTAAAAACAAATAATTGTTGTCCAACAACAAAATTTCTACAACTTGTAGTGGCAACTGGAATAGTTTCGTTTATCCAAACAGAAACTACATTAATAATATCTTCTTCAGAACCATCAATATTAAATGGATAAGGATAGATTAATGAAACGGGTTTTAACCAATATGCACTCAAAGTTTTAACAGTATTATATGTTTCTTGCCAACAACTGCTATTTGTCTGCACATTATTCACTAGATTTTCCCAAATTGCACTATTTTGTGTAAATGCGGAATATAGTGGATTCCAAATATTATTTGCACTATATTCAAAATTACATGTATACACTTCCAATGCTTTAAAATTATAATTTATTGAAGATAATGAATCTCCAATATTTTCATAATCTTTGATTGGGAAAACTATTTGATTATCAGTTAATTTACAAATCTCTCTAGTGTAGGATGACATTATATATTATTTAGCAGAGGGATACGCAATCTTCAAAAACGAAATCAGGAGTTTTGCAGCAATTATTTTCTAAATCGCTCCAACTAAAAGGATATCTGCAATTTCCACATTCTAATTCTTCCCATGTTAATGGGAATAAACTATTGCATTGAGTTTGTAGGAAATTCCAGCATATTAGTGAATGATTTCCGGGAACACCACCACGAAGCACGCACCATGATGAAATGCCGCTTAATTGTGTACTTCCAGTTATTTGATTACTACGAAGTTCTTTCCAAGAAATCGGATTTTTATTCAATGATGGTCGTTGAATAGAATCAATATAGTGATATTTCCATGACCATTGCAAATTATTGTTATGATTTGGGTAAATGCTAAGATAATTAATATTATCTTTTAACTCCACAATACTATTGTATAGATTTTCAATACTACGATTAATTGTGTCATATAATACTGGCTCATTTGTTCCTAGTAATATAGGACGATTAGTCAATGCACTCGGAGATACTGAACTAGTAGATTGATAAATTACATCACCTTTTTCATCAATATTAATATATAATTTTTTAAATATTCGGCTATTCAACAAGTTTGCATTATCATATATTTTTTGGAATGAATCGTTATAAATGTATGCAGTTACAAATTCTTTTTCTGATACGAAAATATTATTCCATTGGAAACCTGCTTTGTCTTCATCCTCATCAATGATTTTGTCTATTTCAGTGAAATCAATATAACGATAAATGTATTGAGGAGTTAAAACATATAGGTTTGTATAGTCGAAGAATACTTCAATTATTGGATCAAAGAATGTTTTAGATGAAATTTTTGTTCCGTTGAGAGAATATTTGAAAAGAGTATTATTTGAAATAGCATATACGATTCCATCATAAATTTGATTTAATACCGCATTATTACATTCAGGAACAAAGAAAGAATTAATTATTTTTTCATTTTTATCGAATACAGTGATGTAATTATCTTCTGTTAATACGATAAAAATTCCATCTTTTTCGGAAATAGAAATTGGACGATTGTTTGCAGAGAAATTATCTAACTGAATATTATTTAACCAGTTTAGATTTTTATTATAAACTTTGATGATATAAGAATCTTTATCAACAATATATAATTGTTCATCTTTATCAACACAGAAATCAGTAGGACTGTTTAGTTTAGTACGATCAGTTCTTTCACCGACACCTCCCCAATAATGAGTAAGTTTGATATTTTGAGGAACATTTATATCAAATTCACAAACAAAAAAAGTATTTTTTCCACGATCAAGAATGAACAATCTTTTTTCATTAGAATTATATCTAATGGTAATTGGTTCTTCTAAAACTTCACCATCTCCTAAACGATTGAAAGAATATAATAATTCAGGTGTTTCGTCAATTGAATATATCTGAATATAATTTTCATTAACAGTTAATAGTTTGTCTTCTATGATTTGTGCAGATTTCAAATTTTTAAAATAAATATCCTGAATATTATCAGGAGAATAAATAGTATGCCATTTGAAATTACCAAATAGCGAACCTAAGAAACCAGCATTTGCTTTAGGGAAATTGATATTGTTTATAGAACAACTTGCACTCAAGTATTCCATATTTGTTTGGAATTTCGTTAAGCATTGATTTATTTTATCAGCAAATTGCCAATCATTAGGGTTAATTCTAGTTTCTTCTAAATTATATGGTAAAATTATTTCATCATAAAATTCTCTTTGAATGCTAGGGTCATATTTTTCAAAAGAGTTTTTTACATAAATCATATTATGCCAAGTTTGAACTGTAGTTGAGCCATCATTTAAAATTCCAGTTAATGAAGGAGATTTATTTCCTTCTGAAGAGTATGAAGTAGTTAAAAATTCTGATAAAGAACTTTGTAGAGATCCTTCCCCATTATCGAATACAAATGAAGAAAATCCAGAAAAAGGTAATGACGAAAAGTTCGTATTACTTCCATTATAAAAAGTAGCAGTTTCCCCGGTAGATAGCAAATTCTTACCAGTGTACAAATAAAGATTAGGACCATTATATGCAATCAAATCCACAATATTAGAAAATAATGGTACATTTTGAGTGCAATAATCATAACCGGGAATATTAATTCCTATATTTCCTGATAAGAATACTTTACAATGATTAACGGAATTTTCATTAATAATAAAATCAGAGTTCTCAATATTAATTTTTAGTAATTTAGAAAATATTGATTGATTTCCATTTAAAGATTTTGTTTGAAAGAAATTAGCACTACTCAATACCAAATTGACATTATAATTAACAAGAGTTGTATATGATGTGTTTATTGTACAATTTAATTCCGGGGTTTCTGCATATTTATTAACATTAAAATAATTGTTACTCAGTGTTATAAATACGTCTGGACTTGGGAAATCATAGAATTGAACGTCTTCACGAAACACCGAAGAATTATCAGAAGATGCAGAATTGTAAATTGAAACAGGATTGCTTTCAATAAAGATTGAATTGTATGCAGAAACTGAAACTGTATTGTTTGATGAAACATCATTGTATGTTACAGGGATAACTGCAAAACTACTATTTGTTTCATATATCTTAGAACCTATTTTCCAAACATAACGATCAAAACCGGGAGTTGCAGAGAATTGGAAATTTTCCGTATGACATGGTTTATATGCACTCATTCCTAATGAGTTTAAATAAGAATTATTCTGGAATGATAATGCGGTAGTATTTCCGTCTCTATCTCCAATTTCTTGTTGATAAATTGGAACATAAATATTACTTGGTATTCCAATATAACTAAAAGGTTGAATACTTGATAACAAATAGAAACACATATAATCTGTGAAATTATATGCTTTAAAATCACCATCAACTGGAGTTGCATTAAATGCAGACAAATAAACACATGCACTTGCCGTATTTAACGTAATGTTTAACGATGAACCTGTTGCATTACCAACTGTTCCATTGCTATACTTGTAATCCCATTTAACATCAGCACTATTAACATTCAAGTTTGCATAAATGGCTGATAAAAGAATCGTTCCAGAAGTGGAATAGAATATATTAGTGTATTCGTCACTACGGTAAACATTTGAATCACTTTCTTTTTTGGCATCAATAAACAAATATTGTTTGAGAGGATATTGACGAAAACTAAACATTTTTGTAGCATTAAAATTAAAATCATCACGAAACAAATTACATGAGATATTGAATAAAACTTGTTTAGGATCGGATTCTACAGGAATTGTAGAAAAGGTTGCATTTATTAGAGAATAATTATTAGAACTAGAATATATAGTTGATTCTTTAATAGTTTTTAAATTATCTTTTGTATATAACACTACACTTCCACGATTATCGTTTGCAGTTTCATTCCATATAATATTAGCGTTTGTAGGAACTCTATACGAATATCCATTACGATTAACAAATGCACTAAGCGTGGAATAATTGGCGCTATTATAATCGTTTGTATCGCCTTTTATTTCTAAATATGCACTTCCGAAAACACTGCTTGGAGGAAACCAAAACGTATTTGCTGATAAATCATATTCTTCAGAATATAAAACAATTTCAGTTTTGTCGATTCCCAAGTTTGAAACTTTGGAATAAACATGTAATGGATAAAATGTATTTCTTTCTAGAACGTTATCATTCTTATCTCTGAATATTATATTGTCTGGAGGATTTGCATCCCATTTTACTCGGTACTCATTGCTTGGAGTTGGGAAAATATTTGCTTCAACAATTGCGGTCGAATCTGTGGAAGATGTTAAGAATAAGTTAAAAACAACTTTATCTTTGTTTAGCAAAAATTGAATTTGATTTTCTTCTTCAAAAATAGCACCTGCGGCAGTTTGTAATTGAATACGAACTTTATGTTTATTACCGCTTCCATCGTTTTTAAAAACTATTTGTTGATGAGAGTTGGCAGGAAACCATTGCTCACTAACATAAGTTGTTGCAGGTGCAGCAGCACGATATGCTAATAATGAATTATCTCCTCTAGTTTCGATGAAACGTTTAAACAATATATTGCTTGTTGTTGGCATGTCATAGGAATTTTGATAATAATTATCAACCATAACAGTTTCAACAGTTGTACTTGAAATTGTTTGTGATGTAACAAAACTTGAAGGAGCAAATGTTACCGTGAATAAATCTTTGGTAGGAGATACAAAATTATAATTAAAAAGATAAACTGGAGAATTTGGATACACTCCTTGATTAACACTTAATGAAAAATTATTAGTTGCAGTTTTTTGAAAAAGAACGCCTCCCGGAGCAATTGGACTAGATGTTTCATACCAAACAGTTATATCACTATTTGGTTTAATATAAAGTGGTGGTTTTAATTCAATTAATACTCCACCACTTTTATCATTCATACTTGCTTGAACAGTGTAAGGTGTTGTTATTCCCATTTCTGTTAATACTTCACTTTCTAAACATGACAAGTTTGTGACAAAATTATTAGAGATATAATTGAAATTATCATTTGTAAAATAGTCATTATAAAAACTTAAAATGAAAATTTGGTCAGGAACATCAACTGCAATATTAGTGGACGTAATAACAGGAATGTCAATTCGTAAACTATTAGCAATCAGATCAGGAGATAAACTAGAAGAATTGAAAACTCTGTAATAATTTATATTTCTAGAGTATTCGTAATTTTTTCTTCCTCCTGCAAGTGTTGCATAACCTGATAAAGTATCTATGTTTGAATCACTAAAATCAACTGTGGAAAAATTAGTTTTTTTGACTAGTTTTCTAAAATCTGGAGTTTGAACTTCTCCATTGAATGCAGATGCACTAACAACCCCAATATCCAATGACATTGAAAAATTGTTATTTTTTGTCATTTTTGGCATTGGGTGACTTGGCCAAATTGTTAATGCTGATAAACCTCCTAATAAAGTTAAATAAAGATATTCTCGGTCGCTTTTAACATTCCAACGAAAAGGTGCTAAATCATTAGGATTTAAAAAATTAGTTGGAGAAGTTGCACTTAAAACAGTTCCAACTGTGTTATTACCAATTAAAGTATAATCATTCGTTTTTCTAAAATTGATTTTGCCTTCCCATGTATCATAATAGAAATAACGAAATCTCACACCAAAACGAGCATTTGACAATTGAGGATTTAGTTCATTAAAAGAAATGTCGATTCTCTCGTTTGGATATGGATTAGCAATTTGTATAGCACTCAATAACATTAAAATTATTTATTGGAAGGAACAATGGTTTGTAGAAAAAACCAAAAAGTTGTTGACAATCCACATCTTATAGTGTAAAATAGAATTGCTGGGTGTCTGAAGTTGGTCATCAGGGAAGGCTCATAACCTTCTGCGCAAGCCTCGGAGGTTCGAATCCTCCCCCAGCAACATAATTTATGAGTATCACAATCCATAAAGCTAACTATAAATCTAAGGTTAATGTTTATGTTGGATTTGGGCGCTACGAATTGACTCCGACCACTGTTTGTCGGGGAGGCAAAGGGTATTATTCCCAGCGCCCACCTCGCGGTCTGATGGTAAGAAATTGGAAGCATGTAACATGCAAACATTGTCTTAGATATTTTCCGAAAAATTAAAAATATGTCCGAAGAAAATCCTCAAAATATTATACCAATTGCATTAATTACTAAAGTTTTAGAAGAGAATCACACGGATGATTTGGGTAGTCCTGCGGCGATAATTTTGAATAAAAATCAGAATGTGGGATTCTATCCACGGTATGTAGCATCCGCAATGATTGCACTTTATGAAGCATTTCTCGCACATGTTCCAGAAAATATTCAGGTTGAATTTGAGCAACAAGTAAAACATAATTTTGATGTTATGTTTGAAGAGAAAGACGATCACATGATAACAATAAAAGTATGAACGAATCAATCATAGAAAATTTAAAAAATATTTACCACTATATTTGTACGACCAGACATACAGGTTTGGGACTCAGGCAAAGTATTGCTGCATTCAGTGATAAAAAACCTATAATTATAGTTCCAACAGAATTGCATAAAATAGCATATAGGGAGACACATCGGAATGTAGATGTAATATCATTACATGAAGTTAGTACCGCATTAAGAGGACGCAATCAACCAATAATCTTCGATACAGACACCGTAGGGGAGATTATATCAATGATATTAACGGATTTACATATTTGTATAAGTTCTACAGAAGTATTGCTTTCCCGAGAACTATCTGATTGGGAAAATATAGTGAAATTTATAGAATCTGATGGATTTAAATTAATGAATGAATCAGTTAAACTGGCAATAAACGAAAAGAAATCAGAAATCGGCGGAAATATCACACGTTTAGAAAAACATTTACAATTTCTTGTAGAAAAAATTGCAAAAAAGAATAAGTAGAAATAACAACATGGAAAATCTTCCAACATACAAGTTTTCGACAAAAGAAAAGACAGCATCTGAAATATTTTCAATGCCAACTCATTTCCGTAGTCATTTTATGGCGGAAGCTCGACCTAGTTTTGCAGGAGCAGAGGCAAGTGGTTGGCGCAAAAGTCAGAGTTTTATTCAAACAGAAAATACAACTGGAAAAAATAAAAATTTTGACACAACCGTAAAAAATGCGTAGGTAAAGAACTGTATTAATTTTGTACTTTCAGAGCCTCGCCCAAAAAGCGGGGCTTTAATTTTATCAGAAATAGTCGTTGATCAAAACCGAGAATCAACTTAAAAGGCCAAAAATGAGCTATAATCATTTAATCTGTGAAACAGGGTTATGAATAATAACCGTAACAATCGTATGAAAAATTATAAAAAAGAAATAGAAAAGTTATTAGAACAATCAACTGATTGGAAATGCACGGTTTGTAAAAACAGAACTGCCAGAGTTGTTCACTCTTTTATTCTGAATAGAAAAATTGAGAAAATAAGTGATTGCACAATTGTTTGTAAATCTTGTAAAGAAGAAATAGATTTTGCGATAGAAAACCAATACATTTCCCAAAAAGTTTCCGAATTAGAAGAAATAAAAGAAAAAACATTGAGTCTTAGAAATGATTCTTATCAGTTTTGGAAAATCAAGTTTTTGGAAAAAAGAAGTTTGACAGAAGAAGAATTAGGGTGTATAGAAGGCTTAACAAAAGCAAGAAAAAGGAAACTTTCAAGTGCTTTGAAAAAAGATTTTCAAAGAAAAGATTTGTATAAAATGAAATTCAATGAAAAAGAAATTCAAAAAATGAAAAAGATGCTAATCACATTTCAATATAGAACCATAGTCTAACTGGCAAGACGCAACCCTGTCACGGTTGAAGATGCGGATTCGAATTCCGTTGGTTCTGCCATTTGGGTAGTTTAGTGGACAAGCGTGCCACGTTTGCTTGGAAAGCAAAATAGACTATAATAAAATATAGTCTGGGGAGCATGTCCTCAATTACCCGCCCTTAATCAACAATCGCTGCAAAAATGAGGTGCTGCATAAACCCAAATCCTCTAACAGTTCAAGATGTATTTGTTTTGGTTTATGACAAATGCCGTTGATTAGGCATCACTCATTAGAACTAGCTTACTCTAATGGAGTGAACATTGCCTGTGTGGCTGAATGGTTAAGCACCTCTCTTGTAAAGAGGATTACGGGGGTTCGATCCCCTCCACAGGCTCATTAATTTTTAGTCGAATAAGAAGTTCAACCTCCGGGAGGAGGGAAGTAAAGGTGCAAGTCCTTTATAAAAATTATATATACGCATCAATGCCAAGGCTGGCGAATTGGACTCCAAATCCGATTGGCCCGATTCGATTTCGGGGGTGCGTGCCACCAAAATTGTTGACAATCTCCGGATATGTGATAAAATACGACTATAAAAATACGACTATAAAAATACGACTATAAAAATACGACTATAAAAATGCGTGATTAGTTTAGTGGCAGAACATGACATTGCCAATGTCGAAACGAGAGTTCGATTCTCTCATCACGCACCATCTAATAATTAACGGAAATATGAAACATCAAATAGAAATCATCGGACAAATTGGAAATATGGAAATATGGAAAGTACATCAATAGATGGTAAAACGGAAGATCGTGGTGTAGTAAGATTGGAGACAGTTCCATTATCACTTGAGTTTAATGATGATAGTGGGAAAATTGATCCTCTTCGTCTTGCTTTTTATGCAGCAGGAACAATTAGGGCATTATTTGATGCTTTTTCAGTTTTAGTTCCTGAAGCAAAAGATTCTTTTAAAGAAAATTTTAAAAAATATTTCGACGAGTCCTTGGAAAAAGGTGAGGTTAAAATTTATAACAAAGATGAATATGAAATCATTGAATAATACTAATAATTAATAATATAATATGTACAATACTCTTAAAAATAACATTAATAATGCAGTAATATTGTGGTTTGATTCATATAGAAGAAAATCGTATCATGTAATATTTAAATGGTTATATAATATATTAGTAGGATTGCCGGGAACAGCATTAATTATTGTTAATTTACCATTTGTAGCAGTTTTGGTATTTGTACGGATGGATTGTATCAGGTATACTGTATTTCATTGATAAGTCTATAGCTTTTGTTTTGAAGAATATAAAAAACGATAAATAATGAAAACGTTTCAAGAACTCTTAAAAGAAGAGGAGGAAAAGGCACTTCAACTATTAAAAACGAGAAAAACATTTAAACAAATTTTAGAAGAGCAATTAGCAGAAGTTTTTCAAAAAGAGTTTCCAGACGCTACAATAGATTCTTCTAAAATAAAAGTAACAGCATCTAAAAGATAACCATCAAACAATATGGAAAAATTAAAAATAATTAAAGATGGATTAGTAGCGATTTCTTATTTGCTCCTAAACCTAGTGATCTTTGTACCAACATTATTGTTACTAGTGTTAATAGTCAACATTGGTAAACTAATTGCACGGGCAGGAAGTGTAATAGAAGGAATTGGCGAAAATATAGAGTATATATTCAAAAAATTAGCGATGAAGGTGATTAGATGCGGAGATAAAATATTTTTAGAATAAACATGGGGGTTGGGACTGCTTGGAGTGGTCGCCTGTTTTGCAAACAGGATATTCAGGTGGGATCGTAACCCACAACCTCCACCATTATTATATAAATAATAGCATGGAATTACCTCAGATATATGAAAACATGCTAATAGAATATTGTTCTGGAAATTTAATAAATGAATCTTTTATAGGAGATTATATCGAAAATACGGATGAATTTGATATGGAACTGGTAGAAGAAATTAAATTAGATGAATATACTCTATTTTTAGCCAAGGATGAGGGTAATAATTATTGGTTGGGGTTAACCTCTGGTGAACGTCTTTGTTTTAATCCGGAACAGCAAAATAGGAAATATCCATGTTTAGCAGACCATATTAAAATAGGTGTAGCAAAACAACTTCTAGTTGTGTTAAAAACGTGGACAAAAAAATACGGATATATTTTAGTAGGTTCTTTTGATGTTAAAAAGTTAAAAAGTTATTATAAAATATTGAAATTTGCGAAATTTGATGTTACGACGTTTAGAAATGGACCTTTTGAGTGGTATATGATAAGATGAAAGTATATCTAGGCGTAGCTTAATGGGAGAGCGGTAGTTTGAATACAGGTTGTGGGGTTAATTCCCATCGTCTAGACCATTTGCTTCTATAGTTCAGTGGTAGAACAGTTGTTTCATAAGCAACATGAAAAGGTTCGATTCCTTTTAGAAGCACCAAATACACATTTTCTTTTTGACAAAAGAACTTTACAGTGTATAGTATAAAAATATCAGGATGTGGCAGACAAGCAATGCGCTACGTTTGGGGCGTAGAATATGTGGGAGCGTTACCCACCATCTTGACCATTTATGTTAATTAATAAAGATGAACATGCGAGATTTTTAGACCAGAAATATCAAGACGGTTTTAAAAATTTAAAGCCGGAAGATGTTTGTCCACCATGTCCTTCTTGTAATGGAAAAATGGAACCATGGGATCTTTGGTTGGTAACAGGCGCAAATTGCACTGTTTGTGGATGGAGTATGACAGAAGGAACTGGTTGTCTCCTTTAAAAATTATAATAACGTATGGCAGACGAATCAACAATCCCTGAAAATACAAAACCTTCTAAGCGTTTTGTGCAGCGGGATGCATATATTTGCAAGTATTGTGAGGGAGTATATGCAGATGAACCAGTTTCTTCTTGTGATTGTCTTGAACATCTTGGTAAAAATCCTCCCCACTTTATCAAAGGAAAAATTGAATATATTTTAACAAATTAAAAATGAAAGCACGTTTAATCACTAAAACCGCAGGAGTTGCAGAATATACAGACAAAAGTATTGACGAAATTACAGTAGGAATTGCAAGACTCAGCAGTTCCAGAGATGTAAATGAATTGTTTAATGAACCTCATAAACTTCTTCGGCATTGTCTAAGAGAAGGACATTGGAGTGTTTTTGCAATGGTTAATCTTGGAATTGAGATTGAAACGTCCCGTGCCATTGGACGAGAACTGTTGAGACATTGGAGCTTGCAACCTCAAGAATTGAGTCAACGATATAAAATTGTTAATGAATATGAAGAAATCGAATTGCGAGAACAATGCTCTAATAATCGTCAAAGTTCAACAAATTTGGTAGATCCAATTTTGTTTGTTTCTGATAATGACTTTTTCACCGATAAAACCGGAAAGGCAAGTGAAAAAGTCAAGGAACATATGAAAAATAGTTTTGAACTATATCAGGAACTAATAAACAATAACGTTGCCCGAGAAACAGCAAGATTCGTCTTGCCAGAAGCAACAACTACAAAAATTATTTTTAATGGTAAACTTCGTGATTGGATTACCACTCTGAATAAAAGGTTGTATAAAACAGCGCAAAAAGAATGCCGGGAAGTGGCAGAAGTTATCCGGGATATTCTTATCCAAGAATGTCCAATAGTTTCTAAAATGCTTTGGAATTTTGAAGATGCATATCATATTGAAATTTTGGAAAGGTTGATTCTTGATCGTTGGGGAGTTTATGATTTGGTAAAAAATAATAACTTTAAAAAGGTAGTTTTGTAAGTTATGCGAAGATACTATCTTAAAAGATTAATAGGAGAAGGAAATATTCCAATTGAAGAAGATATGATAGCATATCTTTTGGATGAATGTGTGTTAATGATAACAGATGAAAATGATTCAATTAGTTTAACCATTAATGTAAGTGATTATTTTTACCCCGGAGCAGACGATGAAAAATTTCCAATGAATGATATTCCAAAAATATATGAACTTTATAAAGAAAAACAGTATAAGGGTATATGTGAATATGTAGCAGAAAAAAGAAAAATCGAAAATATTTCATGGAAAGATAAACTAAAATCGAATTAAAAGTATGAAAAAGAAAATTTATGTTGTTGGTGGCGGAACGGTAGCTCATAGCAGTTGCCATTTAGGCTTGTGTGCCCCTGCATTCGGCTCAACCGCCCGAACGCTAATGAGTCTTGTTGAAAAGTTAGCTCCAGAAATGGATGCAGAACTGGTTTTAACGTCCATGGCAGGAGGAAATCACAGCTTGCAAAGTCCCAAAGATTTGGCTAAACTTGCAGAAAACATTGTAAATGACTTTTCTACAAAAATTGTTTTTTGGAGTCCAGCAGTTTGCGATTTTGAAATGATTGTAGATGCAGATAATTTGGATAAAAATGCTAATCCAAAATATAGCGGAAGATTAGATTCTAAAAAAGAATATAATGCAAAACTAATTCCTAATACGGAAAAAGTAGTTGATCTTTTTAGAAAAACTCGAAAAGATATTACTCTTGTTGCATTCAAGACAACTTGTGGAGCAACAGAAGATGAGCAATATCTGGCGGGATTGAATTTGCTTAAAAAAGCAAGTGCTAATCTTGTACTGGCAAATGATACACTTCACCGTCGAAACATGATTATTGTTCCAGAAGAAGCACGTTATTGTGTTACTAATAATCGAAAAGAAGTTTTGGAAGAATTGGTAAAAATTGCACTACTAAGAAGTACATTAACTTTTACAAGATCAACGGTTGTTGCAGGAAATCCTTGTGAATGGGATTCCCTTCTTGTTCCGGATGCATTGCGAGAAGTTGTAAATTATTGTGTGGAAAAAGGAGCATATAAAAAATTCCGAGGAGTAACCGCAGGACATTTTGCAGTAAAACTAAGCGAAACTAAATTTTTGTCTTCTCGTCGTAAAACTGATTTGGGAGATATTAAAAATGTTGGATTAGTTCTAGTTGAAACTGACGGTCCTGATAGAGTAATTGCATATGGCAGTAAACCAAGCGTGGGTGGACAAAGTCAAAGAATTGTATTTTCTGATCATCCGGATTTTGACAGTATTGTTCATTTTCATTGTCCAAAAAAAGAAAACTCACTGGTTCCCACAATTTCTCAAAAAGAATATGAATGTGGAAGTCACGAATGTGGGAAAAATACTTCAAATGGATTGAAATCTTTTGGTAGGCTAAAAGCAGTATTTCTGGATAATCATGGTCCAAATGTAGTGTTTAACAGTAGTGATCCCGGTATTGCAGAAGAAGTAAAGACGTTTATTGAAAATAACTTTGATTTGTCACAAAAAACTGGAGGATTGGTATAATGAAATTGACATTTAGTATTCCTGAATTTTTAACTAATAGTTATTTTTGGATTGGAGCAGGAGCAGCAACATTGTTTTGGGTTATATCAACATATATAGTATTATATGTAATAGGAGATTGTTTAGCTGATATATTTTCAAGTTGGTATAAACGTTGAATATAAAAAGTAGAAAAACTCCTAAAACATGTTGACAACAGAAAACTTTGTGGTAAAGTAGAAGAAGAAAAGACAGGTCGCTATAGTGAAACGGTTATCACGCAAGACTTTCAATCTTGAGTTGAGGGGTTCGATTCCCCCTAGCGATGCCATTTAAATAAAAATATGCCTCTGTAATTCAACGGTAGAATAACAGACTTTTAATCTGAAGGCTATGGGTTCGAATCCCATCGGAGGCACCATTTTAGTTTATTAGTAGAATAATTGGTAATTCCTCTCATTGGGAGAGCATACAGGTTCAAATCCTGTCTAATAACATAATTTTTATTCCCAAGTACCATAATGGCAATGGGATTGCCTGTTACGCAATAATATGTAGGTTCGACCCCTACCTTGGGAGCCATTAAATATATAAACAAAATATGAAAGTTTATAAAACAACATTCGATAACTTAGAAAGTTCGATATTACCATCTTCATCAATAATTAGCGCAATTGAAGGATGGCTAGTAGAATGGAAAAAAGAATTTCAACGAAGACCAAGTAATCCCACTATTACAGTAGGTTTAAAATTACTAGATTATATAGAATCAGACAGAAAAGTATCAAACCTGAGCACATATCATCAATATCTAGTATTAAGTTTATATGATCTATCTATTAGAATAATTCCATCTTGGGAAATAGAATTGTATACAATGGAATTGTCTTTAGAATAACAAAATAATTTTCACATTTGGGTTGGTAGAATAATTGGTAATTCGCACACATTTATATTGTAGTGTGAGATGTAGGTTCAAATCCTACCTGACCCTCCATTTTCAACTTTTCGGCTAGTAATTTAATTGGTAAAATATCCATCATAATAAAAATATTATACATTATATTATTTTAAAAATTTAATTTGCTAATTTTTAAAAATATACCGGAAAATAAAGGTTCGAATCCTTTCTAGACGACAATTTTAACACAATAAATATATGGGCTGTTGGCATGAAACATGTATAATTACTAATCTTCCTATTTTGGGAGAAGGTAAAGTAATCGCATTAAAAACAAATTCTTCACATGATATAGAATTTGTTTTAGATTCTTGGTGGTTTAATGGAATATCCTTTGCAAAAGGAGAACTAGACCCTTATGGAGAATTACATAATATAGAATCAACATTGATTGATAATCGTCTTAAAAATAAAGAGTTTTCAACCGATAAACCCGGATTTATAGTTTTTTGTTATGCAGACGTTTGGGAAAAAATTATAAAATACGCAAGAGAAAATATAGATGATTTGGAAGAAAGTGTTTCTTGGAAAATTAGTTCAGAATTAGAACTTGACTTGTGTTATTTTTGTGCTATGATGTATAGAGCCAGATCAGGATTTCCGAAAAACTTACAAAGAGGAAGTCAAGACCTTGACGTATCATATCGAAAATTTATTGCAGAAATCACATTAGAAAAAATTAAAGAAATTGAGAAAATACTAGAAAGCGAAAAATAAATATGAATAATTTTACTCAAATTTCTTGGAAAGATTTTATAGACATTCTTCGTAAAGAAGATATTGTAATTCAAGTAGAGGATAGATTGTACTTCTCAAAAGAATTACGAATAAATGATGATCTTATAAGGTTTATATGGGAAGGAGTTTATAAAAAAGAATTTAACGAAACTATAACAGTAGAGAATGACATTTATAATTTGAAATTTCAAATTTTTGACGAAGTTGAAACTGGAGAAGTTGAAGAATATGAAGGAATGTATGGAGAAATTAATTCTCGTCCATTAACTAAAAAACTTGAAACATACAAGTTAATAGAAAGAAAATTTAAAATATATTCACTATATAAAAACGGGTTGATGGCAGCGATGGTTCATGCATCTGTCTGAAGAACAGACTATCTCGGTTCGATTCCGAGTCAACCCACCAAAAATTATGAATATTGGAAAACATATTAATCGAATACTAGATGTATTGTACCATGAATATATTTCATATGGAATGGAGGAAAACGTAATGTGGTGTACTAAATCTTTTGATTTGATCCAGATTAAAACAATGATATTTGAATATAATATTTCATTAATTGAAAATCTCTCTATAAATGAAGTGGATGAACATACTTTGAGTTGGGGCGATAATAAAAGAAACATAGTGATTACCACTTCAGTATCATCGTTCAATGATATTTCTAAAAGAGATAATCCAAAAATGGTAATATTTAATTAATTTATGATTATAAAAGAAGGAAATCTATTAGAACAAAAAGGTTATTTGTTTCATCAAACAAATTGTAAATTTGTAATGGGAAGCGGAATTGCACTTCAAATAAGAAACACTTTTCCAAAAGTCTATAATAGTTATATCTCATTCGGAGATGAATGTAGAAAAAATGGAATTTCACCTCTTGGAACTTATCAAGTAGTGGAATTGGAAGAATGTAAAGTTGTAAATGTATTCAGTCAAGATTCTTATGGGAAAACAGGATTGCATACAGATTATGCTGCAATGGAAAACAGCTTTCAGCTTTTTGCGAATAATGAACTGTCTGGTATTTATAATTTTCCATATCTTTTTGGTTGCGGAACTGGTGGAGGTGATTGGAAAATTGTAAGTGAAATAATCGAAAGATATTTCCCTGATGCAATTATCTGGAAATATAATAGTTAAACAAAATACAATAGATTTATAAAATGAATGATAAAATGAATGATGAAATGAATGATGAAATCTTATTAAAAAATTGGATGCTCAAAATTTCAAAACCTATTTTTGATAAATTTGATTTTGTCCAGAATTTCAGTTTTTTATTGCTTAATTTAGATGATCCCCGCATGTGGTATATAGACTATATCCTTGAGGTAAATGGAATACATATCTATGATTTGGATTTGTATAGTTTAGAGAAACCCATATATTATTTACAACGCGCACAAGATGCCATGATGCCAAAGGTAAAACATAAAGATAAATTCATCAAAAGTATTCAATCTTTACAAAAACGCATGGCAAAAGAGGAGAAAAAGTTAAATCTACGAATCAAAGAAGTGACTAATCCTGAATTAGACGAGTGGGTGAGACGACATGATTTTGTGGACGAGATTCGAACGCAATATTATAAAGTTTTTCCAGATGATACGGAAGAATGTGTTGGCGTTCTAGTTGATAGAGATAATTCAGTAACTTTTACACCACACTGAAAATGTTTAAACAACTGAAAATTAAAATCCGAAAAATGTTGACATTTTCTCTAAAAGGTGTACGGTATTAAACGAAAGTAAAATATGGGATATTGATGTTAATAGTGAGCATCTGACACTTCCAATGTCAGCGGGAGAGTGCAAGTCTCTCATATCCTTCCATGCTGGAGTCCCCAGCACTCATTTCTGCGATAAAATCTATGGAACGCCACTGTGAACGTATGAGTTCCGAAGATGATTTTATGAGGGATTTATTAGGGTCACAGTTAATAAATCAAGCAGATAAAATTTAAAGACAAAAGTGGTTGATAAATGCCATAAACAAACTATAGTAATAGAGGAACAAAATTATGAAAATTAGTATTAGCAAAGCATTGAAAATTAAAAACCGGATTGCCGGAGAATTAGCAAAAATAGAAGAATTGTTTAAGAGTTCTAACTGCCGTAGAGAAGGTGACGATAGTTCAATAGATCCTTCCTTACTTTATGGAGAGTGGGAACAATCAAAAAATCTTCTGATTCTTATCAAGCAAAAAATAGCAACAGCTTCAGCAGGTATTCAAGCAACATTAGTAGAACTAGCAGAAGCAAAATCTGCAATTTCATTTCATGAAAAAATAATCATAAATGAAGGAGTAGCAATGGATTATAGCACAACAGTTCCTCGCCAAATACCATGGGTCAACACAATCACAAAGTCGGATCAGAGATATTTAATCAACAAAATAAATAACAACATTGCAGATTTGCAGGATAGTGTGGATGAATATAATGCAACCACAAAAATAGATTGGGACTAAACATTTTCAATCTCTTTCTTCTCTTCGAAAGAAAAAAGCCACCAACCATTCTTCAAGGAATATGACTTCGATATTGATAAAGACTTTAATCTTTAAAATTTTGTAGCTTAAACCTTAAAAATAAACTCGTAAACTGAAAACCGTAGACGGCAGAATTATCCGGTAGAAGAGAAGAAAGAGATTTGATTTTTATATAAGTCCTAAAATAATTTTATGAGATGTGATTTAAAAAGAGTACAGCCAAGAAAAATTTTTATTGTTGTTGGAGAATATAGTCCTTCGGGTGATAAAAAGTATTTTGATAGTGAAAAACCGTTTCTGCCTGATATAACAGTATACGCTTCTGAAAGCGAGGCTTATATTCATGTATGGAAAAAAGGAGAAGAGTATTTTTATGCATTTGAAATTTACCCACTTCATTTCAAAAGTTACCCAGATGACACGGATTCTGTAGGAGTACAGCATGTAACAGTTATAACTGAAGAAGAATATTTAGAGTATAAAAATTTACCATTTAATAATTAAACTTTATACGTTCATAGAACAAAAATCCTTGACAAACAAAGCAAATGTGGTAACATACATTATATGAGTGCTAGACAAGAAATTCTAAAACTGAATGCCAGCTATTTTCCAATTGCTACAGCAAACTGGAAGGATGTTATGGTGGACATTGTATCTGGGGTGTGTTATCCTATGGATATAAATTATGAATTTGATGAAAATGGGAATGTTGATAAAACAAAGATTTCTTATATGAATGTTGTTCGTTCATTCAAAGAATGGGAATCTCTGCCTATTCGTGAATTTGATGAATATGTTCGTAGTGCAAAAAATGTTTATCGGTTGCCGCCAATTGTGGTTTGCAGCAAATATGATAAAATTGTTCATAAAAAAGTAGTTTTCCCTACTAAAGCTAATATCTGGCGTCGGGACAATTATACCTGCGGATACACGGGAAAGATTTTGGATAAAAATAACGTATCTACCGATCATATAATTCCTTCTAGCAGGGGAGGAGAGAACACATGGGAAAATCTAATAACATGTGACAAAACTCTTAATACATGGAAAGGTAATCGTACACCAAAAGAGTGTGGATTGAAACTTCTATGGAAACCTACAAAACCTAAGAATGGAATGATATTTGATATTTATCGGGAGGAATGGTCTATTTTTCTAAATGCTAATATTTCTTAAATATTCTTGTTGAGCTACATATGCCTGCTCTTCTGTTTCAAATCTACCGATATGTTTAGTTCTTTTTTCGAGTGGTAATCTACAACATGCAATCCATTTATTTCGGGTTTTATCATATGTAATATTTTTATACTTGGAAGAAGATTCAGAATAATATTTAGTGGCTTTGATTCGTAGTTTTTTTAATTCTAAATATTTTTCATATTTTCTTTCTAATTTTATAGTGCAATCTTTATACATCCAATCAGTGAATATTTCGACTTGTTTATTCCCATTTATTTCTAATACATGAATTTTACCTTTTTTAATGATATTTGTAGTTATATTTAAAAGATTTTCGATGATATCTTTTAATTTATCACAAAAAGAAAAACTACTCAAAATAGCAATTGTTGCTCTCTTCACATTATTTTTAGAATTGGATTTTATACTCAAACAGCCATCTCCATCAAAATATCCTCTTATAAAATGATTATACAATGAAGAATCTAAATTTAATGGAAAAGTTAATGTTAATGATTTGGGCGATTCGTTACCAGTTTTGATTAAATCATTGACCATTTTTTTATTATATATTTGAAGTCTTATAAATCCTTTCGATTTTATAGGTCGATTCTTTATATATGATGTGTATTGTTTAGTATCAATTTTTGTTTTATCTTCTCCTAATAATACGATACTCATGTGCTTCAATAAATCTGAGTCTTTTACCGATAGATTCACATTAATTCGATTATTTTTTGAAGTAAAACAACCATCCGCATATAAAAATCCTAAAATATAAGCCTTAGTTTCATCATTAATAATTTCAAAAAAGTTTTCTTGCATACATATACTTATATTATAGACCATATTATTCCAAATATTTTAATTATATATTTTATAATATTTTTTACTTGACTTTCTAGAAGAATGTCGTAAATTTAATTAATATGTTATCTGAACATGAAATAGAACAATTATTTTTGGAAGGAACTATTCGAAAATTCGAAATGGCACACATTCTTACTAAGAAAAAATTCGATATTTATTATTATAAATTAGAATATGCTCCGAGTGTACGTGATGTTTGTGAAAAGAATAAAATAAAAATGTTTTATAATGAATGGTATGAAGAATATAGCGAACGAGTTCGCACTTTAGAAGAAAACAATATAAATAATGTTGTAGTCTTGATTAGTAAGGAAGATGCACAAAGATTTGGATTGTAAAATCCAGTAAATGGGGGTGTTTTGGTTTCGACTTAATGGTTGAAATTAACATAGCACGTAGTAGTTGATCAGTTGGCTACTTTAAAAGCTGATCAAAACAAATAAAAGCAGAAGACGCAGAAGTCAATGCCCTACTAGCGCAAGCTGAATACATTTTCAACAATGCAGACGAATTCGTCGGTGTCGAAGAAATGGAAATGGTTGCCTAAGTTAAACAATAATGGATACTATTAAAATTATTGAGGTCTAAAAATAGGTTGTATAAAAGCATTCTAATATACATAGAACAAAAAATGCAGGTAGCTATTAGCTTTTTGTAATAGCGGGTAATGACTCAAAAAAATCGGTTGATATGCCAGCAAACCCAAAGTCTCAGAAATTGCGAAATATCTAAGCGTGTAGAATTGTTAAATTAGATTGTTAAACACAGGGGTTCGACTCCCCTCACCTCCACCAAAATGAACCAGTTAAATACAGAAATATTTGAAAACGAGAAATTTCCATTTGTGGCAAATATGCCATATTACTATACGGAAGATTTCGAAGTAGTATTGGAAAACACAATTTGGGTCAGTATAAATGATCCGGGTGTTTATTTGGCTAAGATTAGTCCATTTTTAATGGAAATTCCGAGATTACAAATAAACTTTTATGACTTGGAAAAAGATGATGAAGAATATGCTTATAAAGCACCTTCTCCTGAAGATGCCAAAAAGATTGTTGATTTTCTCTTGCAAAACAAAGGTAGTAATGTAATAGTTAATTGTGTTGCAGGAATTAGCCGCAGTGGTGCAGTTGCTAAATTCTGCGAAGAAATTCTTGGTTATCATTGGATTCCTTTTTCAAAAAATCATTCAATTCCTAATCCTACATTGTTCAATTTGATGAAAGAATACTATGAAAGAAAAACATCGTAAAACTGCGGAAGTAATAATAAACTATATCATCCGTAATAAATTGATAGAACTTCGCGCCGATTACACTTTATCCATAGCAAATAGTGAATGGTTGAAAGAAGGAGCAGCAGAACAACGTGTAAAAGAACTTGAAGCTGATATTAAAGGTCATACGAATTTTATAGAAATTTTAGACGAATATATAAGCAAATTTGAGGTTAAGCAAGAATAAAAACGATATTGTTTATAAGTTATGACTTTTGAATTAGCACAGAAAAAAATTGTTTTTTGGGCAGAGATAAAAGACCTTCATCAATGCAGAGATTATTTTTTATTTGCATATGAAAATCCTTTCTTTTATAAATTACTGAAAAGAGTTAATTATCCAGTTCCCGGCAGAAAGAAATTAAAGCAGATGGTTGAATCCATAAAAAAGGATAAGAAAAATTCCCATGAAACATATATAACTGTCTCTGACGATTGGTATCCTTGTTACAGAGGAAATAAAATATGTATAAGTTTTCGCAATAATTTTATATATGCTTCTGGAAATGATGATTTTGCTATGAGTAAACCAAATTCTACATTTGAAGAATTTTGTAATATAATCAAAATGAAAAATCTTAATAAAGAAATATTTAAATCTCTTGGTTTTGAATATGATTGTTAAATGAGTACAAGATTCTTCGAAAAAACCTTGACTTCTCTGAGAAAAGTGGTAAAGTAAGGATACACAAGAAGTGTTACAGCAAACATAAAAAAATCAAACTTCTATTTTGACGATAAAACACTTCTGAATAAGATTAATAACTGCAATGAAAAATTACAATCCAAATCGGTTTAGAAGGTTCGATTCCTTCCAACATTCTAGTATTGTTGTAGTGTAATGGTAACACCCCGATCCGTAAAAAAGAATTAATCTGTAAAAGATTCCAAACCGCAACAAAATATTCTTGGTATAGAAACAAAATTGGAATCTGGAACAATCATAATATATGTTATGAGTAAAAATAATATAAAGACAACTTAAAATACAGCCCCTTAGTATAATGGTAGTACATTCGGTTTTGATCCGAATAGCGTTGGATCGTAACCAGCAGGGGTTACATATAATGGATATGTAAAATATAGTTGATGTTTTTATATACTCTCTTTAAATAATCGAATGCGGAGAAAAACAAGTAACATATGGTCAATTTCAGATGAACAATTCATTGAAAGAGTTAAGACATGTCGGTCAATGGCTGAATTGTTGAGAACCTTTTCTTTACAAAATAAAGGAAACAATTTTAAAACCGCTAAAAGACGAATTGAAGAATTAAGTATTGATTCTTCACATTTTCTATCGGCAATGGAATCGAGTATTGTTACTCGGACTATGTCTAAAGAAAAATTCATGAATATATTGGAATCAGGAAAACGGATTACTAATACTAATGTTAAAAAATTTATTTTAAAATTTGATCTAATAAAAAATGAGTGCAAGAGTTGCGGACTTTCTTCTGAGTGGAATGGTAAAAAACTAGTTCTCCAATTAGAACATATGGATGGCAATTCTATTAACAATAAATTAAATAATTTATGTTTTTTATGCCCGAATTGCCATTCACAGACAGATACATTTGCTGGAAAAAAACTTAAAAAATATTATAAATGTTCTTCTTGTGGACAAAATATCTGCAAAAATGATAAATGCTGTTATCAGTGCTCTGGAAAAAAGAGAAGACTGGCTATGCGACCAGATAAAGAACAATTAATAGAGATAATAAAAAAAGAACCGATGGAAACAATTGCTCATTCATTAGGGTTGAAAACGGGAAATACAATTAAAAAATGGTGTGTAGAATACAACATAAATTTTAAAGAAATATCACCATATTCACGAATGAATCGGTCACGAATAAAAGAAAAATAAAATGATAACGGAATTTAAGAATCCGATACCAGTAGTCTCTCCATTAGGAGATGGATATGCAATTTATGTAAAAGAAAATGGAATGCATGAAAACGATGTATGGACAATAGTTTTAAAAGATGGAGGGAAGATAATGAATTTTCTCACAAATCAAATCTTAGTTCATTCTAATAAAACATATAGTATAGAAAAAAGTAAAGATTTGAAATATGAGAGCAACGAATGAAATATGTAATATTTGTGGAAAATTCACTTTGCATCACAATTCAAATTGTGTAGAATGTAGTAGACGAAAAAAAGAAGAAGAATTTTTAATTTGGATAAATTCTCCTATTCAAGATAAAATCGAAAAACTAAGATTAAGAATTGAAGAATTGAAGAATTGGAAAAAAGAATAGACAGTTTAAACGCAACATATTAATCTTATATGAATAAGGAAGAACCAAAAATTGTAAGCATTAAACTTTCTGAAATGGATTCACTAACGGTGAATATTCCTCCAGTTGTAAAAATTGAAAATGTAGTAAATTATTGCGGTTATGCAGTTTCGGGAACTTTTGATTTTTCAGGAATTCCCAAACAATACCACGGTTTATTTTTGCGTATTTTAATGGCTAGATTGGGAATAGAATATGAATATACTGTTAAAAAAAATAAACCACAGAAGAAAATAAATTTCTGGACTAAATGGAAAAATAAGTTTAAGTAATTATGGGTTTTAAAGCATTTTGGTGATGCCATAGTTTGTGGAACTATCCAATCGGGTTCGATTCCCGATAAGACCCCCATCTTGAGTGTGCAATAAAATATAAAAATTTCTGTTGCACGTATCACAAGAACATGTATAGTAGCTACGGGAGGTTATGCAAGCTGGGCTTGTCGCGGTCTTGAAAACCGAGGGATCTCTAAAAAAGGTTGGGGTTCGATTCCTCAGCTTCCCGCCAAATTTTATGGAAGTGACGCAAATGCTGGTTTTTTGCGGAGATTTGCTAAATCTCTGATCTCTAAAAAAGGTCCAAGGGTTCGATCCCCTTCTCTTCCGCCAATTTAACTTATAAATTATGACCACACAACAACTCTTTATTCCTAAGAAACTAAAAATCGGGTTTCGAGAAAGAACTGATACGTTTACTAAAAAACTAGCATATGTCATTTATTACGATGAAAAAAATGTGCTTCGTAAACAAAAAAGCTGGGACAGTTGGCGTGATAAAAATATTGAACCAATTGAATTGGATAACAATCCAATGGACGGGTTTGTAATTAATAAAAATGTTGAGCGTTATAATTGGAGTCACTTTTCAAACAATAGAAGTTATATCCGAATCTATGATTCTAGAGGTGTAGAATTTGAAATTACTCCTGAAAACTTAATTGGAATTTTGATGCATTCTGATTGCAGTCGCCGGGTTTTAGAAGGAAAATATGTATATGCATGGAGCGGTAAAGAATTGGTGTTACTACCAACTAATAGTCAGGAATACGTCGATTCTGTTGCATATACTAAAAGATTAGAAACAAAAATTTCAGCACGGGAATTAAAAGCAGGTCTTTCATATAAAACTAAAAAAGGCGAAGATGTAATTTATATGGGTCGATATGACTTTTATCAAATGGATTATAACGAGCCTGATTATAGTCGTTCCCGGCATAAAAAAGAAAAGGTTTTTATTTTTGTGGACAAGGATGAAAAGATAAGATTGGGCATTTCTGTAAAACACTTGTCATTGTTGAATTCTCCGGAAATTGTTGCGAATTATGCAGAACTTTCGGATAGAATTTTAAGTGATGTTCGCTTCTACAAGGATGAAAAATGGGAAATGGTTCCAGTTGAAATTGATGATATTTGTCGAAATAATACTGGAAACCACCCTGTTCATCTAAGATATTTCTTAAAGACGAATGATCCAGATATCTATAAATCAGTAGATGTCTTTAGTAAAAATCATGTCAGGTGGAATGCAATTATTGATAATATTATACATGATTACAAGTATCATAGAGATCCAGACCGAATTTTATCTCAATCAGAAATTGACGAAATGGTACAAAATTCATATTTTTGCGTAGCTGACGGGTATTATTCAATAAACATAGCAAATCAGACCATTTTTAGTAGTAATTCGACCCATTATGGTAGGTATAAAAACTCTCTCCACTCAGAAGAGAGTATTAAGAATTTAGGATTACTTGCAGTACAAATGGAACTTTCCAACAATAAAAAAGTTATTATTGAATCCCTAGACAAAATCTAATTTTATGACTAAAACATCAGACGAAAAAATCGAACAAATTTTTGCAATTTTGCAAGAAAAGAAAAAAGCACTCCTTTCTGCTGAAAAACCAAAGTGGAAAACTCATCTTTCCTTCTCATATCAGGAAGAAGGAAAGAACGTTGAGCGAATTAATATTCAAGTGTGTAATGATTTACAAACACTAGTTAATATTGCTGCATTCTTGATTTCTAAAAAAGAATACACTGACAAGGCATATCAACTTTTGAATGTATCTAAAAGTTTTCCTTTTTGGCATAATTTTTCTTTTGATGATTGGATGAGTGATATCTCTACAAGAGTTAATCAACTTCAAATTTCCTCCAAAAAGAAAGAAATTGAAGATTTGGAAAAGAAATTGGATGTTTTGGTTAGTCCGGAAAAGCGCCGAGAAATGGAGCTTGAAGCGATTACAAAATCGCTTGCGGATTTATAATTTCTTATGCAAAAAAGATATCTAATAAGTCTAAAACCTGAGTACCATCAGGAAATAGTAGAAATAGCAGACAAAATAGCGTCTCTTGGTGGAATTATTCATCGTGTTATGTATAGTATTGGAATTATTAGTGCAACAATAGATAAGAATGTTTTGGAAAAACAAGATTTTTTTATCGAAAAAGTAAAATCATTTCGTGAAGACAACGTGGTAACAATCATATAATCTCTAAAATGTTGTTTATAATTTTCGTGTATGGGATAATCCCATGTTCTTGTTGCTTGGCCCGTCAGCAAGAATTTCGGAATATTTAGGAGTCCAAATCCTAAGTAAAGTTAACGGGCCGCCAATTTTTAATTAAAATGAAAAAGCCGAAAAAGCCTGAAGAATATTTTTGGGAGACAACAATAATATCTGAAAAAACTATTTCCAGCGGTGAAATAGTTGATGATAAAATCCCCATAGAATATAGTGAAATTGTAATCACGGAATATAATGGCGATCCTATTGATTCTGTTAAAATAGTAGAATATAAGCATAAAAAAATTCGGAATCTAAAATATAGCGAAGAACTTGCAATCTATTTAAAGGAAATGGAAGCGTATAAAGAAAAATGCGCCGAAATATATAAAAAATCCCAAGAAACTCAAAGACTCAATGCTATTAAAAAACTAGAAAAACTAGAAAAACTAGAAAAACTTCGGGCAAAACGATAAAAATTTTAATTATGACAAGCCTAAATCATAACCATAGAGGTTTAGTTCTGTTGCCTGAAATTTGTCCAGAAGAAGAAATTTTTAATTTCTCTTGTGGTTATAATAGATTATACAGTTTAGAGAATAGTCCTGAAATTATTATTGGAGATTTTGATTGCTGCGGAAATACATTGACTAATTTAGAGGGCGGTCCAAAAATTGTGAAAGGTACTTATAATTGTGAGTACAATTCATTAACCTCTTTGAGAGAAGGACCAAAAAATACTCGTTCATTTTGGATTGCATCTAATAAATTGACAAGCATGATTTATAGTCCGAAAAACAATGAACAATTGATATTTGCTGATCGAAACCATTTACTCACTTTGGATTATACTCATACCAGAGTCTTTTATTCTTATGTCTGGATTTTATGAATTTAGTAATAAAGATTTAATATCATTAATTGAAATTTTTCCCAAAAAAATTGAAGGTGATTTATATCTTTGGGAAAATAATCTAACTAGTTTAAAAGGATCACCCATTTTCGTCAGTTGTTCTTTTATATGTTCCATAAACAAATTAACTACTTTACTATATTTTCCGAAAATTGTTAAAGAACTCGTACATGTTGATGCTAATAATTTATTAGGTTTAGATTATATTCCACAACTCAGTTGCGACGATCCATCATTTCCGTTGTTTATAAATTATTAATCATGACGACATACACTGCCTTAAATAGCAAAGGATTAATTTCATTAGTTGGAAATCTTCCAAAAGAAATTGAAAGCGATTTATATTGTGCCCATAACAAACTGGTTAATTTAAAAGGATCACCAAAAATTATTAGAGGATGGTTTGTATGTTCTAGAAATAATTTAACAAGTTTTTTATATTCTTCGAAAATTATAACACTTTATTTTTGTATTGAAAAAATAATCTGCTTAGTTTAGATTATGCAACTAATGGTCGTATATATCATGACTAAACCTTTTTTATTAATGGCGGGACATTATTATGAACCGGAAACTGGATCAGGATGCTGGAAGGAATTTTATGAAACCCGTGAAAAAGCAGAAAAAGATGTATTAATTATAGATACATGGTATTGGATAAAAGATCAAAGATATGAATGGTACGAAATTAAAGATATAAGAGAATTTACTAAATGATTTGACATATCAATTAAATGTGTTAAACTAAAATAGTCTGAATATGGTTCTGTAGCTCACTCGGTAGAGCGTTTCCTTGATAAGGAAGGGGTAGCAGGTTCAAATCCTGCCAGAACCACCAATTTTATTTCTGTAGTTTAATTGAAAGTACAACTTTCATTGGTAAAACATTTTTTCTAGAGCGCGAATTTGCTGGTTCGAATCCAGCCGGAAATACCATTTTCTCAGAAATTTACTTGACAACGCTTCTTTTCTGAGTAAAGTAATTTTGTGGAAGTTAAAAGCCACAACAAAACAAAAAATAAATTATGAAAAACATGATTACATCTATCGTAGTTGCTCTTGCAGCATTCGTCGCTCCTGTAAATGCAGGCACTCCAACTGTTGTCCCTCCAACCCCGGTTGAGGATACTAGTTTCGGAGTTACTGCAAAGGCTTTCGCAAGTGTTGTTCTTGACAATAGTGAAGAAGCCGTTGGCGGTGGAGTATCGCTTGAAGTTCCTGTTGTGGGAAATCTGAAGGCGGAACTCGTTGGTTCAGTTCTTGAAGATGAAGTTTATAGCCTTGGTGGCAATCTTCTTTATTATGTTCCTGTTTATAAGAATGTTTCCGTTTATGCACTTGCAGGTGGTGCATACGATTTTGAAACGGACCAGTGGGGTGTAAAAACAGGTGGTGGTGTGAGTCTTGCACTATCTCAAACTGTTAATGTATTTGCAGATGCTGCATATGTGTTTACCGTGGAAGATAGCGAATCTGATGGTGTGGTCAGTATTCGTGCAGGAGTCGGATTCAAGTTCTGATAAGTAATAAAATATAAGAGTAGTAAAATACTCTTATATTTCTGGGAGGATTTCCTTACGGTGGACTGTAAATCCATTGCCTCAATTTGTAAGGTGGTCCGGCAGCAAGTTCGATTCTTGATTCTCCCACCATTTGTCTTGATAGTTTAATGGTAAAACCCAGATTTTACATGTCTGTGTCATAGGTTCGATTCCTATTCGGGATACCATTTCGGTCTTTAGTATAATGGATAGTACGCAACGCTACGAACGTTGAGATGGGAATTCGATTTTCTCAAGACCGACCATTGGGTATATGGCGTAATTGGTAGCCGCACCAGACTTAGAATCTGGCGGATTTATCCGTGTAGGTTCAAATCCTACTATACCCACCAATTTTTACTAAAAATGAAAAAGGATCTAATAACTGTAACAGGTAGTGTTACAAAAATTCTACCAAATGCAATGTATCGTGTTTTATTGAAAAACACTGAAAAAGAAATCTTGTGTTATTTATGTGGGAAAATGAGCAAACGATTTGTTAAACTAGAATTAGCAGACAATGTTCAAATTGAAATGAGTCCAATTGATTTGGAAAAAGGACGAATAATGAAACGGTTGACCTAAAAAATTTACGAAAAACAAGCAAAAATCACTTTGACAAAACCCTAAAATCACTTATATTATCACTCTTATGTACAGCATGACTATTAAATCTACCACAAATTCAACTATGATGAACTCTAAATCTAAACAAACTAAAACTCTTCCTAAGCTCAGTGCAGGATTCAAGAAACGCTGGGTGGATGCACTTCGTAGTGGGAATTATATCCGTCACCATGGAGGAAAACTTTATTGCTCCCACACAGATTCATATTCTCCGATTGGAGTAGCATTCAAAACTTCTGGTGTTCCCGCCTATATGCTGGAAGATGAATATTACCTCAATGATACTTGGAACTTTGTTCCAAAGGAATTGTGTGGTCAATCTCCAATTATTGAAAAGATTAACCACCTTAATAACCATAAAAAAATGTCATTCAATTGGATTGCAAGTTATATTGAACGATACCTCTAAATTTAACCAATAATAAAAAAGCCCGCCATGGAAACATGGCGGGCTTTTTTTGTTGACATTTTTCAGGAATCTTGTAGCATGTTTTATGAGATTCATGAGCAATGTTTTGAAGAAAGTTTATCCAAAAGCAGTTGTTGCACTTAGTAGCGGTGCAGACAGCATTGCAATTCTTCATTTTCTAAAAACGAAATATCCTAAATTAGATTTGTCAGCAATTCATTATAATCACAATCTTCGTAGTCAAAATTTTGACATGCAAAAGAATGCTGAAATTTTTTGCAGTGATTATAATATTCCGCTGACTGTAAACGTGCGAGAAGCGTCTGAGAAGGAGATTTCATATAGTGAGGCAGAACTACGCACCCTCCGGTATCAGTCGTTCAGGGGGCAAGGAAACGTCATTACAGGGCATCACTTGGATGATGCCGTAGAAAGTTACTTGATGAACTGCTTTAACGGAACACCGGAATATCTACCAATTCCTAATGAAACGGAATATAAACTTTTGGGTTTTTGTGTTTTTCGTCCTTTTTTAATTTCAACAAAAGAACAAATTTTAAAATATATTTCAAATCATAATTTAGAAAAGTATGTAATTGAAGATGAAACAAATGTTGAATTAAAATACCGAAGAAATTGGATTCGTCATAAAATCATTCCAGAAGTTAAACAATTTTATAATCTACAAACAATTGTAAAAAAGAAATATTTGAAAAAGTAAAAATAAAAAAGGGAGAATTTAAATTCTCCCTTTTTTATTTTTTTATAATCTTGGTATTCCAGTTGGCGGACAGTCTCCTGTTGTTTGTTGAATTTTACTTTCGTAAGTTGAAAACACATCATCAATTAGGTTATTATTCACATTTGTAGAATCAACAATTCCTGTGTCATAACCTTGTGCTGGTCGCCAGTATTGATAATGAAATGCCGCAGTAAAGGTTGTTCCATCTACGCTTTCCTGATTGTATGAGATTTCGCTAACATTTTGAATATAAACACCATGTAATCGGTAAACACGAATAATTTGACATTTTGGTGATAAAACCGCAATATCAATACTTGTGTTTTCGCAAGGAAGATTAAACTTGCCACAGCTTGTTTCATCATTAGCAGTCTCAAAGCTCCAACGTTCCAAAGCATTACGAGCAAGAAAGTCTCCTGCTGTGCGGAAAGTTAATGTCCAAGGATTGTTGTCATATGCTACTTGACCCGGAACTTTAAAATTAAAACCTTGATAAGGAATATCAATGTTTTGAATACTGCGACCCGGAATGCTGGAACTTGTTATATAAACCCGTCCCTCTTGGTCAATCAATTCTCTACGAACATAATCTGGAACATTATTCATGTCCAAAAGTCTTAATTGGAAGTTACGTGAGAAGTCGTGTTGACTAAAAACTTGCATTGCTTTTTTAATACTGCCTAGTGCCATAATAATTATTTATCATAAGAAATGGTTTTTAATAAAAAAGACCCGGAAGTTTTCTTCCGGGTCTTTTTTTAAATTATGTATTCGTAATTTATTTCTGCAAAATCTATAGAATCTTCTAATTCTAGTGATAATGAATACTTAAACGGTATTCCTTTCATTTTTTTCAAACATGTTTCAATGTCACCTCCAACTGAATCTATGTAATGAAGAATTTCTCTGTAATCTATATCTTTTTCCTTTACCTCAACACCTGTTAATTGACTTGTATGATTTATAAACTTCAATGCATTGCAAAGTGCCATCCATTTACTAACTTCCTCGACATTCATGTCCTCCGCTTTTTTAATTGGATAATTATCCTGTGATGCGAATTCTTGAATTTTTGGGTTCATATATTCTTAAAAGAACTTCACCAACAAAAGGAACACTTTTAATTTTTAATGCTACTGGATTAAGATTGTCAATAACAAATTCTATATTTTCTGGTAGAATTTTACAATTTTTTATAACATCAAAAGTAGAATTTTGAAGTATTAGTGCATCATTACTTGTTCGATTTGATGCTGCATACCGATCAAAAATTTGACGCAAACTTTTTGATAAGGTTTGATAATGTTCTCCATAACGAGTCCAGAAATCAAACGGATTGCGCCTCATGCTTACTTCACATGATTTACACATGAATTCTTCTTGAATTTTTTCTTCACTTCCAAGAGATTCAAAAAGAGATTGATATTGATCTGGATTTAGTATTTTTTCATTTTCGCAAAAGCCGCAGGTTACTGTTCGATTAACGCGAGAAAGTTCTTGTTTTTCAACAAGAACTGTTTTAGCAGGTTTCGCCCTTTTAACTTTATTTTTTGATAAGTCGGGTAATATAATTGATGATAAGTCTTCCATGTTTTAATAATTTTCGTAATTCAAAATTCCTGCTAATGCTCCTAAAAGAAGCGGAAGCAAAAATTTGTTTTCTACATTACCCTCTTTTGAAAATTTGTCAATAAGTTTTTCAATTGTTTCAAAAGAATTTCTAAGTTCTTCTAATTCACTTTCTTTTAAATGCGGAAAGGTTTTTTTAAACGAGAAAAAATATGAATCGCAAAACTTTCTAAAAAAAGATGCACTATCAAAAACATTAACATTTGTGCGAAATGTTAAATTTGTCGCTTTTGAAAAATGAACCAAGTTTGCATCAGGAATGCTTCTCAATAAATCGTTAATTGCATAATGTAAATTTTCTCTGGCAATATTTATATCTGAAATATTTAATTTTTCTGCTAGATTATTAGGAATTGCCGAACGATCTAATGGATCATAATCATAATCTGGTTTAAAGTAACTCATAATTCAGGATTGATAATCGGTTCTGTAATTGCCGCAGTCATGAAATTTGTATGAATTCCATTAAACTTTTTGCAATTTTCACACCGAAATTCCGTATCAGTCAAATCAATTTCGATTTCATTTTTATGTCCACAATGAGCGCAATTAAGAGGAATATAATATTTTTTATATGGTTTTTTAGAATATTCAGTGATTGCATTTGTAATCTTTCTTCCTTCCAAGTATTGATCACGATAAATACTCCATGCAATTTGCAAACTATTGGCAATCCAAAAAACTGCCCAAAAAGGAATATTATATATTGCATTTAAACCATATGCTATTGCTCCACTAAAAACGCTTATAATGGAAAAAGATGTAATTATTAATAGTATTTTTTTACTAATTTTCATATTATTTCTTAGGTGGTTCTATAATTTTGGTAATTCCTGTTTTTAAAAAGGTGCCGCATCTTCCGCAACGCCATTGACATTCCATTACTAGAGATCCATCAGCTTTACGAACAGGGGCTTCTCTACCCGGTGTCATTTGGCGACAGTTGCGACATGAAATTGGTGTATTTTGTAATAAGTTCATATTTTTATTTACATTCGGATGAATGATAGTAAATCATTATTCGATTTATTCCTATCAAATAGATATTTCCATTCATTGAAATTATTCAGAAAAGCAATACATTCATATTCCGTGAATAAATCTTTTAAAGTTTCTTCATTAAAATCTGGATTATTAATTTCTTCTTGCTTTTTATAAAAACTATATTCTTCAGGATAAACCACTTCAGTATTGGACAAATCCATAACGAGTAAGTTACGATTAATAATTTCCTGTTGTTCTTCTGTTAATGTCAAATCAACATTACTAAAATCTATATTGTTATTTTTATAAATCTTTTCTGCAAGGTTTTTTGCTTTAATTTTTCCGTATTTTTCCAATCCAGAAATATTATCAGATTTATCTCCGAGAATACTTTTAAACAATACAAACATTTCAGGAGTTTTACAATTTGTATATTCTTGGAAATTAATAATATCTACAATTAGATTTTTTGTAGGCAAGAATACGTGAATATTTTTTCTGATTAACTGTAGGAGATCATGATCGCTGGACACAATTAGTGTTTTTTCATTTGTGTTAATTGTCAAGTAACGGATTACGTCATCTGCTTCCATATTAACAGGTAAAATTGTTTGAATGCCCAATGCATCAATAAATTTCTGAATATGAGAAATAGTATTCAATAATTGAGTTGTCTTGTCGTTTTCGACCCGATGTTCTTTATAAGGAACTAGTTCACGACGAAAGTTCTTTTTAAAAGAATTTAATTTTTTGTCCCATGTCAGAATGATTTTTTTAGCCCTATATTGCGACGTTACTGATTTCAACATATATAAGAACTGATGAATTGGTGTAACATTCAATTCATTTACAAATTTATCAGGACGATTTACAAAAAATGCACGGAATAGAAAATTATTGCCGTCGATAATAATGGTGTCGTAATAGTTTGACATATTTTATATTACAATAAAATATAAAATTGTCAAACTATATTTTTGTACAGTTCCTTCATTTCATTTCCAACTTCTTTTGGAACTTTTTCTACAAATTCAATAGAATTATATGCTAATAATGTTTCAAATGATAAGATACTCATATCAAATTTTTGAATTTTACCAATATTCAATTTTAATCCACTAACAGTTTTTTCATGTTTTTCTATAATTAATAAACCTAATCCTTGATTTAATTTTGAAGTATATGCATAATATCCATAAGGAATTATATGAATTACATTTTTAGTTTTTTCTGTTGACATATCTATATAGTGATTTACTGTAAAAAGACGCTATTTCAATAAATAGTTTCATATGTTGGTATGGTCGAGTGGCTAAGGCTCGGGTCTGCAACACCCGCCACACTGGTTCGATTCCAGTTACCAACTCCATTTTAATTTTTATGAGTAATCTAATATCTTCAAACCGAATAAATGTAACTGTTGGAAATCAAACATTTTCCATTCCAATTGATAAAGCACAAGAAGTTGTCAGAATGTTGGCACAACTACAAAGTATTCAAATTAAAGAAAATCCTAGTCCCATGCTTCAATATCAAGGAAAGACACTAATTAATGGATAATTCACAAATTATTTTTGCAACAATTATAGCAGTCTTAGTAATAGCCTTATTTCATGGCGAGTAGAATATCTCTTTACAAAACTATATCTTCTGCTAAAATACCCTATGACTCTTCAACAAGTATGGACAGAAAAGTATCGCCCCCAAAATATTGAAAATGCAATTCTTAGTGATGATGAAAAAAAGTTTTTTTCTGAATTAACGGATATTCCGAATAATCTTTTGTTTATTGGTTCTCCCGGAATTGGTAAAAGCACAATTGCAAAAATTCTTGCAAAAAAGTTTTCTCCAAATGCTTATTTGTATATCAATGCCAGCGAGGAAGGAAATATCGAAACTGTAAGAAATCTGATTTCTGATTTTATTTCAGTTAGTAGCATTGATGGCACACAAAAAATTATTATTTTGGATGAAGCAGACGGAATTTCATTAATTGCACAGCAAGCATTGCGAAGTGTTATGGAAGGATATCTGGACACCTGCAAGTTTATTCTTACTGCAAATTACCGAAATAAACTTATTGAAGCAATTCGGTCACGTTGTCAGGACTTTAATTTTAGTTGTAGTGAAAAACAATTAATTCAACGAGTCATTGAAATTATCAAGGCAGAAAAAATAGTTGTTGAAAAAGAACAAGTCAGTAATATACGAACATTAGTAAAACAATATTTTCCAGATATTCGTAAAACAATTAATGAATTACAAAAATGCTGCCAAACAGGAAAATTTATTTTCAAGAATGATGCTAAAAGTGATTTTGTATCTGAACTTAAAAAAGATATTGATGGAGAGGAAAGTGTTTTTATTATTCGCCAAAAATTAATTGATCACTCTGAGAGTTTCGGAAACGATTATCACTTTTTGATGAAAGGATTATTTAATCTTTATTCAAATGAAAGAGATGTTACTAAGTGCTTGATTATCAGTGAATATATGTATCGTCATGCATTTGTTCTTGACCAAGAGATTAATTTTTGTGCATTACTTTTCAATTTAAATACTAAAAGTAAGATTTAATAATAAATAGTGGATACTATGATTACATTTCTCATGTTAAAGTTAGAAGAAGAACAAAAAAAGATTTGTTCTGGTAAAAATTCTAAAAAGAATGAACCTCTAAAATCCAGAGAACCACCTAATAAAATTCATCATACTATAATTAATAAATAACTTTTAAAAAGGCATTCTTAACCGAATGCCTTTTTTTATTATATAGATAAGTAAAGATATGAATCTACAACCAAGTACAAGTACCTTGTTTAATGACCGTCGTGCCCTTTTTTCTTGGGAATTAGCAACAGGAGGACACGGTCAAATTTATTTTTCAACCGCAGGAACATATACTGCCCCAGCAGGTTATGTATTTTATACAATAGATTTTTTAACTGACTCAATTCTTGCTAGTGTTGGTTTTCGTAATACTAATGATACAAACACTCTTATATATTCTGCAACAAATAGTAATTTTGCTAACAGAGCATATCCTGCTGGATATTCATGGATTGCGCCATTAACGAGTTTTACGGTTACGAGTGGTGTTGGAATTGCATTTATGTATAAAAAATTCATTCCTGAAGAATTGTTTTGCGTTTAATATTTTATGAGAAGAATATCTGCTCCAAGAATATTCAAACATTGGAATCGAAATCTTTTAGGAAAAGGAGGAAGTGGAATAACGCCTCCAACTCCGGTGCTAACATCTGCTTTATTAAAACAGGATGGAACTTTTCTTTTACAACAGGATGGAAGTAAATTATTATTAAATCAGAATTGAAAAACAATCTCATAGTAATAAATAATTAGTATGCCTGATTCCAAAATCACAGATTTAACTAGCTTAGTAACACCATCTGATAATGATGTTTTTCCAATTGTTGATGTATTAAATGATACTACTAAAAAAATAACAGTATCAACGCTTGGAAGTTTCTTCAATACTGCCGTAAATTCGAACAGTGGTAATTGGAATAGTGTATACACTAATGTAAATTCAAATAGTGGTAATTATATTTTAGATGGAGGTAATACAAAAGGAGGAGCAATAACTGCGGGGACTAAAAATACCCAACAATTTGGTTTAATAACAAATAATGTTACTAGAATAGAAATTGGTTCTTCAGGAAATATAAGTTTTAGGGGTCTAAATGGAGCTTTACCTGTATCTAATGTGGGCTTATTAAATATGAAATTTACAAATGGGACACCATTTGGTATCAGAATAGAAAGAAGTGATAATGCAAATGTTTTATTTGGTGTACAGCAAACGAATGGAAGAGTTATTAACACATACGGGGCACAAATGTCCATTTCGGAAGATACAAACGAACGCATACGTTTACATAGTTCAGGACCATCTTGGTCATTTTATGAACTAGGTATTGGACTAACCACTCCAACTCGCCAATTACATGTAAGAGCAACAAGTGTATATTCCTCTAGCCCGACAATAACAGAAGCATTGAGTTCTCCGTTTCCAGTATTGCGTATTGATAATGCAATGGTAGGAACACCTTCCAATGGAATTGGGACTCGTATAGAATTTGGTACGAAAGTATTATCTGCATCAAATATTTTTGTTGGAAATACTATTGATTCAGTTGCAACAAATGTTGCAAGCGGTACTGAATCCTTTGACTTTTCATTTAGGAATAGTAATGCTGGAACAGCACATGCAGAAAGACTTCGTATAAAATCTACAGGAGCAATTAAATTTACCAGTGTTGGTGCAGATCCATCTTCTCCAGAAACAGGAGATGTTTATTTTAATAGCATAGTTAATAGATTACGTTTTTATGATGCATCTAATGCTCGTTGGAATAATGTAAATTCCACTAGAACAATTGAAACATTTATTGCAACGGAAAATCAACCAGTTTCCGCAAATTTTGCAACACTTGATACAAGAAATATTGATAATATTGCTGTATTGAATTTTCCTCCTCTTGCTCCTAATAGAGAAGCACGATTTGTAGGAATAATTCCAGAAGGAACAATTATGAATGATGGATTGTTGGTTAAAATTCGATTTTCTACAAGAACGGCAACAACAAGCAGTTGCCGTTGGGGAGCACAAATTAAGAAAGTTTCTTCATTAAGTTATGCAACATCTGCATCAGTTGATGTTCCAATTACAGGAACTGCGGGATTATCATTAATGAATGGAGATATCATATTAACATCAACTGATTCATTAACCGAAGGAGATGCATATGCATTAAGAATACTTCGTGAGAGCAGCAATGCTGCTGATACAATGGCAGACACTGCACAATTAGTTAGTGTTGAAGTACGAGCAATTAATTAATAAATTTTATGGCATATATTTTTAATGGTACAAATCGTCTCCAAAACCTCGGATTTACCACTACATTCTCATTACCAGTAACAATTGCAGCAATGATAAAACCTTACAGTCATCCATCAACATTCGTAGCAATAGGTGATAGTGCAACCATTGCTGGCTATACAGGTATAGCATTTAATGCGTCGGGACAATCATTAGCATTCGCAAGAGATACTGCTCAAGCTCAAGGGTTTAGCCAATCCGCAGCATCTGCTCCTGTAAATCAATGGTGTCATGCTGCTGGAGTTTTCTCATCAACTAATTCTAGAACAGTTTATCTTAATGGAGTAGTAGCTCCCACAAATACGGTAGCAATAAGTGCTGATACTAATAGATTTAATAGATTGAATCTTGGTGGTAGAGCTGTTGGAGCTAATTTTGAAAGTGTTTTTAATGGAGAACTTGCGGAAGTTGCAATTTGGACTGTTGCTTTAACTGCTCCCGAAATATTATCCTTATCCAAAGGATTTAATCCGAGACTAATTCGTCCAAATAGTTTAGTAATTTTTAATAGATTACTTCGTCCACAACAAGATATTAGAAATGGCATAGTTTTATCCAATACAGGAAATGTCTTAATATCAAATGATCATCCTCTTGTTATCTGATATATAAAGTTTAAAGTATAAATATACTATATTATGCCAATACCAATTCAAGAACCAATTCAAACTCCAGTAATTCCATCAAAACTATTTGATATTTTATGGATTTATCATTTAGCAATTCATTGCCCAACAACTTCCAGAGGAAGTGTGCAAATTTCATGTTTGCCTATGAGTTCTTCGACTGGTGATTTAGGATCATCATCTTTATTACAAACTGTTCAAACTGATGAATTATTTCTAGCAGTTCAACAAGTACCAGAAGTTGCAATTGCTTTTCAATCAGTTATTAATGCAGTTGCACCATTACAAGCATGGGTGAATGCCAGAAATAATCCAGTTATTGTCGAACCTACACCAGAATAATTATGTTATTTGATGATTTCGTAAATACTATATTAGAAAATAAAGAAATTCTTTTAAAATACATCGTTAAAAATAGGAACGATAAATTTAATAGAAAAATAGATAAAAAATATAAAACTGGTTGGACTGAAACGGTTGTTGCTTATTCACCCGAACAGGCGAAATTTAAAGCATTCCAAATATATGCAAATGAAAGACATATTCCAGAGCGTTCAAGAAAATGGATGTTTAAACAATTTTCACAATTTGCACTAGTCGAGTATATTCAATCTGAATATGGTTAATGTTTTTGCTAATTTTTAAAATTAATCATTATATCATCAATCAAAATTATATTAAGGAATATATAATTTTGAATAGTAAATACTAATAGCATGGCAGACTCTATAATTACAGACTTACCAATTTTAACTACACCAGATAATTCTGATGTTTTACCAATTGTAGATATAGTAAATAATACAACTAAGCAAGTAACAGTTAGTTCTATAAAAAGTCCATATTTAATTGTAGATGAACCAACAACTACTGCACTTCAAAATAATGTCACAGTTAAAATCAATCATCCAGATCAATTGGATAGTTCCCTAGTTTTGACTCCAAAAGGAAATGGTGCATTTATTCTCGGATCAAAACCAGACGGAACACTTGTAGGAGGAAATGCACGCGGAGATATAGCAGTTGATTTACAAATGAGTCGGTCTAGTGCAGAAAATGTTGCAGGAGGAAATTTCTCTGTAATTGCAGGAGGACTTGATAATAAGATAACACCTGGAGCAGATGGAGCAATCGTATGCGGCGGATATGGAAACACTGCAAGTAGGTCGTTTGCAGTGTGTAATGGCGGACAATTGAATACTGCTGGTGATTATTTTGCCGTGGTGAATGGCGGAGAAAGGAATACAGCTTCTGCTGAATTTACATTAGCATCTGGGTATAAAGCGGTTGCAAATAGATTGGGGATGGAAGCAAGGGCAAATGGGTCATTTTCAACTACTCCGGGAGATGCACAAAGAGGTTCAATGATACTAACACGCATATTGCTCTCATCATCACCACAAAACCTTGGGGTTAATAATAGTCTTCCATCTGGAGCAGATATCACCACAGCAACCCAATTTATATTAATGGATAATCAAACTGTTATGGTTGATGCATTTATAATTGGTCGTTCGTCATCTGGTACTTCTAATGCTTGTTATCAACGTCGTTGTCTTATTAAACGTGATGTAGGAGCAGCAACTACAGCTATTATAGGATCTGTTCAAACTATTGGAACAGATATAGAAAGCAATGCTGCATGGAATGCCACTTTAACTGCAAATACTACAGATGGCGGATTAAATGTAGTTGTTACTGGAACAAATACATCAATAAATTGGTTTGCAGAACTTCAATTCAGGGAAGTTATATTTGCTTAAATTTACTAAATAACAGAAATAAGTACTAATAACATGGCAGACTCTACAATCACAAATTTACCAATTTTGACAAATCCTGCAAATAATGATGTTTTGCCTATTGTTGTTATATCAGAAAACACGACTAAAAAAATAGCATTCAGTGCATTAAAAACTCCGTATTTAACTATTGATGATCCATCAACTTTTACACAAAATAATGTTACAGTCAAAATTAATCATCCAAATCAAACAAATAGCTCATTAGTTTTAACTCCACAGGGAATAGCCCCATTTATTCTCGGACCAAAACCAGACGGAATGGATACAGGAGGAGATCCACGCGGATATCGTTCAGTTGATTTACAAATGTCTGGCAACGTACCTTATCTAAAAAGTGACCCGTCAAATGTTTGTGCAGGAGCAGAATCAAGTATTCTTGGGGGGTCGTCAAACTCAATAAGTGACCTTAATACTTTTTCAATCATATACGGAGGTGATGGTAATAATATATTTGCAGATAGTGCAACATGTATTGGAGGTCAAACCAACTCTTTTTCCACTTTTGCTACTTATGGGGCATCAAGTATAATTGGGGGGGCAAACAATGCCGCAAATGCAGCATATACAAGAGCATCTGGTTATGCCGCAAGGGCAAATAGAATAGGCATGGATGCTCGCACAGTCGGGTATCTTATCACCCCTTTTGATGTTCAGAAAGGAACTATGCTTTTGCGTGGAACGTCTATTAATGCCACCCCTATAAATCTTGTTATGGACGGCAGTAATAGTTTAGGATCTACAAATATTTCTTTGTCAAATATGTTTGTATTAAATAATAGACAAACAGTTATGGTTGATGCATTTATTGTTGCTCGTTCAGCAGGTGGTACACATAATGCTTGTTATCAACGTCGTTGTCTTATTAAAAGGGAAGATAGTGCTGCTGCGACAACACTTGTAGGATCAGTTTCAGCAATTGGAACAGATATAGAAAGTGCTTCTGCATGGAACGTCACTTTAACTGCAAATACAAGTTATGGTGGTTTAAATGTGGTTGCTACAGGTGCAGCATCTACTTCCATAAGATGGTTTGCGGAACTTCAATTCAGAGAAGTTATAAGAACTTAATGTAATAATATACAAATAAATCTATTATTGTCAATTCTATAATTCGATTATAAATAGTGATATAAAATTATGCCAATACCACTTCCAGAAATAATACAAACACCTGCTATTCCTCAAAAATCATTTGATATTTTGTGGATTTATAACTTAGCAATTAATTGCCCAACCACAACCAGAGGAACTGTCCGAATTTCATGTTTGCCAATGTCTTCAACTACTGGAGAATTAGCAGACTTATCATTAATGCAAAATATTCATACTAGTCGGCTATTTGAAGCAGTACAAGCAGTTCCAGAAGTTGCAGCAGCATTCCAAGCAGTTATTGACGCTATCGTACCTTTACAAGAATGGATTGCATCTACTAATTCTCCCCAAGAACCATGAAATATCCTGTAGCAATAAATGAACAATGGAAAATTTATTAAAGTGATGAAAGTACAATCTATGTTAGCTTAATCTTTTTCTTTCTCTAATTTTATCACATTTTCATCAACTAAAATTAAAATTCGTTCAATTAAAAAACTAAAAATGGCACCACTAAAAATTAATAGTGGTGCCATTTTTATTGGAAAATATAAAAAGGAATAAAATGCACTAACATAAACTCCGGTGCACAATGCACATTTTATCAAGTCTCTTGTAAAACTGAATTTTTGTAAAAAAGGACGAATTTTCAATTTATCCATAATTGTTGCATGAACAATTATAAATGTTAGACCTGCACATGCTAATAACCAAACGAATGTTTCCATTCATTTACTTAAAAAGATTTTTGAAAAAATCTTTTAATTTTTGTAAAAAACTTACTTTTTTCTTTATCTTTATTCCTTGAACTTCTGCGTTGAATAATGTTTCAGGATTTACTACACCCCAACCATGCTGTTTATCAAATCCGACTTCACCAAGGTCAATACAACTTGCATACATTAATTTTTTAATTTGATTAACTGTTAAAGTTCTATTATTTTGTTTATGATATGCAATTAATAATGCAATTACACCAGTTACCGCAGGTGCTGCCATACTTGTTCCGCTCATAACTGCATAACCACCATTTATATATGTGCTTAATATTTCGTCTCCGGGTGCCATTAAATCTAATTCTGCACCGTAAGAAGAAAATTGGCTGCGATCTTTTAAGTCGGGACTTGTATAACTTCCAACTGCAATAACATCATCATATTTTGCAGGATATAAAACATTTTCCTGACCGTTATTACCTGCACTACACACCACTGGAATATTTTGCTTATGTAATTCCTTTAAAATATTTTCTACATCAGGCATTGGATACGGACTACCTAAACTCATGTTAATAACATCAGGTTTTAAATCTTTTAAACAATATAATAATCCACGAATTAAACTTTCATTTCCTCCAGAACCGTTTTTATCCAATACTTTTATACATACTACTCGGACTTCTGGCGCAATTCCTACAATTCCTTCTGCATTGTCAACTGCCCCAATCGTTCCGCTTACATGACTTCCATGTCCAACAAATAAATCGTATATATCCTCATTGTTAATAAAAGAACGGGATGCAGAAATATCTACATTATCTTTTAAATCAGGATGATTTTTCGGACAACCAGTGTCTAATACTGCAACAGTTACTCCTTTTCCTTTTGTTTTTGTCCATACTTTAGGAACGTTTAAATCCCTGACGTTTTGAGGATAAATCTGAGAAAGAGAAGAAATACTTCCTACATCATGTACTTTAAAATCAGGTAAAAAATAATCCGCCATAATATTTTATTTATTATGGCGGATTATTTTTATTAATCTTTTCCTGAATAGGTTTTTCGATTTCTCTTCAATAATTTGAAAACGTTTTTTCGTTTACGTTTTCTTGGAAAATATGCAATTTTTCGTTTTTCACTATATTTCCAATAAGGTTCATCGTCTCCATGACAATACCCGCTACCAAAAATATCAATATACATTTCTTTTGTACATTCCAAAATAATATATTGATCTTTTTCAGGAAGGTACTTTTCCGCACAACCGCTTAAATTAATGCGAACCTCTTCTAATGCAAGTTCCCGACTAGGACCAATTCCCCAAATTACATCATTTGAGTCAATTCCGATAAAATATTTTTCTTTTTTCATTATTTTATTATTTTCCAGAACTGCCAAATCCTTTGTTTCCTCGTTCACCAACAGACAATTCTTCTACAACTTCTATATCCCAATTAACGGTTTGAATTGGAACTAATTGAGCAATTTTATCTCCTTTATGAATTATCTTTTTCTTAAAAAATGAAAAATTCAAATTGAGCATAATAACACTAATTTCGCCTGTATAAGTTTCGTCAATAACTCCACCAATAGTAGCTAATCCTTTACTTGCCATACTGCTTCGGTCTTTAATAAATGCACCATATCCTTTAGGAAATTCTACTGCAATTCCTGTTCGAATTTTTACAGGTTTTCCAAAAGGAATATACATGGTTTCTAGTGCATAAAGATCATAACCAAGATCCGTAGAGTGTGCCCTTGTAGGCATTTTAGCAGAATCTTCCAAAAGTTTAATTTTTAGAATACTTGGAACAACATAAGATCCGCTTAAAGACATAAGACTAGTTGACTGAGGATGTGATGAGTTAAAAGAAAATATTGTATGCATATTTTTAAAGTAAAGGTAAATGGCGTGTTATTTCATCAATTACACTGTTTCTCCATGGTCCAATGGCTACAGCAGTATAATCTTGAAGGGTGGAATCTTTTATCAGACTTGCATGAATTTTCTTTTGAGTTGCTTTCTCATAAATTGATTGTAGTTCTTCTAAAGAATTTACACCTACAACAATTTTTACAAATGAACCATTTATATATTCTTCAAAATACGGTCTGTTAGGAACGATCCAACCGTTGAGATTTGGATTATTGATATACCATGTTTCTGTTGGAATTTGAAACATATCGGGTTGAAGATTATCGAAAAAGATTTTCATGCATGCATGGGATGCTTGTGATGCGATTTTCCCTTTGCTCATTTTCAAATCTTTCCGAATCACTATTACCATTTTAATTTCTGGCTTTTCCATATCTTTTTGCAAGTTCGAAATCATAAATAGTATGCTTGTGGATTCCTCTAACAAACATATTGTCGTTGTTAGTAGTCTTTTGAAGAAAGGTATTACCATAATTCAAAGAACTAAAGGACAAGAACAATGATCTTACAATCATTTTTTCTTTGAACTTTTTAACTTCTTGTACTCCAACTGGAGCCAAGTTATTAAGAATGAAACGGTCCATTGGAGGAAGGAAATAATGTTCATATTCTGGGATTGAGTTTTCGTCTACAGGTGCATCAATTTCTCCGCTAAAAAGTTCTTCTTGGGAGATTTCTTCTGTTGAGTTGTCAGGTTCGGACATAAGGCACTTTACAGGATTTTCTGGATTTGTCAACGGTTTATGGTAAGTTTCTACTATTTTATAGTGACATGTATTTGTTATCCTTCACAATTAGTACAATTCATAATAGAACGTGCTAATTCTTGTGCAGGATTAGCACTGCGTTGATAATACAAACCTTTAATCTTTTGTTCCCATGCAAAAATCATTAATTCATTAACTTCTTTGGCAGCAGTTGTTGGAGGTATCATTATATTTAAACTTTGACCTTGATCAATATATTTTTGACGATTAGCTGCTTGAATTATAATTTCTTTTTGTGAAATTTCACCAAAAGTTTTAAATACTGCTTTTTCGGTTTCATCTAAGAAAGATAAATGTTGAACACTTCCGCCATGTTGTAAAATACTCATCCATGTTTCATCATCATCTTTATTTTTTGCAACGAGAAGATCGGTCAAATATGGATTTTTATAAGTGAATTTACCTTTAGCTAAATCTTTTACATAATAATTACTATTTAGTGGTTCAATACTAGGAGAAATTTGTCCTAAAATAAAACTACTAGATGTATTTGGAGCAACTGCAATAGTTGTTGTATTTCGTCTACCGTATCCTTTTAGAACTGATGGTTCTCCATATAATTTTGCAAGAGATTCTGTTGCATTGTCACATTTTTCCCTTATAAGTTTCCACATACTTGTATTAATCGCATGTGCCTGAATGCTTTCGAAAGGAATCATACTCTTTTGAAGATATGAATGCCATCCAATTAAACCTAACCCGAGTGCCCGATGATTTTTCGCAAAATTTCTCGGTGCTTCCATATATTTCATATTTTCAGTTTTATCAATAAATTCTGTCATAACTGCATCTAAGAAATAAATCAAAGTTTCTACTGCATCAGTATCTTTCCATTCTTCATAATGAAGTGCATTAATAGAGGACAAATCACAAACAAAACTTTCATCTGGACTATTTGGCAACATAATTTCATTACATAGATTTGAATGCCAAATCGTATATCCTTTGTCTTTATAAACTTGAGGAGCATAATTATTAGCATTATCACTAAAGAAAATATATGGATATCCTGTTTCAAAACGCTTTTTAATAACTTTACCCCAAATCTTTCTAGATTTAGAATCTCCGTTAACAACTTTGTTCATAAAATCGTCAGAGACACAAACACCCATACTCATTTCTTGAATATGATGCCCCGGATTTTTAATAGTTAGAAATTCCTCAATGTCTGGATGATCAATTGGAAGATATGCAGCAAAACTTCCCCGGCGAACATTTCCTTGGGAAACTACTTCCATCATTTTTTCATACAGTTCCATAAAATGAACACTGCCAGTGCTCTCACCTCCTGATGAAATCTTTGCCCCACGACCTCTCAATTCACCAAAATATCCAGAAGTGCCTCCTCCTGCTTTAGTCATCATTGCTACTTCTGAAAATTTAGTGCCCGCAATTTCTTCTAGCCGATCACCTATATAACTACCAAAACAACTAATTGGTAATCCACGCTCACGACCGAAATTACACCAAATCGGTGTAGAAAGATTGTACCATCCTCTTGACATATAATCTTCAAACTTAACAGCAAACCCATTTATTCCTAATATGTTTTCAGCACGCTTTGCAATTTGGATAATTCTTTCTTCAGCCGTTTCGTTTTCCAGCAAATATCCGCGTGAAAGGAATTTACGACTATCTTTATTCAACCAATAATATTTTTTAGTATTCATTTTAAATTTTTAAATTTTCATTACGTTTTTAATCAAACTATGATTTATCATGCAAATAGTTTGTTCTCCATTTTCATTTATAATAATGGAATCGAATTGGTTCGGCAATTCAGTATATAACAATGCATTATTTAATACATTGGTTAACATAATTGTATTAGCTTCCCTATTATCCCATGCAGCAGTCATCATGGATTTTATATCTATACTATTTAACTCACAATCAATTAGAAATTCTTTTGTTTCCGAATAATCCAGCATGTCATCAGTATCATACATTAATAAATCTAAATTATTTCCAAGAGTTAACTCCGCTGAATATACGTTACCGTGCATTCCGTAAAATTTTAATATTTCACTTTCCAGATTAGTAACAAACCAGAGAGGTTTTTCGGAATTAATATTTAAATTATCAGATTGAGAACCATGAAATCCTTTTAATATTTGTGTTTCATTATTTTCGAATAATTTATATAATTTATCAAAATCCATAAATTAGAATAAATCAGATTCATCAAAACTCTGGTTAGAACGAGAATATTCTGTTGGACGAGAATAGAAAAAGTCTGCCATATTATTTCCTAACATTTCCTCATCAAACCAACGAGTCTTAGCAATTATTGATGCATCAATTTCAAAAATCTTCGGGAATCCGATTTGAAAGAGGGATTCATTAATTCGATTTTTGATAAATTCTTTCAGAATAGGTGCGCTTAAATTTTCTTCATCAATACCATTAATCATCCAATCAATGATTTTACTCTCGCTCTTAAACGCTTCTCCTGCTTCAAAACATATTTTTTCTGTTAATTCTTCATCGAATAATTCAGGATGTTCTTCTCTAATAGTGTTTATTATTTTAATTCCTACTAATGCATGAATTGCTTCTTCATTTCTAGTATATTTGACTTGTTGATCTGTATCTTTTAATACATTATGAAAACGTGCAAACCAATTTATAACATAAAACTGGCTAAATAAACTAACATTTTCAACAAAAAGAGTAAACAAAATTAATGCATAAAGATATTGTTTTTTAGAATCTTTATAAAAGCGATGAGTATGTTTTCTCAAATATTTAACCCGTCCTTGAATCCATTCTAATTTAAGATTTTCTTCAAATACATCTTCTAAATCAAGAACACGAAGAAGACGTTCATATGCATTATTATGAATGACTTCGACATTTGCCATTACATATCCCAAATCTTGAAGACTTGGATGAGGTAAATTTTCTCCTAATTTTGCCCAAAAAGTTTTAACTGCAACTTCAATCTGACCAATAGCAGAAAGAGTTCTTACTATAATTTCACGTTCTTGATCATTTAAAATTACTTTGAATTGTTGAATGTCGCTTTTAAAGTTAAATTCTTTATCAGTCCAGAATCCATGATGCATTGAATCTATAAATTGTTCAGTCCATGGATAGCGATTCGGTTTTCGGGATATTTGTTCAGTAAAAATTGTAATTCGTGAGTCGTCTATATTATCGGAGTGTTCATCAGGGGTCATATGCGTTGTTATATTTACAGTAGTAAAGCCTTTTACTTTAGTACAAAACTTACAAAAATCAACATTTTTGAAAAGTTTTTTAGTAACCAGATTTATTATAATAGTTTTATATATTCAACAATCTTTTCGGGTTTCATAGCATATAACCCGGAAGTAGAAAATGCATTGCATTCAATAACTTTATAACGTTTATCATTTATAGATGCAATATCTATTGTTAAGATTTTATTTGGATACTCTTTAAAATCTTTTAGGAGACTAGTTACGTAGTCCATCATCTTTGGTGGACAGGAAGCCGCAGAAACAAGGTTGTTGCTGTAGCGGTACAAAGACACTCCTAAAATTTCCCCCTCGCAGGAAGCCGCAAAACGCCACTCTCCGGTAATGTCAAAATTGGGCTTGCTAATCACAACTAGATTTTCATTGTACTCTTCTGAGAAACTATCAAATTCTTCTATATCCAGAATTGTTCCTGTGAATACTTTATTTCCGGCATCTGGACGAACAAAGATTTTACAATCCTCGGAATATCTTCCCAAGATTTCATATTTTAATCTTTTAAGCTCAACGGCAGGTAAAATACAATAATCACGATTTAATAATTCATCGCCAAAAAAACGAGCATAATAGCTATATTTAAACCATTCAGAATTCTCGAAAACATTTGCTCCGATGTTTTTACTTTTTTCGACAAAATCGAAATTTCCAATTGCCAAATAATATGACCAGAAAATAAAATCTTTTTCTTCTGTCAAAATTTGATTGTATGTTAGAGCTTTTGAAAATGATTCAAATTGACTATTCCATTCATTACTAATTTTCTTTTTTTGTAAAAGTATTTTCATTTATTATTTTAATTGAACATCAAAGTATGTATATTTCTCCCCTTTTTCATTTATTTCCACTGCAATTCCAATATCATTTTCCTCAATTTCCAACATAATTAGTTTATCATTATTAGTAGTTAATTTTACTAAAATGCTATCGTCACTAGTTGGTGCTACACTATATACCGTGAACCCTTGACATAAAAGATTCAAAAATTTCCTAGTTGTTTCAATTGTAGTTTTAGAAAATGGCGGTGAACCATGACCGTCCCAATCGTTTTCTAATTTTTGGATTTTATCTAATTTTTCGTTAAATTCCATATTCATCATGCTGCTCATCTAGGTCGATGATTTCATCCGAATAATAAGTCAGTATTTCTCTTTCCAGTTCCTTTACTTCATCATTCAAATGTAGATTAGCTACTCTAAGAACATTTATTGTTTTCATTAGGAAATGAATAACAAAGAGAGAAGTTATCAATAATGCAGTAACGATTATACTAAAAATTATAATATTCATAAATTTATTAATCAAAACGCATTTTTGAATTTTGCAGATTCATAATTATTTGCTGTATGCGTTTTTAGAAATTGTACGGTTTAACCTGAGCAACCGAAAAGGTTAGGGACGTGCTGTGAAGCAACGGTTTTCCACCAGACAGTTTAATATACTGTCAAACTTTTACTTCAATCAAATTCAAGATTTGTTGATTCATTGCTGCATCAAACAATTGCCGGGGAGTTTCAATTTCATGACCATTCAAGAATGAAATAATAGACGGACTATAACCAGAGAAATAGTACGATCCTTTTTCCTTTGCAGTAGTTTCGAATTTTGTTTTTACATTTCCATAATAACTATTTGGAATATTCCACAATACAATTTGGAAAGAATTTGCAAAATCTTCACTAAAACCACCACTCAATAGTTTCTTTCGAGCAGTTTGAACATTTGTTTCATTTAGTTGACTTGGATTGAATTCGCCATCACTAATGCAAAGAATTCCTTTTGGAAATTCACTTTCAGAGATTCCAGTTTTCTTCAAAGTTACAAACAAATCAATTACACCTTGGAAGTTGGTTGATCCAAGACATGATGAATCATCATTAAACCATTTTTCAATTGGCGTTTGACCTTTCCAAGAATGCAATTTTGCATCAGAATTAAATTCAATCCAAGAATTTGCAAAACGACCTGATAGGAATTCTGAAAAATAAAGAGCAATTGATTTTGCAATATCATACGAACTAATTTTTGTTCCAATTGCATTTGATTCCATAGATCCTGAAGTATCCCGAACCACAATCCAATCAGTAGATTTATCATTTTTTTCACTCTTTGCTTTTTCTACCAGAGTAGAAAATTGCTTGTTAATTGTTTCACGAACATGCAAGTCCACGCTACTAAGATGATCAGGAAGTGTTCCAAACAAATCATGTACAAATCCAGTATACTTCACATCTTTTGTTTCAGGAGATTTAATCCATGCACTATATTGATCCGTAAGATTTTGATTTTTAAGGAATTTACTCTTTACCAGCAAATTAAGTGCCCGACCATGAATTTGATCAAACTTAATTTCTGAGAATCGCTTTTGAGAAATAAGTTTTTGCCATTCATGAGCAGATCCACTAGTTTTCAACTGACGGTACAACTTATAATTATAAGAGGTCTGTTTACTTCCAAAAAGCAAACTGCAAATCCATTTTGCAATCATGCAATTAGCTTGGCTTTCCACGCTCTTACATACACTGCGAGTCTTAACTTGTGGAAGATATTTCTTTACCAAGTTCACAGTGTTAGTGTTGTTCAATCCAGAGAAAATCAGATCACCAAATTTCTTCCAATCCAATTTCTTATTTTCCCATCCATTATAAATGAGATCGGTTTGAAGCATAGTGAAAACATCATGCCAACTTCCAAGACTAATAAACAATACAATGTTGCTCCAAAAAGTTTCTGGACTTTTTGTACTCAACCAAATCATTCGCATAATACTTTCATGCTTCAATTCGGAACCTTTTTGTGGTTCTTCTGTAACCGATCCATCAAACATGGACACTTTGCGAGGAATTGTACGAAGAAAATGCGCGAACTTTACGGTATTGAGCGGATCAAGTGCCCAAAGAGTTTCACAATCCTTTTCAATTTCAGCAAAAGAGCGAAGTTTTAGGTAATTACTCGTTTGACCAAATTGATCAACAAATGGGTCCAAAGTGCTTTTCAATTTAACAGCACCATTTTCGGAAAGAGTGTTATTCTGAATATTCAGTGCAGCATTAACAAATGCAGATGATGTAACGTTTTGAACCGGAGAGTTTTTCACGGATTTTTGCTTTTCGGGTGTTTGGAATAGTTGTGTTTTTTTAGTAGTGAACATAATTTTTATCTCCTTTGAGGGGGTAACTTACATTAGATTTGCGGACAGTCAAGAAGGTTTTTACAAATTTCTTCAGTCATCCAATGTGAACTTGTTTGTACATGATTTTTTCTGACAAATTTTATAACTTTTTTAGAAAATTCGTTTTCATGGAAACAGTTTCGACTTCTAACTACATAACCTTCATCTTTAGAAAAATCTAAAGTTTTTTGCATTTCTAGATGAAATTCTTCGGGTGATTTTTTCCATTGACCAGTGAATAAAACTGGAACAGTTTTAAGATTTAATAATTCACAATATTCAATTGTATCATCCCAGCTTAAACAAACATCATCTTCCCAAATACTAAATACCAAAAAATAACTTTCTAGATTTTCGTAGAAAATACTATGTTTTGCATATAAATTTTCTCCGCAAATCCTGAAATTCTCAGGAATGTGATGTTTTATTTCTGAATGAAATTTCTTGACGTAATCTCTTGAGGGATGATGCTTACTATCAATGCTTCTAGCATGAATATTATCATTATACATTGTGGTATTTTCCCCATCCATCTTTTTAGTAACCACGATTTCATCCTTGAATACACTTAAATCGTGTTGAACTTTATCATCACTGGTTACTCCTTCTGAAAATGGAAAATGAAAAGTCCGTGGATACTTTTTATACTTCTGGTTCATTTTTTGAAAGATAATATGAAATCATTTTATTGTATAATAAAAAATTAGGAACAGCTTTTCGTTTACCATTTTCGGTCCACTTATAAGCTAATGCATAACTACAGAATTGGGCAATTGCACCACTGCGGCTAACTCCTGCTGCACAATTTACCAAAATATCTTTGTCTTTATGTTCTAAAATAAAATCAACGATTTTTCTGGCATCTTCATCACTCGGAGGATGGAAAATTTCTCCATCGAATTCAATTGGTTGAACTACATCCCAAAAATCCAAATGCAAATGAGGAATTTCTGACAAACTCTCATTTACAACTTTACTGTTTTCCTCGCCGGGTTCTCCAATACTAATCCAAATTGCACTATCTTTAGATAATTTCTGATTGTATTCTCTGATATTTTTTCTGGAAAAATTAGTAACGGTTTTCATGTTAATCTCAGTTTTTCAAATATAAAATCTGTTCCAGATTTAATTTTAGCAATTAATTCTATTTGTTTTTCTTTAGATGAATTGTCTTCCAGAACTTCTGTTTCAATTACGCAATCTTCTACAATTTTTGTAAAAAAACCAAATTTAGATTTTTTTGTTCGATTTATTACATGTGTACGAGTACGAATTACTAAATGAGGAATTGGATATTCCAGAATTGGAATGCTTTCAATAGACAGTGAGAGCAAATACGTGTTATTTCGATATTTACATCCGGGGCAACCTGTTCTATAATATGGAAAATAATGAACTGTACGATTTAAACAATTGTGATTTAGCGAAATTTTAGCATAGCACTTTGCACAAACTGCAAATGTTCTCCATTCTTTAGATTCGATTATCAACTCTGGATTTTTCTTAAAATAATCCAAACGAAGATTATCCATTTCAATTAATGATTTGTATTTGTCAATAGTAGGTTCATTATTCATTATTTTCGACTTTTCCGTCTGGGTTTGTAATTTTTGCGTTTTGATTAACCTTAAATGGCAATCTTACGTTTTTATAAGAATTTTTCTTTTCTACAATTAACACACCTTTACTCACATTCCATGCAGTGTCAACACCTATAAAAGAGTTATCTCCACAAAATGCAGTAGTGTTGGAATCTGCCCATGAACTCTCATGAACTCTTACACCAGTAATGCCTCCATAAACTAGGTTTTTCTCCACTACTGCATTTTCTGCTTGGTTGAGTTGCACACTTTTATCCCCATTTTTACTATTTAAAAATTCGCAATCACTTACTGAAAAATTTATTGCTTTTCGAGACGTTGCTACTGCATCTTCTCCAATATTCAAAAATGTTACCTTTTCTATTCCACTATTTTTGGCCGCAAAAGTGGCCGCATTTTTGTTATTTCTTATAAAGCCATTCTTTATTACAAATGGTATGTTTGCTCTGAATAATGGTTCTTGACTTTCGTTTTGACTACCGTCTCCTTTTTGTTTTTCTCCATCAATAATACCACCATTTAAATCAAGAATAGTAATTTCTTCGTCTTTGAGAATTGTTGCATTTAATTGTTTTTGAACATTTTTCAAATCATTTGCAGAATTTATACTCCAGTTATTTAGTGGATAAAAAACTTTTGCCGTTTTTGATGGTGTTCGATGTTTTGGAACATTTGGTAAAGGTTTAACTGATGCACATGATGAAATGAATAGTAAAGAGAATAAGAAGATTTTATACATGCAGATATTTACTTCTGCAATTCTTCATTTTCTTCATTTTTCATTTCATTATAAGATTCTAGAATAGAAAACAAAAGTTTACTGTCTTTCTCAAACTCTGCCCGAAAAACAATTAACATATTATTTCTAAAATGTGATGTTGGCAGAGTTGTTAACCATTTTACATAATCATCTACTTTAACTGTTTGATTTTTCTGTTTTTCAATTTCTAATTGATATGCAAAAAACCATACAGTACATGCCAAAATTACATTCATTATACCAGTGATTATCGGTAGATGTTTCATATAGTTAACAAATATATTTTTGATTTAAGTGCTTGTTCATTTTAGGACTATGCCTAGAATAATCTGGAACTGTGATTACTATAAAAAATAGTGTGATAATTGTGATAATAATTTTCATAAGTTTAGTCCTAAGTCATATGCTAGATTGGATGCTACTAAATCTTTTTCCACGATTTCCATATTAGAATGATCCTCAATTATTTGAATTTCATCAAATTTGTTTATTGTGATTTCTAATATTTTACCAAAAAAATTCTGTCTGATATTTTTCTCTAAGATATGAGAACGACATCGTATAATTAAATAGGGAATTCTGAAAAAGATTGCAGTATCTTTATCTTTAACTTTTGAAGTATTGCGTAAATGTTTTGGATAACGATATTTGCAATTCGGGCATTTAGGAATTCTTTCCTTATATGAAGTATAACCTACATTTAAGGATGCAGGGCGGAGACAACTATGATCAAGTGCTATTCTGGAATAGCACATAGCACAAACTGCAACTGCTTCCCATGGAGTTGATTCTATAATCAATTCAGGATTCTTTTTATAATATTCCAGACGAATATTATCCAATTCAATGAGAGATTTATATTTTTCAATATCAGGAAGATTTTCGCTCATTTATATAGTTATTGGAAAGGTGGTTTAGTAGAATAGTATAGATAATCTTCATCAACATTTAAACATTTGAAAATTGTATCTTCGAATTTTTCAGTAAAACTAAGATGATAATGACCAAAAATCCAATCCGCAGGTTTGGTTTTTTGATAAAGTTTGTCTGCTTCTTCGGATTCTTCGATTAAATCTCTCAACAAGTTTATATCTTGATCAATATGATATTGAATGTCTTTGTATCCTTTTTTACAATTACAACTTCTTGGTTTAATATGTGTTACAACTAAATCATAATTGATGTATTCATAATTTGGATCAAATTTGAACTTTTCGTCCTTCCAATAATCTTCTCCTTCTGTTCGCTTATACCGATCAACGCTTATACCGCCACCAACTAGTAAAATCTTTTTCCCTAGCAGATTGAGTTCGGTATAATCTGGAAGAAAGAGTATATTGGAAAACCCATAAGGATGATGAGTTTTTAGAAAACGATTCGGATTATCATGATTGCCCCTTATTACATAAAGGAAACAATTCTTTTTTTCCAATGCTTTTTGAAGAGATTCCAGATAGTAACTTTCAATACGATCTTCATCCACTACTCCAAAATCTCCAACATGAATAATATAAGAATTTTCGTGATTTTGGCGAATGCGATTACTCATTCTACTCCAAAAACCATGTGTATCACCGTATAGAACAATGTTATTCATTTTTTATAATAATATAGAATGCAGCACCATCATTTTGTGATATTATCGTAGCCAAATTAAAATACTGCTGACAACGGCTTTTTACAAGTTCTGCCAAATGAAGATTATTGACTAGTAGTGGTGTCTCAATTCTTAGATCAATATTAATGGTCTGGTATGGATCATCAATATAATTCTTTAAAAGGGAGTGTAATTCATTAATAATTTTTTCGAATGTAGTATTAACTATAAGTTCTTCCCGCTCTTTTTTAGATTGAAGATATTTATCCAGCAAGATTTTTGTATCAGCAATCTTGTCTGCAATTGTTTTACTTTTATTCATTAATGTATTTAATTAGGTTAGTCAAATGCTTATGAATTTCTGCATAATTTCCTTCATACGGAGAATACGTTTTCAATTTACCAAAAAGCTCATCATAGATTGCATCTCGGATTATTTGAATTTTTCGTTTTGCAAATTCAATTGCATAACTTTCTTCCAAAGAATATTGGTGAGATCCAATAACAATTTTCGGTTCTTCTGATTCAGTGTTCATATGTTTTTCTGAAAATTCATATTGACTGGAATATTCCCCGCAATCATTACAAATATATTGCAGTTGTGGAGGATTAGACAACAACAAAACTTGAAATTCTGATGGAGACAACGAAGTGCTATTGCAATGTGGACATTTCATAGATTTGAGTATGCTTTCTGGATTATATCACTAATTTCGGAACTCGTCAAGGTTAAAAGACTGTCTCTTGAATATTCTTTACGAATGTTATTCATTAATTTTCCAATTTGTATTCCTGAAATTTCCTGAAATTTCTCCATAATCAAACGACCATTAAATTTTTCATTAATTATTTTAGTTTTCTGATATTCAAAACGATAATCATTTATTGCTTCTTTTAGAAAAGGGAATTTTTCTTGGAAAATCAATGAATAATTCTCTTTAGAAAGAAATGTTTTTTTGGGAGAAAATCCTTTATCTGCGATATATTCCACAAATCGCATATACATTCCTCGTTTCTTATTTCTAACCCGATTAATATGATTAAGATTTTCCAATGCAAAAAGTGAAGGATCAAAATAATCACCACTAATTACAAATTGAAATGCATCTTCTTCTGTATCAAAACCACTTTTCCAAACATTATAATCAAATCCTCCTAATTGCAAGATATCTTCTTGATTTTTGGAAATTATGAATTTTTCATAAATGTGATCATTATCAGTCCAATTGATGTTATTATCGAACAATCCCTGACGAATCCAGAAAGATAATCCGGAGTGTCCAAAGTGCAGTCCCATTTTATGAAATATTCTACCAATTAGCATACTCGTATCATTCCAAGAACAATAATTAATTGAAGTCTGAAAGTTTTGTTCCTCGACAAATGTTACATCAATTTGAAATTCATTATACGGAAATGAAATCACATTAGTGTTAATTTTTGGCGCATACCCAAATTCTTTCTCTATATATTTTGGAAATGTCATGTTTTTCCAAAGTTTGTTCTCAGACAAATCGGAACAAATCATATCTAAATCCCCATGTGACTCCTTATTTCTTATTGAAAATGGAATGCCAATTAAACATTTTCCATCGGTACTGAACTTTTTCAGTAGAAAATGTGATGCTGATTCATATTGCTCAGAATTAAGTCTTTTATCAGGTAAATCCCAATGTTTTAATAAATTTCCTCCCATGACAGAAATTACCATAATGTGCCTAAATGTCAACTGGAAATGTTGACATATTTTATTAAGTAAATACATGAGTAATGATATTGAACCTACATTCTGGTCAAAAGAAAAAATTGAAAAAATTGAAAAGTTAATTGATGAAAATAAAACCGCTTCGGAAATATCCCGAATAACTCAAATTGATAGGAAGAGAATCATCAGATTTTGCAAAAAACAGAATCTTTCTTTGTTCAAAGGCAAAACAATTTTAACAAAAGAGCAAGAAAATATGATTAAATATTTTATATCAGAAGGACGCACCTTAAATGAAATATCAAAATTATTAAATTTAAAAGAAAGAACATTAAGTCATTTTTGTACAAAAAACGAAATTTATATAAATGTTCGTCACGATAATGATCATTGGTCAGAAGAAGAAATTGAAAAGTTGAAAAATTTTGACAAGGAAAAGAAAGGAATAAGAGATATTGCTAGATTATTGAGAAAACGTACTAAAGCAATTACTAAAAAATTATTTGAATTAGGTCTTATTCGTGAACTTTCGAGAAAAAATATGATAAACAAATATCTTCGAAGTTTGGGTGAAAGACATTGCTGGGAATGTAATACCACTCAATCAATAGAAGATTTCTATTTAGATAAAAAAAGAATGGGGAAAAGATGTAAAAAGTGTATGATTCTCAAAAGTAAATTGCGGCATGATGTATTGAACAAAGATAATTATAAAAATCTTCTGTTTAAAAGGTTGAATGATTCCCGATTTCGTGCTAAAACTATAAAAAAAGATTTTAATTTGACATTTGAATATCTATTGGATTTATATGATAGTCAAAAAGGTCTTTGTTTTTATACACAAAAACCATTAATTGGAAAAATAAATGATAAAATGTCTATTTCTATCGACCGTATAGATTCTTTGAAAGGTTATACCGTCGATAATGTGGTTTTATGTGGAAAAATTATCAATTCTATGAAATCAGATATGCCAATTGACGATTTCTTTGAAATAATCAAAAGTATAAATGATAATCGTGGTAAATAATATAATTTATTCAAGTTCTTTAAATTCAATCAATTCCCAAAGTTTTTTCATAAAATCTTTTTCTCTTTGTTCGCGTTCTTCAATTGTAAATTTGTTAGTATAAACTCTATTCCAAAAATTTGTCCCTAATTCATAACCGTATTTGTATGCATTTTCTAATTCTGAAAAATGTAGTCGGATTGCTGCTTTTGCATGATTCACCGCTTTCCACGAACTTTTGCCACTGCTTGTTACAATATTTTTACCTTTGAAGCGAGCAACAAAGGTACGGACTCTTTTTTCAGTTTGATCGGACATCATTTTGTCCAATGCATTTTCTAGTTCATTTAGATTTTCCATATTTAAAAATTTAGTTTAGATTCTTTGGTTCTTTTGTTTTTATTTTGAGGATTTTCTAAAATGACGAATTCTTTTCGAATTGCAGAATACATTTCTTTTACAAGAAATTGAAAATCCTTTTTTTCTTGCTCGGTAAATCCGCTGACAAAAGGCATTTCTGCTCTAATCTTGTCCGGCAAATGTAATCCATAAGAATGATCAACAGAAAGGCAAATGCTATCTAATTCAGCATCAGAAAGAGTTTCAGGTAAAAAAGCATTCTTTTTCATACTTTATGATTTTGATGAACATTTCCAATTATTTCCAATCTTTGAGAATCAGTTGGCAGCACTTCTTTCGAAAGAAAGGATATTTCCATTTCTCCCTTTACTTTTTGATACAAGATTTCACGAATAAAAGATGGTGCAGAATATTTAATCACTCCTTCATCTACACCCTCTTCTACAACATTTCGTTCAACATGACCGTATTCATCCAAATCAACATCTATACGATAACGAGCATATTTCACAATATCACCTTCAAAAATTTTACATTGGTTTTTATCAACTAATCCAGTGAATTGTTCCACAACATAGTTCTCATCATTCAAGCAATGATTAATATCAAACATCTCATTTTTATTAATGTTTAGATATTTTCCATTAACTTTATTAAATACACGGAATAAGTTCTTGTTCATAATTTTAGCTCAAAGGATCAGAATTAACATTTTCTTCTATAGGAAGAACAACAGGATCTTCATCAGTTTTAATATGGTTATTGCCCATTCTATTCAAATAATATTCTGCTTGTTCTTCCCGAGTCATATGAGTATAAGAATGATTCATTCGGGTTCTTCCTGAAATTCTCAAATATTCTTGCTCTAATGGACCAATTTCATAATTTTTTGGTTTGATTACGGGTTGAACTGTGCAAGTCAAATTATGCTTTTCTTGAATAGTCTTAATGGTTTGCATAAAATAATCCAGTCTTGATTCAAGATACTCGTCGGACAAATCAATGTCTACATTAAGATTTATATTCAAGTTCATAAGGTATATTACAGAAAAAAGTGATTTTGTCAACAATTACCAAGAAAAACCTTCCCTAGTAATATAAGTTATGTATTTATTTCCTTTTTCTGTAGTCTTATAACCGTTGCTTTCTGCCGTCAATAATCCTCTCTGAATAAGATATGCAATACTTTCTCCAAAACAACCTTGAAGATTTGAAATAGCAGAAATGATTTGCATTCTATTATATTGTTTAATACTACACAATTCCAAAACTTTAATTTCTGCAATTTTTAATCCTGCTGGATACATTTCTTTCATTTGTAATGCTTTCATTGCAAATTCATTTGTAACAGTTGTTATATTCATTAAATTGAATACATCTTGAACTAGATTTGTAATTGGACGGGCAGTTCCTCGTCCACATGCAGCAATTCGATCCAATGTTTGCTCACAATCACATTCCAAATTATTTTTAGAAAGAATATATCGGGTAATTTCTTTCATTTCCTTCATATTATAATTTACCAAATTAATAATATTCATTCTGGATTGCAATGCAGCATCAACTTTATTTGGATGATTTGTTGAAAGAATAATTACCTGATTTTTACGATTAAACGTTAAAACATTATCTCCCACTTGCAACAGTTTACCATCATTTTGACGATCCAGTGCTTTTCTTAGAAAAACTAGAAATTTTGCATGAGAAACCATTTTCAAATCTAATTCATGACATTCATCAATATACAAAACATATTTTTTTTCATTGGATAGAATGTCTAGAATTGGATCAAAATCTTTAATTAGACGAAAATCATTAGGCGATGCAAATTCCTGCATTGAGACACCTAGTTCTTCAGCAATTGCATTGCCATATGCCCGTGCAATTTCAGTTTTCCCTAATCCTGCTTCCCCAAACAAAAGCGGTTGAATCAAATCACCATTATGACCTACACTTGAAATACTCAAACTAAGTAGATTTTTTGCGTTTTCCTGACCTACAATGTGTTGTAACGAAGAATGAATCATAGTTTATAGAATGTGATTTTGAAGTTTAAAAATAGCCTGATCTTTATGTTTTAATTCAACATCAAGAAAAATATGAGGATTATGGATAGTTGGATAACTATCTGGTAAATCTTTATGTTTTTTAGTTACCATGTTTTTTTCCACAATTCCTTCACTATAGTGAAAGAGGGGAGTATACATTCCCCATGTGGAATGTGCAAGCTGAAAAGCGTCTTTTTCAGAAAGATCACCGGGAAGCAAAGAGTGATGAAGATAATCAAATGTAATTGGAATTTTGTATGGTTTGGCGAAATATTTAAATAGATTTTGAATACTCCAAACACCATTGCGATTGTCATTGTTCTCCAATACCAAGCGATTACGAACGTTGTCTGGTAGAGTTTCGTAGTTGCGCATTACATTGTCTGTAATGGCTCTAGGATCACCGTCTTTACGAACATGAATGTTGAGAGGGCAACTATAATCTTGGGGCAAGCCTAAGAGGTCAAAGAGTTCTGCATGCTGCGCCAAGTCACGAAAGGAGTTTTTAAGAATATTTGGATCGTTTGTAGACAATGAAATATATTCCGATGGATGTGCCGACAATTTAATAAACTTTTTCTGAATAGTTTGTTTGATACGTTCTAGTTCAGCTTTGATTTCTGAGAAATTAGGCAATTCTGAAATACAGAGATTAACCGAATCATGTGTTATAACTGGAAACAAAGAAGATGAAATCCGATACCCACTAATATTATTATCCTGACAAAAACGAATAGTCCGATGGGTATGAACAATATTATGTAAGATGCGACTGCATAGTTCTTTTAAAGAAATTATTTTTGATTGTTTATTAAATTGTGACAATGTCATTGTTTTGAAATTCTGTTTAGAATCAGACAATGATTTACTAATGCAACAAAGGGACCAGTTATTAAAATTCATAATTTTATAAAAAGAAACGCACTACTGGAGAATATCCAGTAGTGCGCTCTTGTCAAGAGGGTTTTTTAGAAAGCAAAGTTATGTTTCATTCTTGGACGAACTCGTCCAATTAATACACTTCCATTAATGTGAACTGCTTCAAATCCTTTTCGATTTTCTTTAAATGAGACTATTTCATCAGGAATCCAATAAATACTTTCGTATTTTTCCGTTTTATAATCTCCGATTAATGAAGTATCTGTACTAATCGTTGGATTTTTATCATTCGGAGTCATTTTTATACCAACTACTGTATAATCCGATTTATACTCACGATTTTCCACCGAATAATATTTAAGAATTTCTTCTTTTAATGAAGTATCGCCTTGTAGGAACATTTCGAGTTTATCCTCTAAAGAAGATATAGTATTTTCATCAACTTCATAAATATTAGTTTCTGGATTTTTTAGATAATATCCAGTTTTTCGCAAAACAAGACTATAAAAACTTGGACGTTCATGTTCAACATTAAAGAAATTAATAAAGTCGCTTGGAATTTCATCATAAAGATTACATTCCTCCAAAATACTCACTAGAACATCCATACTTAATTGAGGAATTTTTAGTAATTGATCGCTGACAATACTCAATTTTTCTTTATTTTTGAGTTTATCATGCACTATAAGATCAATCATTTCTTCGCTTAAAAAGTCATAACTCTTGCTGTAACGAATACGCTGTGGACGATTAAGAAAATATTTTCCAATATTAACGTCATTAGAAGTCAATAAAAATAAATGCCGAGATTTACTTGTTCCATCCATAATAGAAAGGAAGAAATTTCTGGATTTTTCATCACTATACAATTTTTCAAACTCGTCAATAAAAATAATTGAAGTAGTGTTTATATTTTCAATGAATTGTACAAACTTATCATCATCATATGCAGTGGGAAGAATAATTACGGGAATTCCTATTTTTGCACAAATTTGTTTTGCTTCAATAGTTTTTCCAGTTCCTTTCGGACCACTCAACAGAACTCCCATACCCCGATTGATTTTTCGAAATGTATCAATTACCCGATCAACAATAGATTCAGTTGAAGTGTATATTTTTTCTGGGAAAGTGAAATCTTCCCTTTTTTCCAAGTAATAACCGCTCATTGGATCATACATTATAGCATATGTTCCAATTGGAAGAGATTTCTTGATGTCTGCGAATTTTGTAATAGTTATTCGGTTATTTGATGTGATATATTGCGAGTCCATTATATTAAGTTAATTTTTAACGACAAATACTTCCATCCATTCTGGAGATTTGTGCTGCAATATATTCATATCTTTTCGATTGTCAACAAAAACATCAAAAACATATCCTTTTCCTTTTGATGCTTTTTTCTTTGTTACTGCACTTCCTCGGTCCTGTACTATAAATGTTCCATTTCCGACTTTACCTTTTAAGTTTGGAATAATAATTTTAGTTCCAAACTTAAAATCTGGATGTGCTGCAACAGTAATTCCTTTTTTTGCAACTTTGGTATTTTGGTCACTAACCTTTTTACCAAATGGTGCTTGTGGATAATAATATGTTATGCGTGCTTTTATTTTTTGCAAAGCAGAGGGTTTCTGTGTTTGTTCTTTTTCTATTGCAGAACAAGAGCATAAACAAGAAATGATAAAAAATATAGATATTGTTTTCATGTGTCGAAGTTTACATTAGAGCAATAGTCCATAGAAATCAAGTGATTACCTTTGCCAAAAGTTGGGAAAAAATCATCTTTAAAAATTTTTGGTCCAAATAAAAAACTATTTAATTTGTTTCGGTAAATATGAAAATAACCATCTATAATTTTTGGTGAACCTTTTAAGGTAACTAAATAGTTAAATTCACAATTGAAAAAACCATGTACTATTTTCGGTGCTCCAATTAGATTAACTAACTTATTATTGCTACATTCAAATCCTCCTCCAATACTTTGCGGCATTCCTTCTAAAGTAGTTAATTTATTGCCATTACAAAGCAAATGTCCTCCAATTCTTTTTGGACCTCCTTTTAAATTAATTAAGCTATTATAATTACAGATAAAACTTCCTCCAACACTTTTTGGACCATTTTCTAATGATGATATTCCAGTATAACTACAAAAGAAACCTCCTTCTATAATTTTTGGAATATTTTTAAGTGTAATTAAATCAGTATAATTACAATCAAAATTTCCAAGAATTACTTCTGGAAGATTGGGAAGTTCCTCTAAATTTTCTAATGTTAGTTTAAAGTTCATCTTTTTGAGCGGAGATATAATCCATTGTTAATAACGAATTACTGTTGCACATTACCCGAAGTGTTGTTTTAGGAGAATATATCAAATTAGTTAATTTATTAAAGGAACACCAAAAAAGTCTCCCTACAAATTTTGGTGCTCCTTTTAAATCCGATAAATTATTAGCAGCACAGTCGAAGTGTCCTCTGACAACTTCTGGGGAACATTTTAAGCTAGTCAACTGATTGATGGCAACTTCAAAATTGCCATCAAAAATTTTAGGAAAAACTGGTATTTTCTTTAAACCTTGGTTATTGTAATAAACATTCATAATATGTTTTCCAGATTAGTTGGAATATAATCAACTGACAGCAAGTTATTATGATGATATGAGGTCCAAAGTGGTTCTTTAGGAAAATATAACAAACTGGTTAGTCTATTTCTCGAACAATAAAATGCTCCTCCGACATTTTTTGGACCTCCTTTTAAAGTAAACAAAATATTGCAACTACAATTATACCCTCCTCTTATAGTTTGTGGCGATCCCTTTAAATTAGTTAATTTATTGTGTTTAATATTAACGTGATCATTTATATTTTTAGGGCAATCTTCTAAACTAGTCAAACCTCTAAGTATACAAATCAAACTATTGCCGTTATCATGAAAGATTTTAATTCCATTATTTTTTAAATATGTTATATTTATCATACCCGGAAATTTTTTACACTTGAAACGTAATCAAAAGAAATCAGATTATTATAATAACAAAATACATTTCTTGATAATTTTGGACTATATAATAAACTATTCAAGTTATTCCAACCGCAATTAAAATTCCCTTTTACAATTTTCGGACCTCCTTTTAAAGTAAATAAGTTATTTCTGAAACAGTCAAAATAACCAAGTACAATTCTAGGTGATCCTTGTAAGCTAGTTATTTGATTATTACTGAAAACTGCCATTCCTTTTACAAAATCTGGTAATTCTGGCAGTTTTGTTAATTTTTTAAAAGAATAATCAATATTCATACTAGATGTTTATTAAATGGAATATAATCCCTTGACAGTAAATGATTATAAGAATACCAACTTCTTCCCATTACTATTTTTGGGGTTTCTAGTAAATAAACTAGTTTATTATAAGAGCAATCAAAACTAGAATTTATAATTTTTGGACATCCTTTTAGGCTAGTTAAAAGATTGTCGGCACACCAAAAATAACCATCTAAAATTTTTGGAAAAGATGGTAGTTCTGGTAAATCTTTACAAGAAAGGTCGATATTCATAATGGTAACTAAATAAATACGGTTTATATATGAACACTATTCGGGATATAATCAAGAGATAATAAACAGTTAGCAATGTACGATAACTCAAAAGGATTTTTTGGTGTATAAATTAGACTTGTTATCTTATTACGATTACACATAAAACATCCATTTACTCTTTTTGGTGCGCCATATAAAGTAATTAAATCATTTTCTTCGCACCAAAAATTACCAACACTCTTTGGTGATCCTTCTAAATTAGTTAAATCGTTATCACTACAATGAAATTCGTCACCCACATTTTCTGGACCTCCTTTTAAACTAGTCAACCTGTTCACGCTACACCAGAAATGGGTTCCGACAAATTTTGGCCCTTTTTCTAAACTAGTTAATCGGTTTCTTCTGCAATAGAAACTTCCATTTACGATTTTCGGCGATCCTTTTAATGTAGTTAATTTATTATTATGACACCAAAGATCGCCATTTATAATTTCAGGAAGTTCTGGTAATTTTGGTAATCTTTTACCGGATAAATTTATTTCCATAAATTTCTTGTGTTAGAATAATCCAAAGATAATAAGTGATTGTATTTAATAGATATAGAAGTTATAATTTTTGGACCATATATTAAATTAGACAAACGATTAAATTCCCCATATAAGTGACCTCCAATAAATCTGGATATTCCATATAAACTAGTTAATCTATTATGATAACAGTGAAAATTTTCTTCTACCGTTTGGGGAGAATTTTCCAAATTAGTTGACGAATTATAACCACACAAAAAGAAACTTCCATGTATAATTTTTGGTGATCTTGGTAATTTTTCCAATTCTTTAAAAGAACGATCAAATTTCATAATGAAATGATTTTCTAGTTAAGATGTTTTTAAATTTCATCATCTTGATATTCTTCGAAGTCATCCATATTGTCAACCACAAAATCGACCATAGCTTCGATTAATTCATTCCAATCTTCATCTTCATCATCTGGAGAAACAGTTTTCAACTCTTCAAAAATTTCTTCCCGACTTGCATTTTCTTCACTTAGTTCTGCAATCAATTTGCTAAGTTTTTTGGTTTGTCTGGAAGTTAATTCAATTCCAAAATCGTCAGCAATATTTTCCAAGTTTGATTTAATTTCTTCGTCTGTCATAAGTTAAAAATTATTTAGTCTATAAATAGAAAAAAGGGGTTTCTGCGAAATTGCAGAAACCCCTTTTTTATTAGGGTCACACAGTCACTTCGTCATGGACATCTTCAGTTAGAAACACCACAGAATCAGAAGATTCGTCCGATTCAGTGGATTCCTCTACTGCATGGATTTCTCCTGCCTCAACTGCTTCTGGTGCGGTTTCTGGTGCTTCCGGGGAAAGCAGTGCAACCTTTGCTTTACGAGGCTTGTTGACCTTTGTAGTGGGAGCAAGACACTTCAACATATCAGCAACATTCTGATGAATGCCATACTTTTCAATTGCTTGTTCCTTAGTGAGATTTTCACTTTTGATAATGTTGCGACCACCCCGAGAAACATAACTATTGTCCAATTGTTCGGCAGAAATATTATACCGATTCATTAGATCGTTGAATTGCTTTGGATTAGTCGGAACACTCTCTCCAGTAACTTTGCAAACGAGAGAATAACGATTATTTGGATTTGTAGGACGAGCCATATATTTATTTGGTTTTTTGTTGTTGTTTATTTGGGTTGTTTTGCTTTTTCTTGGGTGTAAAATTAGAAATTAATTGCAGTTTTATCAACTGGACCTTTGTAAGTAAAGCCCAAATCTTTAATAGCATCAAATACTTGTTTAGCAGAAAGATTTGAAAAGCTATAAAAACATTCCGCTTCCCGACTATAATTATTTCGAAGAATAGGAGATTTTTCGAAAAATGATTCTGCTGCTGCTTCCACTTCGTCATCTTCCATCATCTCGTCCAGATCATCATTCAAAACATCGCCCATACCTACCATAAAACATACATCTTCATCTGGATAACAATTGGAATAAAATCCGATAAGTTCTGGTTTAATATTATTCATAAGCTGATTTATTTGGTGTGGTGATTATTACTCTGGGAGGAGTGCTTTGTCAAAGAAATTTTTCACAAACTCGCAGAAAAAATTCTCTTCATGTTCTTCCAATTTTTCGGAAAAAATGAATTCCATAAAAGAATCCGAATGAAAATAATTAATTTTATTTTCGTAATAATTGAAATTTACTGGAACCGTTTTTTGGGCGAATCCGCTAACGTCTAAATCCAGCAAATGCTTGCAATTGTTGCTAGTAATGCCCACTTGAATTGTTAGGCACCATTCTTTTCTAACAGTTTCATCAAACTCTAAAGAACGGGGAATTAGTGCCAAATAATAATTATCAATTGGCAAATCTTCGATTTTATTCTTAATAGTGTTTTGATCATTCTCAGAAACGCCCACAGACAAAATCCGGAACAATTCTTCTTTCGTCAAATTGCGAGTTTTATAAATGCTTTTCATAGAATATTTGGTTGATGGGCATCATGGATTATTTTTCCCCTTTGTCAATGAGAAAACAAAAATTTTTTCTGGTAAAAAATAGTTGACACTTCAAAAAAGGGGCATACAGTAAATGAACTGGTTTGAAAATAAAAATGAAAAAAATGAAAAATGTATATGAGTGGGTATAAAAAATTAATAAAATTGGAAAATATTCCAGAAATTATAATTGGAGATTTTGATTGCGGTTTTAATAAATTACGTAATTTAGAAGGAGGACCGAAATTTGTATTTGGAAATTTCGATTGCAGTGCTAACGATTTAACCACATTGCGAGGGGGACCGAAAAATATTATGCATACGGGAATTTATGATTGTTTTGATAACAATTTGACTAGTCTGTTATATGCACCCAAAATAATCAACAACTTTTATTATTTCAAAAATCTTTTATTAACTTTGGATTATATCTCTTATAACGAATAATGCGCCTCTCTAATACATATTCAAGAACTTGCCTGTTACCTGCACCTAAAATAATTATAGGTTTTTATTTTACTAACAGTTTACTAACAAAGGATTATATTCCTTGTATATAAAATGAATCTTTCTGGTAAAAATTTAAACAGTTTGACAAAATTATCAATTCCGAGAATTATAGAGGAATATTTTTTGTGTGGTTATAATAAATTATCAACTTTAGAGGGCGGACCAGAAATCGTAACTGGTTTTGTGTGTTATTGCAACGAATTAATTAGTTTAAAAGGATCGCCTAAAAAAGTAGAAAACATGTTCTTTTGTGCTAACAATTATTTAACATCTTTAATATATTTTCCTAAAAAACGTAGATATATGAATTTTAGTTATTATAAAAACCATTTACTAACTTTGGATTATTTTTGAATTATGCATATTTCTGATAAAAATTTAACAAAACTTCCCTTTTTGCCAGAAATTATGGAGGAAAGTCTTATTTGTTATCATAATAATTTGATTACATTAGATGGATCGCCAAAACATATAAAAGGATATTTTTCGTGCAGTTATAATAATTTGACTAGTTTAAAGGGGATTTCAAAAAAAATTGATAAACGGATTTATTGTAATAGAAATAATTTGACTAGTTTATTATATACTCCAAAATCGCAGGTTATACCATTTTGTACGATGAACCATTTACTAACTTTAGATTATTTTCCAAGACATGACGAAACATTTTAATTGCAGCTACAAACAGCTAACTGTTTTGGATAAATTTCCAGAAATTATATACGGAAGTTTTATATGTAATAACAATAAATTAGTGGATTTACAAAATGGACCAAAAATTGTAAATCAACATTATTTATGTTTTGATAATAAATTAATTAGTTTAAGAGGCGGACCAGAAATTGTAGGTTGGGCATTTGAGATATTTGGTAACTATTTAACTAGTTTAATATATAGTCCGAAAATAAAAAGATTGCGTGATTTTCAAAAAAATCATTTGTTAACTTTGGATTACTATTGAGGTCCAGAAATTTCCAGAAAATTGTTGACACCCTCTTTACCTAGTGTATTATAAGCCACCTATGAAAAACGAAGATTCTAAACCAGTTGAACTTGAAATCGCTCCTGAATACATCAAAAAAATGCAAACAGAAGGTTTGTTTGATGGTAGTCAGGGAATTCCTCCTCAATTTCCATTGGATGTTCATTATATGCAAGCATATCACTCTGTTAAACGTTAACTATTAATTAAATGAAAATCTATTCATCAAACGTCAGTTTTAAGCGAAAAATCAAACTTCTTTTTAAAGAAGTTCAAAGGAAAAATGATAGTGATGCAAGAAATCTTTTTGAACATTTTTTCCTTCAAAAAAGAATTTTACCTAAAAACATTTATAGCAAATGGTCAATGTTTTTTGATTTGCGAAAGCTATTGAATATGTCTCCTGAAGATTTTCGAAGATTTGTTCGGCTGGCTAATCGTCTTTCAAAAGCTGCAAAAAAACAAGAAAAGTTTTTGTTTTTTGATGATTTGGTTAAATGCGTCCATAAAAAAACAGATGCAAGAAATATCAAATTTTATGAAAAACGAAAATTGTCAATTTCATTTGATCCCGTGGAAGTAGAAATTCTCGTGTCTTCGGAAAAAGAACTAGAGGAATTTAAACAAATGATGGGAAAAAAATTCAAATTGAATTTGCATAGTTATATGCTTCTTGCTCCAAACCACGGAAATTGCATTGTTACTCCCTCCGTTAAATAATATGTACTCAAAATCTAAAGAATATAACGAAAATTATCTCGCAACAATTGTAAAATTGCAGAACTTGCGACCCCATTTTAATGCAGATCGCTTGCAATGCCTAGCAATCTACGGTAATAACGTAATTACTGGATTGTCTGCAAAAGAAAATGATTTGTATGTTTATTTTCCTTTGGAATGTGCAATTTCCGCAGATTTCCTGAAATACACTAATTCTTTTCGAGACAACTCTCTTAACCAAGATTCCCTTCAAAAAGGAATGTTTGAAGCGAATTGTCGAGTAAAAGCAGTTCGATTGCGTGGAGAAAAAAGCGAAGGATACGTTGTTCCTGTTTCTGAAATTGAAAAGTTCTGTAAAGATTTTCTTTCAAAGGAAATTAAAATTTCTGAAAAAGATGTTGGAACTGATTTTGACGAAATTTGTAACCATGTTTTGTGTAAAAAGTACGTTCCTCGCAACATGGTGGAAAAGGTTCCATCTGGTAACAAACCAAAGGGAAATACTAAAAAGTATAAATCCAAGTTGATTGAAAACCAATTCCATTTTCATCCTGATACCAGTCATTTGAAAAAAGAAGTGGAAAAGATTGACCCCGATGATTATATTGCAATTACTGAAAAAATCCATGGATGTAATTTTGTGGTCAGTCATGTATTAGTTAATAAAAATCTATCTTGGAAAGATAAAATTGCAAAATTCTTTGGCTGTAAAGTTCAAGAAACTGAATATGGAATGTTGTATTCCAGTCGTCGTGTCTTGAAAAATACAAATTTAGTAGATTCTTAATTACTTTACAGTAAATATTTGAATGAGAAAAACAAAAACTCGTTCAAATTCAGGAATATATAAAATAACCAATACAATAAACAATAAATGTTATATAGGCAGTGCAGTCGATGTACTAGCAAGATTTTATACACATAAAAATAGACTTGAGACAAATAGACATCATTCAATAGTCTTACAAAGAGCATGGAATAAATATGGCAAAAACTCTTTTACATTTGAAATATTAGAAGATTGTTCTAAAGAAGAATTAATAATACGAGAACAGTTCTATATAAATTCATTGACTCCAGAATACAATATATGCAAAACCGCAGGAAATTGTTTAGGAGTTAAACATACTAAAGAGTCTAATTTAAAAAAATCGGTGAATTCTACCTTAAAAGGGAAATTTGGAAAAGATAATCCATCTTCGATTGAAATATATCAATATGATTTGGATGGAACATTCATTACTAAATGGAACGGTTTAAAGGAAATCGAAAGATGTTTAAATTATAATTCTTCAAATATTGGAAAAGCGAGTTTAAAGTCTGATAGAACATGTTATGGATTTTTTTGGAGTAGAGTTTTTTTAGGTGAAAAAATAAAGCCTATAAAGTCTCGAAATAGAGAAAAATGTAAAAAAGCTATTGAAATGTTGGATATGAATGGTAACGTAATTCGTTCGTTTGAATCACAGAAAGATGCCACTAAATTTCTAGGACTTTGTTCGAATGTGTGTATAAACTATGCATTGAAAAATAAAGTTAAACATGCTTATGGCTATAAATGGAGATATAAAAAATATGATTAAAAAAATAAAACAATTGTTTAAGAAAAAAGAAAATCAGCAACAACATAATCATTTTTATGATGCAGATGTTTGGAAAATTGTTGCAGATAAGATTTTCCCTTCGTTGAGTAAAGGCATTTCCGTTACGGGTGAAATCGTGGGATATACACCAAATGGTAGTCCTATCCAACGTGGATATGATTATTCCTGTGCTCCAAATACTTGTGATTTTTATGTTTTCAACGTAACTTATACAAGTCCATGCGGAAATGTTTACACTTTTTCTCATCCAGAATTGGAAGCATTTTGTCGTAAATTCGGTTTCAAAACACCCAAAACACATTATTATGGAAAGGCTGAAAATCTTTTTCCTGATTTGAGTGTTCATAATCATTGGCATCAAGATTTTCTTGATAAAATGATTAATACTTATCTGGAAAAGAAATGCACTATTTGTAAAAATGATGTATGGGCAGAAGGAGTTGTTTTGCGAAAAATGGTTCCTTTTGAATGGCAAGCATTTAAACTGAAAAGTTTCAACTTCTTGTTGCATGAAACTAAGCAACTGGACTCTGGCGAAGTTGATATGGAAACTGCGGAATCCAGTGAATAATAAAAATTAAAACTTAAAAATGGTTAGATGGCTGAATAAACCATCTAACCATTTTTATTACCTAATATATGAAAAAAGTTAAAGATGGAAGTTATAATGTATCGTTACTCGGTTTAAAAGAATTACACAATGAATATTTTAAAATTGAGGGGAGTTTTGATTGTAGTTCTAATTCTCTAAAGAGTCTAAAAGGAGGTCCGAAAATTGTTGTTAATAGTTATTGGTGCCATCTAAATTATCTAACAGATTTAATTGGAGGTCCAGAAGAAGTTGGATTAGATTTTGAATGTGCTAGAAATAATTTGATTACTTTAAAGGGAGGACCAAAATTTGTAGGATGGCGTTTAGCTATTAATGATAATCGGTTAACTAATTTATTATTTTTTCCTAAATTGCTCGGAACTAGAAAATATGATCACAACAACCATTTTCTTTCATTGGATTATATTCCTCTTGTTAAATAGATGTATAAAATATGAAAACCGATTTGACAATTTACAATTATCCTGAAAATGTAGATAGAATATTCTATTGTGAGAGAAAACTGTTGACTAGTTTAAAAGGATGCCCAAAATATACACATAATATATATGCGGTGGAAAACCATTTAACAAGTCCTTTGTTTTCTCCTAAAGTTACGAAAATAAATATAATTTTTAAAAGACAGGCTAACATGATTATATTCTGGAATAATTTTTTGACTCTGGATTATTCAAATAATTTTATAAGCTATTAATTTAAACATGAGTGTTGATGTTTTTAACAAAGGATTATCTGAATTACAGAATTTTCCAAAAATAGTGGAAGGTTCTTTTGATTGCAGCGGTAATTATTTAAGTAATCTAAAGGGAAGTCCAGAATTTATCCACGGTCGGTTTGATTGTTCTTATAATGAATTAGTTACTTTAAAAGGTTCTTTGAAATTCGTGAAAAGAAATTTTAATTGTCATAATAATAAATTGACCACTTTTTTATATTGTCCAAAAATAAAAGGGTATATTTCAACAGAATTTAATGTTTTAATTTCTTTGGATTATGTTCCTGAGAATTCGATAATTTTGTACTACAATTTCAACTTTTGATATTTATGAATATAATAACCGTTTCGGTAAAGAATGTTAGTAGAACATGCTATTATAGTTATTTTAATTTAACTAGTTTAAAAGGAGGTTTAAAATTTGTACATACACAGTTTTACTATTGTCAGGGAAATAAACTAACAACTTTATTATATTCTCCAAAAACATCCCACAAGTTTTCAGCAGAATTTAATGTTTTAATTTCTTTGGATTACGTTCCTAATCACGGTTCCATATTTTACGAGAAATTTAGCAGAAGAAATGCAGAAAATCGTTGACAACCCTTTTTCCCCGTGTATAATAGACCCATCACCAAACCAATCTATGAAACTAAGCGACATTAATACCGAAAAAGTTCCAAGCATTTTCGCTGAAGCATTTAAGAATGCTTTGTCCACAAATCGTCTTGATTATGATCAGACTGTGGATACAATTCATAAATTCCAAGAAATCTTTTTGGAAGTTCCGAAAACTCCGGTAGTTATTGTAGATAATCCACTTGAAGGCTGGGTTGCTTCCCATTTTATTGAAGCAGGTTATCCAATTAACAGTATTAAGGAAAACATTAAAAATTATTTCGAAGCTGTTCCTTTTGTTGAAGAAATTGACAATTTCGATAAAACTGAAAAGGTTCAAATTGGCAAGTTTTTCTATCCATTGTTCGGAGGTAGCCTTGACTCTTTGAGCCATACATTCTTTGATTTTTACATGGATCTTTGTAATGACGATTTGGGTGAATATCGGGAAAAGTATCTTATCTGGAAGGAAATGTCACAATTGGGTGCAGTTTACTTTATGGATAAAGTAGCAATTGCTTCCCAAAAAGTCACTACATTGAAATTTAATGCGAATAAACAATTCCATAATGATAGCGGTCCTGCTATTTCTTATGCTGGATATGGAGATTTGAATTACTATTGTATTAACGGTGTTGTTGTTCCTGATTGGTTGGCAAACACTCATTCCAGTCAAATCGACATTAATCGCTATACTGAAATTACGAATGCCGATGTTCGTATGGAATTTATCCGAAAGGTCGGAATTGAGCGAATGCTTTCATTCGGATCTAAACTGGATACCTACGAAAACTATGACAATGAATGGTGGACGAATAGCGAATACGAACTACATGATATGAATTGCTTGTTCCCCGGAGTTGATTATGCTCCCCACTTGAAGATGCTGAATCAAACCACAAGAGTTTGGCATGTTGAAGCAGTTGATCCTAGATGTAAAACTTTGGAAGATGCCATTAATTTCCGTTTCAATGATCGTAAGATTAATATCATTGGAATTGCATAAAAATCCACTCAAACTAAAAATCCCATAAATACAAATATATGAATACAGACCCAACAGATAATCAAACAAAAGGAATCGTTCACGGTGAATGCTTGATTTTCCAATCAAAAATTCCCGAGGATGCAATCCCAGAACAACATCATGATAAACAAATTATTATTGCAAACAGTGAAGTCACTGGCAATCACCATGTTATCATGAATAACCCCGGTGTAAAGTTTTATCATAATTCCGCGAAAACTCGTCGGTTTATGAAGAATGAAACCGAAACCAGTGTGCAATGCGTAATTGCTGATCGTCATACCGCAATTCCAATTCCTCCGGGAGAATGGGAAATTGATATGCAACAAGAGTTTGACTATTTTGCAATGGCTAAACGCAACGTTGCAGACTAATAATTAATTCAATTAACTAATTTAGAAAAATTATATTATGGAAACGCCAGAAAATTCCGAAACTGTTGTTGAACCAGTATACAACAGGGTTTATGATCAAGTTTATGACCAGCCACAAAATAAACTTGGTGAATTCTGGGATGCGTTGATTGTACGAATCAAAGCGAGAATGACAGAAGAAACATTTTATGAATTTACGAAAGATAATTCATGGGTGGCTAATCATCCTGCGGAAGTCTTTAAGACAAAGCACAACATTATGAAAGTTGTAGGGGATCGGCAAAAGAATGTGAATCTGGCATAAAACAAAAAACAAGAAAAAGGGGTGGAAGAATTCTTCCACCCCTTTTTAATAATAAAAATTATGATTAAAATATTTAATAAAATAATTTCCTTTGGAATATTCCTAATTCCTCTTGTAACCATTCATCTTGCAACAATTTATAATAATGTTGTGGCAAAATATATGGCATATGGCTACAACTTTCTTTTCCTTTGCACTATTCCGGTTTCAATTGTTTATTATTTTCTTTGTAAACATATTAATCAATCGGCAACAAAGAAACCTCCTGCTTATTTTTTGATTAGTAAAATTATAGTAGTTTTATTGACTATACTCTATATTCTGTTGCTAGGATTTCATCAATGGTACTGGTCTGCATTGTGCTGGCTGTTCGGAGGAGTTTACTCATTTATGTATATTTCTCTTGGAGAAAAGTATGCTATGCAAACGGATGTGCATAAGCCACAAGAGAACGAAGATGAGTAATTTGACCCTTGATAATAGAAGTCTAACAAAATTGGAAAATATTCCAGAAATTATATATGGAAATTTTCACTGTCGGGATAACCATTTAACTAATTTAAATGGTTCACCGAAAATTGTAAAGGGGATGTTTAATTGCAGGAGTAATTTTTTAACCAATTTATTAGGAGGACCAGAAAGTACGGGGATAGATTTCGTTTGCAGTATGAATAATCTAATTAGCTTAAAAGGAGCACCTAAATTCGTCGGAGACACATTTTATTGTGACGAAAATAAGTTAACTAGTTTGTTATATTCTCCTAAAAATGCGCATTATTTTTGGTCGGCACAAAATCATCTTTTATCAAGAGATTATTTTCCAAATTATTGTAGAAATATGTAAAAATATGAAATGTATTTGGATTTTTAATGAAAAGTATAAAATTTTTCCAGAATCACCAGAAATTGTAGATGGATATGTGAATTGTAGTTGGAATTATTTGACTAGTTTAAAGGGATGCCCAAAAAGAATTGGTGAATTTTTTGTTTGTAAACATAATAAAATAACTACTTTAAAAGAAGGTCCAAGATTTATAGGAGGCGGGTTTTTTATTAGAGGTAATAAATTAACTGATTTTTTATACTCGCCTAAAACTATGCGTACCGTGGTTTTTACTGAAAATCATTTATTAACAACTGATTATGTTCCAAATTGTAAAATTTATGAATGATGTTTATATTAGTAATAAAAATCTAAAGAAGTTAGAGAATATTCCAGAACATGTAGATGGAATTTTTGATTGCAGCGAGAATCATTTAACGTCTTTAGAGGGAGGTCCGAAAAGCGTTTGGGGTTCTTTTTATTGCATTCATAATAAATTGACCGATTTAAAAGGAAGTCCACGAACAATAGGAAGAAGTTTTAATTGTAGTTGTAATAAATTAACTACTTTACACGGTGCTCCCAGAGTTGTTGGATGTTTTTTTCATTGTGTAGAAAATGAATTGACTAGCATGATATACTCTCCTAAGAATTCGGTAGCGTTATACTGGACCAGAGAAAATAATTTTTTGACAATGGATTACATAACAAGTTT